GAATTGCTTTGATCAGTGGTACCTTCCAAGATTCACCAGGCACCTCGTACTGCTTAAAAACAGAATCGATCAAGCCAACTGTCATACCATGTATGAGTTTCTTACTGGCATCCATTTCAGTCATATTCTTAAGACACTCGATAATAGAGGAAAGACGGTTAATATCGAGAGATGTCACATCCTTAATAACAACTTCCTCATCAACGATGATATCGAACACATCATCATCTTTCTCTACAAATCCAAATTTCTTCACATTAATCTCCTAATAATAATAATAATATGGTATTCTATAGACAATTCTATTCGATGCCAAGTTTCTGTTTGGCACACTCAAGTTCTTGAAGTGTCATCTGTCTTTCAAGTGCTGCCAACTGCTCACGGAGTTTAATCCCACGGTGTATATGACGGTGTAGCTGCTCGGCAACCACCAGACATTTATACGACTGTACATACCGCATAACCTTTTCTTGATCTACTTTATCCATTACAATCTCCTCGGTGGTTTACAAGGTGGCATCGGTGGTGCCTTTGGTCTTGGTGGAATTGCAATGTGTTTCGCCTGTAGATATTTCAACAATCCACTCAACAAACCTGGGTCATCGCTCGTAAGACACCGCCCACAAATATGTATATACAATGGTCTAATGTTAACTGAACTTGGATATTTAATGATAGTATCATCAACATGGAATTGATACATCATTTCACGTCGGACTTCCATCTCACAACATTGACATTTATGCCAAAACAACAAAGGCCAAATCTTCCTAACACCTGTTGCGGGTTTCATTGCTGGATCACGTTTCATACGATTGCTCCTGATATAATGATGCTGCTTAATGACCAAGCGACTATCGCTGAGTACACACAAACTGATAGAATCATACAATACATTAACCACTTCTCGGCTCTGGAACCGCCATCGCTGTGATGTTTATGGACAAGTACCACCGACGCCGCTACCATAGCAAATCCCGGTACCTTCGCTATTAACAATCCAATAATAGGGCCACATGCCTCGACGATTGGTATCAGTAATGGGTTAATCTCCATGCCGCCTGTCGAGATGATATAGTTGGTCAGAAACACATCACCGATGCTAAGAAGCAACACAATGATGATCATCTTGTATATGAATGGCCATACGGCTTTTGGTTCTAATGGATTCATCATATTCTCCTGTAAGTGTAGTTCATGGTACCACGATTAGGATTGTGTTGTCAAAGACTTCTTGATGCGATGTACAGTTCAGCATCTTCTCGATTTCCAAACCCAACAGGAACATGATAATCATGTTCCAACGGTTGCCACCATCGCTCTTCATCATATGGATGGAGGAATCCAATTTCTACTCTATGTACATGAATCTCATAGCACTTCTTCATGCAGTAATGACAGTTTTGTCCTAGAATAGGATTGTAATATGTTTTGGACACATAAAAATCCCACTATACGTAGGTCGCCTTGCTCAGCCATCAGAAAGTTATCAGTTTAACAGCGATGTCAACATCACCGATTTCATAGTAATACCTGGCAAACTCTTTTGTATAATCGATTTTAGGTATCATCCCATCACTCAGGTGAACAGCAACAACCATGATCTTGTTTGGTGCAACCTTCACAACAGCCTCTTTGAATCTCAAATAAGAAGTTTCAAGCTCATACCCAAACAGTTCTTTCTCATACCCAAACAGTTCTTTTTGGAACGAATAGTTCGTTAGCTCCCGGTGCTCGCCGGTTATCTTTAGTCGATCAATGCTGTAGACAACACCATTCTGTAGCTGCTTGAGGCTCTTTGTTAGCTCCTTGAAGTTCGGCTTGTCGAGATGGAATCGATTGTATTTGTACACCTGCTGAGGTCTGTTGAAGACTTCCTCTTTTGTGGTGCTGTCTGGAATACAATCCTCAAGATCATATGCCTTGATTGCTATTACTTTTGCTCTCATAACATTGCCATCTTGATAGCATCGTGCATTGTGTGCTTACAGATCAGATAGAAGTATTCAATGTCATGTAAGAGTTTTGAATTGTTGGCCTGTTCAGTTGTGAGTGTCTGTAGGTATGTAGTATGGTCACGAACTGTCCATATGATTGCAAACTCGGCATGTTCAACATGTAGTTGAAACCTACTTGATAGGTTTCTGGTCTTGACAAAGTGAACCAAGCCATGTCTGGCCCTAAACGGGCGTCTCACGTACCCACCAGTACCATCCAGTATATCGCCACGGAAGATGGCAACTATATAGTTGTCTTCTTCTAGGGATTTCACAACATCTTTGGGCAGCTCCATCAACATCAGCTAGTCCGTTTATAAAAAATATGTGTTTCTATTACCATTATTTGTCTCAAGAATTGTGACCACCAAGGATTCACATAATCTGCATGATAATGGGTCGCGCCCATTGTGAAGTCTTCTATGCCGGATTCGGTGGATAGCAGGGCCGACGCCAACAGCATTGCCTCATCCCATACTTTTTGATTAAGAGGTGTATCACTCTTACCGTCAAGTGTCCAACTAAATTGGGCAACCCATTTACCAGTATCAGGATGACGACGTTTCCGCCACACCACTTCGCAGATTGTGTTCCTGAACCTCTTACTCACTACTCTGTTCAATGTCACGAGGCCGACCGCAAGTTTACCACGCAATGACTGATTCTCTGCTTCGAAATAGATATTCTTGGCCATGCACGTCAGTTCCTCTGGACGATGTATCCTCACCGTAGGTGCCAGCATGGGTGTAGTGGTAAACGACTGATCTGGGGCTTCTACGTCGTTTGCATAGCTATTGTATGCAAATAGATATATCAGCAAACATATGAAGTATTTCACTGTAACGTATCCCAACGATCAAGGGTCGCTTTTGTGTGGCCATCTTCACAGTGAGCGACAATATCCTTACCTACTATCTCAACCCCTTGTAGTCCGTCATGGCACCGGCACTGTTGTTCACCTACATCATACATGTACGTTATCTTGAACTCGTATGGATTCTCAGGCTTATCAACCGCCATACTCAATAACAGGATTATGATGAACATTACTGCGAATTCAATTTTCATGCCGTCTCCTATATGAATGATTTACCACAAATTTTACACTTGAATGTAACAGGATCAATGACACACATCTCTGACTTGCCACACCTCTTACAGTAATGATACCGCAACTGGTAACGATCTGCAACCCATTTGTGGTCACACTTGTCGTAATATTCGTCGTTAGGTTCCGGGTCTATCTCGTACCGTGCCATTAGATCGCCTCATAGATCGCTATCTGCCTTGTGGAATAATACCATATCGTTATAGAACTCGTCAAACGCTGATATTGACCATCTAATCACATCCGCGTCGTTACGATCTGCAATCATTACAGTCTCGGTGAACGATTCAATAGAAGGTCGTATGACTTCCCCCCTCTGTTCTTTAAGATGGTATGATGGGCAGTTATAGACAATACGTGTTGTATATATTACACAATCCACATCAGAATCTATTTCCCCCGGCCTACCAATGAACACACGATAAGTCGTTACAAAACATTCATAATTGTTGCCAACTTTTCTTACTTCTTCGTATAAGACTGTACCGCCACATTCTAATTTATAACCAATTCTCTGCCTATTCAATTGTATTATCCTTTAAATTAAAAAAGGGGTCGGTATGGTGGCCGACCCCAATAGGTGCAGGACACTACCCCTGCTTCACACTGACTGGGACAACTTCCCAGTCCACGAGATAGAGGGACACTACTCCCTCTCACACATTAATCGTCGAGTGCCATCATCATATAGGCACGGTCGAAGTTGGGGTTCGAGAAACCCAGTCGTGACTGGTGAACCTCCAACTCAAGTAATTCTAGGCCGGGATTTGCAAGAGTAAAAATTTCTTGGTGGAATTCTTTATCGAAATCATCATCCATCGGCTGCATTGAGTACATGACTACAGACTTCTGTTTTGACAAGATCACCTGGTCAAGGATAGCTACTACTTTATCGTCTGCCCGGTTGCCTGGTAAAATCTGCATGTTCATGTTCTCCTAGTGAAGTTCTATTGTCTCATGATTGAGACGTTGCTGTCAATAACTATTTTAGAAATACCACCGTCTCCAGCAATACACACGCTTACGGACGGTCACGTTGTGGCTCAAGCTAACCCCCCTGACGCCACTTTTACCGTGCATCAGTGCATAGGCATTGGCAAGGCTGTACGCCCTGTCCTCGCTGCCGTACTCTTCTGGGCTAAAGTCTTTGGCGATAGTCGAATCTTGACTACTGACCACGGTAAAGTACATTGAAGAATCACTCATCGCAGGTTCCCCGGTAGCTTGTCTTTTTGTAGGAGGATACGCTGTTCCAGTCCTAACATAAGACGTTGTACACCGTCAAGCTTAGCAAGGGATTGTTTGGTCTCATGACCGACTTCGACTATCTTCTTACCCAGACTGTAATAGTTTGGGTACTTCAGATTGCCGTAGTAGTCCTTAGCTTCGGCCTTATCGAAAGAAGCAAATTCTACTTTAGTCTTGGCCCTACCATCTTCACCACTACTTGTCACTATGTAGACGATACGATCTTCGTCACTAGATGTATCGGTCATGATTATGCTCCTTTACGTGGTGCATAGGTTACAGCCCAACGTTTGCCTGCTGGTGCGTTCGTGCCATTGTCTGTAAGGCGCTTGTTGGCTTTGTTGTTGAATTTACGGGCCAGTGTACGAGTTTTGAAGAAAATCTGCATGGTGTGTCTCCTGTTAGTGTTTGGCTTGATTGCCTAGTGGTGGTTCATTCTCCCACGTCCCTATGAGCATGTCAATACTTATTTTGGCATTCCCATAGCAACCACCAAACGTAGGGCTTTGACTTGTGCCTTTTTGATGTTGCTACGATACTTGTTTTCAATCCAACGTGGCATTTTGCGAACTGCCTTAAGGTCGAACTCCATCTTCTCAACGGCAAGACGATACATATTGATAGCGATAGCCATCTCATCTCGAACATCTTCGACAAAAAAGTCTGGTACTACAATTGTTTCGGTTTCCATGACCATTCTCCTACCAGTTGTATTTAATGTCGGCATCGGCACTATCAATTCTTACAGGATTGCCGGTTAGATGTAACCGATCATTAAACTCATGCAAGACGCTATAAAAGTTTTTGAAGCATAGACGATCATCGTCGAGAGGGGTGTTGTCCTTGTCATAGAAGGCGGCAGTACCCATACCCATACAGAATGAAGTTGCTGCATTCTTGGACCGCAACACCTTACGGGCTTCATTCTCTACCAGTACCATGGCATGGTCGGTTGCCTGATTAATGAGATTTTCAACGCTGTCAAACTCCCGCTGTAAACCTTTTGGTATATTATTACTCATGATACACCTCCAGCAAAAGCGGCCTGACGAACTGACAAAGGAACACGATTAACAATAAAGGTTTTCAATTGTTTAATCTTCTCTTTCTGCAACTCTACAATATGATGTTCCACCACATCAATAGCACAGCTTTCGATGTAGTTATCACGGTCGATACCAAAGTAACCCCAACTCGAATCAAGCTGCTCACCATCTTGATCTTCAACGATGTAACCGTAGACGTTACCACTTAGATAGTCGTTGTAGGTCTCAACTTCACCCTGCAAACAATTGATAACATGGGCCATTTTCTTTTTACTGATAATCTTACCACCGAACTCTTCCAAAACACGTTCGGCTGTAATGTATATGTACCCAACATCGCTGGTATCCCAAGCACAGCCGGGGTGGCCGGTGCTCATAGAAAGGCCGCTATGGTCGTACAAGTACAGAGGTAGGGCGATGAGGCGTGGGATATTGTTAAGGGCTTCACGGGCTTCAGCTTCATCATAAGCCATGCAGTTGTTGATCATGAACTCATAAGCATCCAGCTTACTTCCCTCTTGAGCCATAAGTTTGGCGTGAACTTCTTTCGGGGTGTATTCTGGACTATCATCGCCTAGGTTATAGTTGCTATGGGTACAGGTCATAACAGCGAGATTGTCCCATTCTATACGGGGGTTGATCGAATCGTCGTCCTGTTCAATCTTGATTGTAAAGCCTTTGTAGTCGTTTGTTCCAATTTCTAAAGTATTCATAGTATTGTCCTCGTAGTGGTTTGGCTTGATTGCCTAGTGTGTAACCAATAGTCTCACATGGCTGGTACAGTGTCAAGCGTTTTGTTTAGCTTTTCAAAACTTTCTGCTCTTTCTGCCAGTACATCATTTAATTATTCTTGCAACTGGATAGCATCAACAGCGATTGAGACGACCGTGGTGCCGGTATTGACCTGAATGGTTACACTGCCCTTATGAGTCAGATAACCGTCGTCATAGACCGTCAGAGTGTCCTCTAGGCCAAAGCCGAACAACTGGAATAGCTTACTCTTCAGACTCATGCTTCAGATTCTCCTGTATTTCAATGGCGGACAATTCCGCGTCTCTAACAACCCCCGCCCAGAATACCGTGTGGTACTTAAAGCGAACACACGGCTGGCAAGGTCTGGCAATCCGTTAGGTTAGCAACACGCTTACGCCACTTATTGAACTTTTTAGATTCTGCCCTGTTCACGCTTCAGACTCCAGTAAACCAGCATACATAATAAAGACATTCCGCAATGCACCGATTTTAGCAACATCCGTGCCACTTTGGTCTCTGATAGTACACTCAATCCCACGGTTTTGGGCGACTAGAATGGCGTCCTTAAGCTTGTCAAACGTAGTCTGGGCTGTATAGTTCAAGTTTGGAAAGAAGAGCGAATACATAATTTTAATCCTCGTCAGTGTCAAGTTCAAAAGTATGGCCATGACCATACACGCATTCACCGTACCATGCTGTTTCTGGTGTGTCGGTTGTCTGTTCAACTGGACAACCACACACGGGGCATTCTGGACGGCTACCGATATAAGTAAAGATATCAATCATTTAATAATTCCTCCAGCTTGTCTTCATCAATCAAAACCAAACCATTCAGTTTGGCAAGCCTTTCTGCATTCTCTTGGTGCAACTGCACACTAAAACCAGTCCCGCCTTGCTCTGCCATGGTACGATAGGTGCGGAATGTAACCTCGTTAAACACCCGATCAATCTGGCCATGGTTTGGAACCGCATAGTCCACTTTGCTAGGCTTTACCAGATAAACTTGCTTGTTGCCATAACAGTCGAACATGATATTAACCTCAACCAGTAAATCAAGATAAGGATAGGCCACGGATTTTATTACTGTTTCGCGGTCTAAGTCTGGGTATTGCATCCAAAGGTCATCAACCTGTTTGATGAAGTTGTCGGCCTCATCGCCTTGTAAGAAAATATAAGGTTCGTCACCACTAACCAAGTTAGTTTTATGTTCGTAGATGTTTACCCAACTCATCGAACTGTTAACGTCGACCAGCACTTGATAGTTATCAACAAATTTAGCCTGTTGCTTTACTATTTCTTGCAAGTCCATTATCTAGCCCTCGCCGTTATAAGTGTCGGTAACACCTGCCATGAACTGCACAAAGTTGTTGCAAGGTTCGGTGATTTCAAGCATGGCCTGATATTGGTCACCGACACAAAAATAAACTGGTTCGTTTGTAATACTTTCCGCAACCGTTGCCACTTGTTCAGCACATGCGAACCCATCAACATGATGATACACGTCCACAACTTCCCGATTATCACCCGTGCCAATAATTAAATTCCAACCTTGTTTTGCTTTTGAATATTTTGTATAAAAACTCATAGTGTATATCCTCGTTTTCAGTGTGGGCTTTATTGCCCAGTGTCGTCCAGTTTGGTGCAATTTTAGAGCAAAGATTCCAGCTTTAAAATGTGCATTTTGTTGTGGTTAATTTCAGAGGCCCGACGTTCGTTTGTCGCCTTGCGTGTTCTTGGTTTGGCTATGTCACGGGCCAGCTGATCGTTATCAGAATGCAAGCTTCTAATAGCCGTTTTTATCGCGGTTTCGGTATAGTCCAAAGATTCGCGGGTATTGACTTGCACCATCTCAGGGTAGCCAGCAAGGCGACGGGCCTCGCTTTGATGCTTTGATGTGGAATTAGAATAAGAGTAGGCATTAAACAAAATCACGCCTTTATACTCTTTCATAAACTGCCAGTGACCATAAGAACGCGCCTCGTGTGTTTCGGGGTTAAAAGTGAAACTGCCAGTGCTGTTTTCATATTGTCCGCGACGCTTGATAAATTTAGCCATTTTTATATCCTCGTTTTTGTGTGTGTGTGGGCTTTATTGCCCTAGTGTGTTACTTAAGTTATCGGTATTCTATTCTAAAACTTTAGCCTTATTTTATTGAGGCACTACGACTAGAGCTATTCGACCGTCTCTAGTTTCATACGAGCTTGTGGCCCCTATAGTCTTTGCAACCCTGTTAATGCCGAACCTGTCCGCCTTTTTTGGGAAGATAAGCACTGTAGCACCATCTTCTCTTTCAAATACTCTGACATTATTATCAATCACCCTCATCTCCTCTTTGTTGTTAACTTAAAAACAGATTAACCCGGAAAGGTGTAGGCCGTCAACTAAAAGTTTTATCAATAGAAACAACGACTTAGAGATGATAGTTTGCTAAGTGATTGATTTTACTACAGAATTTATTTTGAAATAGTTTTGGGCTGGTTTCGCTCTATATAGAGCGGGAAACGTGAACGGGTAACACTGGCCAGAATGGCAGACAAGCCCACCACGGGCCGATTTTTGCTATGGGATACCATGACAAGGCACGGCACGATAAAACAGCACACGGGCAAAATGGCTATAACTGGCACAAATTGTGCAAGCCCAAAAACCATGCCAACAAACCTGGCCCCAAACTTGCACAGCATAACCCGTGCCAAGTGTCTTAGCATAAACCGTGCCAAAAAAGTTGGCACATTTATTGCATACGCTGCTAAGTCATTGATTTATTTATGCACCAAAATGGCGCATTTAATGCACCAAAATAATTTATTGCACCAAAATAGTGCAATAAAATTAATAAAAGAATAGTAAAATAACCCCTATAGGGGGGTTATTTTAAACTTAAATTTATAAATTTAAGTTACTTATTAATGACTTACATATCCCCGTGCGTACTTCTTCTGGCGTAACGAAGTGACGGGTGCTGTGTCTGGGAGAGGAACCTCGCAGAATCCTTTGATGCTGTTAGGACAGTATGATCCTGCCTCTACTGCCTTGTGGTTGAAGTGACGACGAACGACGTATCCGACGAGCACAGCTTTCAACGTTAAAGCGATTGTTAACCCAAAGCTTTCTGCTAGGGAAATGGATATTCCAAACCAAGGGGCGACGGCAAATATGGCCATTGTCAATAGGATGTTGCCGACTGTAATCAAGCCAGCTTCTATTAGTGATTCTCGTTTTGTTTGCATTTCAAATCTCCTTAATGTACAGCCTGAAAATATCCAGGCTGTACATTTATTTATAACTACATAATATCATATTGACGGAATTGTCGTAAGATAGCCCCAGATAGCCACAGGTACTTCATCCGGGGAGTTCTTCAATTTTGGATACCATGGCACCCATATCAAAAGAACTCCCTTCAGAATGGCTCCTGTTAGCCTCTGTACCAAGATACTATTGCGATAGAATAGATGAACTGGTAAAAGGTATTGATCGGCAGACCGAGATATGCAGCGGCCATGGTGCTAAATGTTATTGCAACTACGTCGGTACCGAAGTCGATATCATCGATTGATTTACGTCGGATCATGTCATTCTCCTGTTATGTATGATTGTAATAGTAACACATAATGATACTAATTACTACTCCATTAGTTTGATTATCTTTACGATACGTTTACCTTTCCGGGTCAGTATGATGTGCTGACCCCGGTTGGCAGACATTGTACCACCCTCACTGAAATTAATCGAAGCACTATCAGCACTATCATTCTTAATGACTCCATTCTTAATTAGAGCCAATCTAATATGATTTTTATATTGTGGTACTGGGGACGAATAATCCAGCACCGAACGTGTATATTCCATTGACATCTTGAAAGTGCTGAGCTTACCCTTCTCATCCATTTCCAGCAGCAGAAACTTACTATCCATACTGAGCTTGGCGTAGATATTTAGGTCTCTACCGAACTGCCATGAACGATAGAGACCTTTGAGTTTGCTAAAACCGAACATCATACACTTCGAGTGTATAATCACCCTTAGCAGTGAACTCATGTACCCCGGCACGGCAAGCAATGCCAATGTTGACTGCTACTGTAGGGGTATCTTCAGCCAGTTCCAGTACATTCTTATGGGTAAGCTTCAGAGCCTGGGCAGCTCCACGAACGTTGGGAAGCTGTGACATGTCCATCCGTGTGTCCACATAATTAACCAGCTTGGTCTGTAAGTCAAGGTACTGTTCGATAGGTATTTTTTGTAAGTCCATAGTGATCTCCTGTTAAAGTAATGTCCGGTCAAATGTCCGTTACATTTTTAGTGCTGTGTTGATAGCATCAACGTCGAACTCATCACAGTGTAGCATGTATTCAAGTACAGGTACAGGATCGTCGATGCCGTGCATCGCATAGAGTTGATCATCATACACCAACATCTGGGCTATATAAAAAGTATTTTCTTCCGTATCAGAACTATAATTGATGTAATGAAATCCGTTCTCTTTTATTCTACATTCATCAATCGCAATCGTGCAACAAACTTGTTCCAAGGAATACTTCACACCACTTGGTGATTTGAATTCATAAAACATGATGCACCTATCAGTTAACATCTTTATCAGCATGTCGGTGGTCTGATCTAACTTGAATATGCCCATGGGGATATTATTTAATGGTTTTGGGTTATTCGCCCCCATCCAACAATCCACTGTAGTCACCCATACACGCATCCATTATAAGGTCACGATACTCTTCTGGAGTACCTTCCCATTCATAGGCACCAGTGACAATTTTGTAGTGTAGCATGTCGAACATCGGAACCATGGTACCGTCCGGCTTCACTGTGAAATGATCAACAATGCTTCTGAGAGCAACCTCAAGTGGTAGGTCAAGATTTTTGTTGATAACATGATCCTTGCCCATCTCAGCATAACCATAACAGGATGTTGCCAGCTCTGCATGGGTTGGTGGTATTGCTGTGGCTTCTTCGGCTCTCACCTGGGTCGATACACCCATAGCAAAGAAGATTAAAAGAAAAATGAATGATGTCGCTTTGATAATATTTGGCATTGTTGCCTCCTATAGTTTGCTGGCTTGTAGGATTATCCCTACCTGTATGTCTTTCTCACACCCATCGAACATCCATCGGAAGAATGGCCTCATGTTGTAGAATGTGAATGTCTCAATAACCTGGTTATCATCAGTGTCATCTTCAAACATGTACAACTGGTTATTGAAGCTAAAGAACATCGTGTTGTTACAGAAGTATAAAGAATTCTCTTCGAATGTCAAGTCATGATTATCTGCCTTAACAGCACATTTGTACATCACGGTTTCATACCCAAAAGGCATGTTCTCATTGGCATGTACCTTGAAGATGGTGAACGATTGTGATTTTTTTTGAAAGGCCAGCATGGGGAAGCTCACCTTCACAATCTTGTGTTGTTCCAGGTAGTATTGAGCAAAGGCACCGTAGTCCTCCACTACCACTGATCCTTTTCAGCTAGGTCATGTGCCCATTCGCGTGGTGTTAATGGTACGTCATCAAAAACGATCTCACCAGTTGATATTAGTTGTTTCAGAGCTTCCTTGATAATCAAGGTGTCTTGACTCTCTGGGACACCACCAGCAAAGCATATGGCGGCGATCTCTACCAGGGCGGTACGTTGGTACTGTGGATCAAGGATCATGTCAATGAAGGCATCACCTGTAAGGTTCCTGGTAGCTTGTAATAAATCAGCTTTTGTCATGATGGTTCTCCGGTTGGTTATAGGTCAATACTAGCATTGATTTCTTCTTCGGTCAATCCATATGTGATCCCGGCTTGAATTGTATTCATGACAGTTGAGTTTTTAAGTTCTCCCTCTGTATCCATTAAATAAACCTTTTCTCTGGTGATTGCGATTGTAAAACCAAGCATAGAATACGAAGTGCCACTAAGTTTAACCCACCACGTATATCGAATCTGTATATCCCAGGCATTATATTTACAGCACTAACACCCCTTGTGAGTATGTCCAGAGCACGAGCTTTGCTGAACAATCTAGTTGACCACCACTCACCATCTCGCCACTGGATTCGGTCGATCTCAACATCATCATCCATTTCAAGAGTATTAACGAGTTTCATTATTGAGTGGAACTTCACTTAAAGATATCCTTTTCTGTTATGATTCTAAAAAGCATTTTCCTATCCTTAGCGAACTTGGCCGCTGCAATCCACTTGTCGGTGTTGACCTGGTAGGTGTACACCTCTTTCAGATATGTGTTCTTTCTCTTACCCCTGGTTGGCTTCGGCTGTTGGGTCTGGGCAAATGGTTTGATCTCGATCAATTGTTTAACGATATTACCCGAACGATTCCTAAACTTCACATAGAGGTCTATTAGGTACCGCCTGGGTTTACCATTGGGAAACTGATCACACATATCAGCCTGTGAAATGTATGGTACGATAACAGTCTCGGCACCCCACTCCACTACGTTAGGATTACGATCAAAATACTCGAACACTCTCAGCTCCCAGGAAGACATGTACCTCGGGTTCTTAACACCCACATACTTGCTCTTATTGATAACTTCATAGATGCCCTGTCGGTAATTATTACCCATTACAGCGTCACCGTCATTCTGGCCATTGGTAAATGCTCCCCATACTTCTTCACGAGCTGCCTACAGGCACGAATGTTTTTAACATATAGCTTGGCAACCCTCTCGTCCATTAAGGCGATGTCGATGCTACCATCGCCTCTCTTCCAATTGACAATCTCATTTTCTATCCAGTCAAGGATGTAGTCTTTGGTTCTACCGATTGATGAGTGTTTAGGATTGTTATCGAGAACATAGTCGGCCAGCTCACCCATCCTGACCTTGCCCCTGCCATTGATATCTAATGTGAATGGAACCTTCGTCTGAAACATGCGGATTGCCCAAGGCACATTAGTAACTCGGATCAACTCTTGGTTATACATTCTTGATGTGTTCGGTGGTCCGCCTAAGAAGCATGCCCCGCTCTTATAGACGAACTTATTGAAGTGTGTCTCAGAAGTAACCCAACGATAAAACAATCGTGTTATTAAATTCTTCGTCTTATTGATACTCATCAATGCTTCGTTTGAGGCTGGGTGATCACCGGTCAATTGGACGATCTTATCAATCACATCCATGTTCTTGATATCACTGAGACTTGATGGTATGTGATCCATGATAACCAATCGTTGATCGTTATCATCACACGCTTCCAAACAAATCTCTAATTCTCTGATATTCCTGATACATTCAACAACCTGTAATAGATTGTTCTTCATGAAGCAATCAACCACATCCTTCCAACTATACCGTGAATGTATCTTGTGAATGATAGTTTTCATGACATGTGTGTCATTCTCCCGATCAAACTCTTGAATCAGAAAAGCTCTGTCAAGTTCAAACATCTTAGCGGCTAAGTTCTGAAGAGTTGATCCTTTACTATCCCGCTTATTTCGTACAGCCATCTCTTCCCTTCTCCTTAGAGTGTCCATAGCCCGTAATATCTCTATATCGTCAAGTTCATCAAACATCCGGTGTGGTACCTGCTCCTTGCTCCTGAAAGTAACCATGAAGCAACAGGGCAATCCTTGCTGCCCTATCATCACGGCCCATCATGTTAATTGCATTGGCGATGTGAAGCTGTTCCGTGGGTGTTAATGCTGTTCCGGCCAGGGCTGGATCATTATTGTACCACTCCATGAACTTCTCAAGGGCAGCATCAAGATGTCCCTGATTGCGACCAAAGCCTGACAACTTACCTGTGGCCTTACCCATGTCTGTCATTAGAAGTGTTCCTCACTACCATCGCCTTCAGCATCAGGATCGTCAAACACAAACGCCTCCATCAGATCAGTAAGACGCTTGTTGCGTTCAATGGCCTCCTCAGCGGTGTTCAGATTGGAGTAGTAGCAATCATTTTCGAGACGGACAATCGCTGCTAGGGCGAACGGTGTATTTGGATGTACAACCTTAGTGACCTTCAGATGTGCTATCGCTTGATCTACCAGGGTTTCACCTTCAACAAATGGAATTGTGTAATCGATCCCTTCGTTCAGGTTCATGGTAGCGTTGGCACGACCAATGTGCTTACAGAACTTGTCACCTTTAGAACACACAGTCAGGGCAAAACGAAGTCGTTTGGATGTACGGTCGATCTCGAATACCCACGAAATTGCTGGTCCATGGGCATTACTCACCTTCAAATATGTGTGCCGAAATACGGTGTTGATGTCGCTTATAAACATATTTTGTCTCCTTTGGTTAATATGTATGACCGGTGTTCGTCTGGATAGTTCCTAGACTTTTGCTTTCTTACGAAAGGCCGTCATGTCGGTCAAGCCAAGACTACCCACATACGTAGGATACCACATCTAGGTAAAAGTTCAACATAAAAAAGCCCCCGGATTTCTCAGGGGGCTTTATAGTATAGTACCAGGGCGGTTGGTCTTTTATCGATGTGAATCGTTGATCTTCGCCTTGACAGCGTTGAGTAAGTTCTGTGTATCAGCCAGAGTAGAAACCCCAACTACCAGATCAGCACCAGCAAGCAGTTCATCAGAACCAAGACTGTCAAATACTTCAACAGCTTCAGCATACATAACATCAAGAGTTACGTTAATGCGGCTTTCAGCAGCCAAACCAACAAGAACACTACCATCAACAGGAGCATCAAGTGCAACAAAGTCAGTCATAGCAGCCAGAAGGCCAACTGAAGTACCTTCAGCAATAACAATCTTTGAAGCATTGGTAACGTCATCGGACGTGATTCGAAGATTACCACCAACGATAGATGCGGTAGCACCAGTCAGGGCAGCGTCAAGCAACACGATCAGTTTTGTATAGCTATCAGTGGTAAGAGTAGTGATATCGATGTCAACCAGGTCAGCACCATCAACACTTACTTGTAGTTTGTAACTACCATCAGCAATTACTGGGTCGTCTCCGACAACCTTGTCATCACCAATATTGATATCGGCATGACCAGCAACAGAGGCTTGTGCAGCCTTCACAGATTCAAATGCAGCTATGTCAGAAGCATCAATCACATCCAGGGGTACGTAGTGAGTCTCAGTGCCCACAAGGTCAACGATATATCCGTCAACACCATTTACTGTATCTACAGCCATTCTAAAATCTCCTATAGTTAATTTAGTACTAAGCTTTATGTACTCGTATTTATCAGTTCAGCCTATTTGACAGGGTAGAATTGGTAAAGTTCCGTTACCGTGCCTTTACAGCCTCGACATCATCGAGAACTTCTTCTGTATCCAGAGCCTTAACTCTTTCCTTTGTGGTAGCCTTCTCCATCTTCATAACAGCAGCGGTCCACTGTTTGACGATTTTAGGGTGTTCACCCTTGGCACCCCTAACAATATCATCCATCTCTTTAACGGTAGCCTGGATGTCTTTGGCAATCATCTTCTGTTTGGCTGGGTCTTTCCGAGCCTTCTTGAAATCACTCTTCAATGATTTCAACTGGTTGATAATATTATCTACCTTGTTATCAATCTCCTGGGTACTATCACCAGAGCGAGATGATTTGATGACCTTCTTGATAATATGAACCACAGCCCAAAGATGTAGGAACATAAGTGCTAAACCAGGTAATGCTGCTACTAAGAGAAGTGTCCCAAGAGCTTCATTCACTTGTTCGTCATTATATACTTCAGGTATCTCGGCTATATGAGTCTCACACAGTTTATCAAAATCCATTACTTCTTATCCTTTTTATCCTTCTTGGCCTTCTTTTTCTTCTTGCCATCTTCATCATCTTCATCATCATCATCTTCATCGTCTTCTTTCTTAGATTTAGCAAATGGTGGGATGTTACTCATTGACGCTTCACAGAGGGATTCGAATCCTTCTACGGTTTCCTTGATACCAGCCATCTTCTTGAAGACACCTGTGACCAGGGCATAATAACGATCATCGTCTTCTTTGACTTCTGGGTATTCTTCTTTGACGATTCCTTTGGCTTTTGACCAAAGCTTCTCGGCGGCTTTCTCGTCGATCCCCGCCTTACTGGCGAGAGACTTAATTGCTGGTGCTGGCATAGTATTCTCCTATTCGTTATGGTGTATTTATCACAGTACGGCTGATTGCCATATCATATCAATGGTCATATCACCCATCTCAATACATCCTATGATGTACGAGAATAGCTGGTTCATACCATCCATGTAAGACAACTTTGAATTGACATTGGGGGATTTCCTGCTTGACACGATGGCATACTCGCCTTCTTTAGTAACAATCATGAACTTACCCACCATCCCGGCCCTGGTGATTATAGGATTGTCCACGTAGAACATCCCTGACATCCCGGTACTCAACATCTGAGGTAATCGGATGATAATCGGTTCATTCATTTGGTCAAGGAATATATCTTCTCCATTTGTAAGTACTTGATATAACTGGAGGATTCTATCATTGTCCTTGACCTGTGCCAATTGTATATTGTCTAAGTATTCTTTTCTCACCATAGTATTTATGGCGGGTATTATTATTACATCGTCAATGCTATGAAGTAATCAGTAAAGCTCATCTTCATGGTTTTGAGTTCATCGATCATATTGTGAAATTGGGTACTCGATATTCGCTCTGTCATGAACAATCCCCTTCTCCCGTCCCAGGCAAAGACAGTAGCGGGTGAAGCGTGTGGAGGTGGCCATATTGATACTTTGTGCTTCATATATAGAGCAATCTTCGGATCACTCATCATGATCAATTGATCGAGGTTCATCCGACCCCTGATTTTACTACCGTTGCTTTTCAGCATACTGAAGTGTTTATCTTTATAGAAGTGGTTCCAGTATTCTGACCCCTGGAGTTGTACTATTGATAATCTTGTTATATTAATTTCAACCATCAAAAAGTACCGCAGAATTAATGGCGTCCTCAATCTCCATACCGTGTTGAATGTTGGCGATAATACCTTCGAGGAAGGTTGTATTGAAGTCGTTGTACTCGACCAGGACAAACTCACCACGGGTCTTGTACATCAGGCAGTAGTCCTCTGCGAAGCTCTTCCCTGGATGAGTTACGAACAAAACACCACCGCTTAGCTCAATATATTCCAATTTGAACTTAGCAACACTAGTCATCTTTTTCCACCCATACCCGACGAGTGGGAAGACTTTCCGATAATGTAGTCCAATATTATCAAGAAGCTCTTGTGTTAATTTGATTGTCTTCATAATTTCATCACCGCTATCGTCTCCATCATATCCAGGTTGTGTTTGTGTGCAAGTATCAACGTGTCGAAGGCTTCACAATTATCACAATTAAGCCTCACCTTGGTACTTATTTTACCCACTTCGGCACCGAATGTCAATTTCCTGAGTATGTCCAGGCACTCAATGACGTATAGCTTGTGGTCGATGTAGGCACCCAGTTTGATAGCATCACAACATATAATGTATAACTGATTCTCTTTTAGGTACTTGGTACTACCGATGAGATAATTAGGGACGCTCTGAAGGTCTGTGCTTGAGTTGAAGTAGATTCCAGCATCGTCGAAGCACAGCGGTGCAAATGAACATATAGTGTTCATGACCGGCTGTAACGTGACCTCAGTTAGCTCGTTCATAGATTATGGGCAAATATGAATTCATCAGAACACTCTCTCACAAAATCCATGTGGAAGTTGTACCCGATCTCCAATAGTCCTAACACGATCTCTGTTCCTTCGGGTGTTAGCAGATGAGCATTAGCACCTGGACCATCGACCACCTCAGATAGTACAAAATCCTGTACACGGTTCTTACCGATATCTAATTGGTCAGAATATGCGATGTGCATGTTATGAACGCGCCTCACTAAGGTGTATAATGACTCTGCCATAGGGTACCTACCCTGGACTAAGTTATGAAGTAACTCAAGAACAAAGAAAGTCTTGGCAGCGAAGTATTCATGAAAATACTCCTGTTTAAGATGCACATCCATTAAGGTTATGATCTTCCTGAATGATTTGTCGGACAAACCATTCTCATGTCGGTGGTAAATCTCTGCAACATCCATTACGAATGAAGTACCAGGATTGAACATTTGGGTATCCCTCCATGTTGGTCTTACTAAAGTATTTAGACCGTAGAGGGAACAAACTTTTACCCTATGCTAACCACCCATGAACCCTGTCTGTTAAACCCTCATCCACAAACCGGTCATTGATAACGTAGTCAGCCGTCAATTCAGAGTCAAAGAAGTCATCCAGTAAGGTATCATTGGCCAATCTTGCATCAACCTGCTCTGGTGCATCCCCACGGGCAAGCATATGCCGCCTGGATAATTCCTCGGTTGTGCAGAATAGAACAATTTTACACTCCACCTCATCCCCGAAGTACTCATGGGCACCGTCGATGATCTCCTTAGCACTCCCAGGCACCACCACAATCGTTGAGAACGAGTGTGGGGTTGCATATTCACTCAGGGCACTGCCATAGTGAGTATCATGAAAGAACGTCGTCTGGAGCCATATAGTTTCGTCGTACTGCTTCTTTGTGATGAAGTGATAGTCAACTCCATCCTGCTCACCCTCTCTCGGTTGCCTGGTGGTGCCAGACACGACCTTGTTGTAGGTATCAGGCCAGCGTTCGACAAGAGCACGTTCTAATGTGCTCTTACCGCTACCAGACCGTCCCATGATTAGTAGGATTGTCTTCTTCATCCGATGCTATCCTCAAACTGACGACGTAGGCAGTTCCAAGAATCTGGCCACAGCTCTTGAAGGATACGATCTACCCCCTTACCGTACTGACGAATCTCCCATTGGGCTTCACCGGTAACACGGAGGGCACAGAACCCGGCCCAATTACGAAGGCTGGCTGTTGCATAGAATGTGCTGTAGTTACCCACAGGGATCACAGCACGGGCCTGTTCCCGGCAAACACCAAGAGAGATCAACTTGTCATATGCTGAAATTGCATTGGCATATGCTTCTTCAAGTACCCGGTGTGCTGCGGTTTGGTGCCGAAGATAACCGGCACTAGATTGTTTATTACGTGTTGCTTGTGCTCTGAATACTGCCGGGGTGTAAAACTTACCAACAGGATCGTCGGTGTATCGCATTGACATCTCATTATATGCCTGGGTACGGTGACGATGCCACTCACGGATAACGAATATTGGGGCGGTGATCAGGAATGTAGCAGACTGGTGCTCAAACGGTGTCATGTGGCGGTGGTCGGTCAGGATTGGCATCTGATCAGCATCGTATAGCTCACTGAATACAGAGGTACCTGCTATCATCAACTCCAGGTTGGCATATGGGTCTTTCAATCCATACGGCTTAATTTGCAATGTACCGCTCTTGTTCTTGATAAGGGTTGTTGAATGTGGTTGACCGTTCATAATATCTCCTATTTGATTTTCTTACTCTTTGCCAGTAGGGCTTTAATTTTGTCTTTCTTTGTTACGAGTGCATCGGGTAGGGGTGCCTGGGTAGTTTGTCCCTCTTCGGGTTGTAAACTGGCCACCCCTGCCAGGGCAGGTTGCTCTGTTATCTGAAGGTTCCTATCATTCCAATATAGTACCACAGGGTAGTTCGACATCTCAGCATTACGTAGCTTGATGCCCTGGAACTCGACTTGTCCGTTGTCGAGCTGTTCTTCGGTTCTACTAATTGCGATGGTAGCATCTGAGGTGTTGATCTTCGAAATACCACCGGCAATGTGGGACTGTGATTTGTGGGCCTGGTCAACAGCATCACGATTCAACTGTGATGCGCTGAACCCGTATGCATTATACTCGTCAAATATCTCACGAAGTTCTTCCGTGATTGCTTTGTCTTTACCAAACACACCCTCACTCTGGTGTTGTTTGGGGTTGATGGGTTGCATCAGATCAAGATAATCAACACATATTACGTCTGGGTGGTGTCCAAACTGTAGGCTATATTCCATCAAATAGGCTCGAATATCATTTGAGTTACAGCCATTCTGCATCTTCTTAGTGTAAACACTACCAACTTCATCACCATAGCCATCGTATGTCATTTGGATTGTTGTGGTTTCATCAAATACTTTCTTGATTGATACACCTGTCATGATAGCATCAAGACGTTTGGATATCATCGCTTCATTAAGCTCAAGCGATATTATCAAACAGTTCAATCCTTGCTTTGACATGTTGGCGGCAATGTTCGATAGGGTTACACTCTTACCAGACCCAGAGTTACCAGCGAATATGACGATCTCGCCGCGTCTCACGTTGTCTAGTAGCCGATCTAAACTTGGCCACCCGATGCTACGGCTATCGATGTATTGTTGCATCATAGCGTGTCTGACAGCCACATCACAGAACTGATCTGTACCAATGTCCTTGTCCACCGATATCATCAGCACATCACGGACAGCATCGAATATTTCACCGTAGTTCTCACACTCATCGTCGTCGTTGACGATCTCGGCACTCTTAAGGATGGCCAATCGCATAGCGGAGTTACGGCAATGCTTTTCAATCTCATCACTAACGTATTCAAATTCAGAGTCACCCACGTCGCGGTGCTCAAGTTTTACTTTGGTCTCAGCATAGATCATGTCTACGTCTGGGATGTTCTTATACTTGTGGTAATACTCCATAAGGAAGTCCACCACCCTATCAAGAGGCTCATCAAAATATTCTGACTTGACCACACCGATAACTTTTATGTATAGCGGTACAGAACTTATTATGAACTCAAGTAGTAGTTTTTCTTTTGGATCGATAATCTCACTCATAAATTCAATGCCTTCACGTAGTTTATAATATCTTGGGTAGTTTTTAGCTTGGATAGTTCCATCTTAATTTCATTAGCCTGGGTCACGCCGTCAAATTCATCAAGCATCCATACAGTTTCACCGTCAAACACAGCGAAGGTATTCTCCCGGCTTCCGATATCTTGTAGAACGACAAGGTGGCCCATCGTCATCATTGTTTTTGTATTGTCTATCCTACCACCAATCACAACAACGGTACCACCGGCGGAATTACCCCGTAAGTATATATTGTATCGACTATCACGAGCTTTATACGATATCACTTGTCAACCCACATCTTATATTTGACCTCCGCTTCAAATGGATTAGTACAAATCCCCTCATGTATCAATCGACACATCACGAACAATCCATAATCAGCCAGCACCTCGTTGGCGTCCTTCTGATCCCAGTTAGGAATCGACATTCTCCACTTGTATGACTTCGCAACCTTCATAAAGTTCGATCCTGATCTGTCTGGTAGTAAGATCGGTTTCTTATTCTTCAACAGGTATGCTTGTTTCTTGCTCACAGTAGAATGCAGGACAGCAACACCATTTGGTATTGATTTTGCATCATAGATTGATTCGACAACGATTGGGCTATCGGGCACCTTACCATCTGGGAGGTATATAAGATCACTGGTGCTTGTCTTGAACATCTTCTTATCAATCCGTCTTCCCTGGAAGCCAATCAGTTGTCCGTTGTAGTAGAGGGGTACCACTAACATCTTATCCCACATCCAACCATCATCATCATCATCGTTTACAGTGCGACCAATATAATAATCAGTATCATCAAGACATCTATCTTCCAGGTACCGGCGATACTCGCTGTGAATTTTTGGATCATATTTTATAAACTCCTTTGGTATGGTTACTTTTTCAAACTTAGGCTTCTCGTAAAGGTGCTCATCGAATAGCTCCTTCATACCTGCACCCTTCTTCGAGGTTAGTATTCTGATCGGAATCTCGACACCTAATTGATTCAATAGATCACGAAGCTTACGTGACATAGGGGCACCAAAGCTCCACCTGGTTTTACTAAGTGGACATTTACCCCTGAAGCACGAATATCCTATATGGTCATGTCCAAAGAAGAAAGCACCCTTACCCTTCGTATCACCACAGGCAGGACAATTGAGCGAATGTGATCCATTGGTGGCGATCTTCTTGAACGTCACACTGGATTTGATGTTGTCTATCAGCTCTTGACCTTGCTCATCTGGAGTCATAATTTTGTCATCGCTACATATTCGTTAATTACTTCTTGATCCTCTGTTTCCCAGAGCACTTCGTCGTCGTGGTGATCGTTAATGTATGGTGGATTAGGACCGTGCCCATGGCACGTTTGCCAATGCCATTCAATAGTTATTTCATATATACTGTATTCTGTGAAGAACAATGCAGCGTTGAACATACTCTCAACAAATTCCTCGTTGATGAAGGGGTCTACTTCAGCGACCTTGCCATCCGTCGTCAGTATGAGTATTGCCCACGGCTGTATATCTTCTGCCGCCTGTTCCTTTACACGCTTTCTGATAAGGGCTGATACCTCCGGCATCACACTCTCATCAAGGGCTTCTTGGTTCAACACCTTTATCATAGGTTCACGATCTTCCTCAAGTACGTTAGAGTCTCAACATCGTTGGTTAGTTCCGGGCTGCTCACCAGGAATTCAATCAACTTCCGATCCTTCTTCCTATCAATGGGATGGAGAAGGTTGTTCCTGAGTATAACATAAAAGTCGTGTGTGAAGTAAGCCTCTGACACATAAAGAAGCTTACCATAGATATACGATGTCGGCGGCGGATTGCCACCCTTCTTCTCCAGGGCAGCTCCCACGATCTTCCTACCACGGATGTCGAGTAATATCCGAATCCCACCATCAACATGGAACCCATCTTTGGATAGGGCTAATATGGGATAGAACACTACATTTTTCAACACTATAAATACCCCTGATGGATAAACTCTTTAATACAATTAGGCTCAAGGACGGTCGTGAACTATATGGCATTGTAGATTTCATATCTACCAAGCAATTATATTTCTTCGACTTCAGCAAACCACTAGATCAGAAATACGATTTCGTACTTCTAAGCGTCTTATGGAGGGGCAATACCAATGGTATGCGATTCTCCGTATTCTGTGCTAAGCACTACCCTGGCTTGATATTGCCCCAGGCAATACTCCTGCCGATTTCTAACATAGATGAGACTGACGTTGAAATAGTTCAAACACCAAAGGCGAAACAGCGGAGACGTAAAATTAAATACGTCAAGTTGAAATCCAAAGAGCGTAAGACTGTTTCAAAGGTCTCTAGCAGATAGCACTTCGGCGATAGTCATATCAAGTTCTTGGGACTCATCAACGAGTCCTTCGAGAAGTGCTATCGCCGCCATATTACTCACATAGACCCAAACCTCATGCCCATCATATAAGAAATAACCCCTCACCTTCGGTTCACGGACATACATAATTTCGTGTTGCTTGTCCACGACAGGAGGAAAGTAATCCTCGAAAGAATACACCCCAGGCTTCTCTAACAATTCAACAAGGGCATTGTAACCGTTTGTCGGTGTGAATGCTAATGGTCTTGCCGCTATCCTGAGTGGATGTCTGTATTTCAACATAACATCATCCACACGAGCTATTTTGTCCCGACCAATATCATCCTCTAAAACTTGAATAAACACTTGGTGTCCCTCTTGTTCATGATACATACGATTTGTATGGCATAGGCAATAGCATGTGACTTCTTGAACGACATGCCACTCTCAGCACGACGGTATAGATTCTTACGTACCTTCTCTTTGTCCTTCAGGTAATCAGCCACGAACTTTGTTTTGCCTGGACGGATCATAGCAATACAGTCGGCCAGCTCTTCGATACTTTGTGGCTTGACCATGGCCAACAGCTCATGGTGGTTCTGGACTTGTGGTAGTTCTTGAATGAACTCTTCATCCTCAAGCAGTGACCAATCCGGGTCCAATTCAGCGGCTATGAGCATATCTTCCTTAGTGTCAAAGATGTTGTAGGCCGTGTTGGTTAAGAGATCGATCTTTACGTACCCCATGGTCTCGGCATCCTTATGTTCGATGGATGATAACCCTGTGTCTGGGTCGAGCGGTATGTTTGTGTCGATGTAATGTCCAGATGGGTGTGGCCTGATGTCTTCTTTCTGTTTATCGAAGATAATAGCCCTGACACCATAGTCATCTGTATTGGTGTGGCTCTTCACATCGATATCAACATCAGCATTCCAACTCATACATGGCATCCTAAAAAGTTTTCAAGTCTCTCTTCCTGTACATAAGATAGACCCTCAATTATGGCAGGAGTTCCGAAGTTGTCGATCAGGTATTGTAATCCAACATCACCACGCTCAAGTGAACGTAGCATGAAATTCTTGTCTTCCAACAATCTGTCTCTGTTTGAGTTGACAAACATATCGGATTCGTCAACTGATACATTACATCGTCTCCAGTAGTAATAATCTTTCAAAATCGATTCCTTTGTCAGAATCGGGAGTATCTGGAACGCAGATTTGACATCATCACTAAACCGGTCGAGGCCGTATTGGATGTAAGAGAATTGTTCTCTGACATTATTGTCGTAACAAAATATGTGGAACCTGGCAATGATATCGTACTGCTTGCTCTTCTGAAACTTGAAGAAGGACGACGTACCGTATTGTGTTGTCCTTAGCTGTTTATAGATTGTATAAAGGTGGCCTTCAGTTTCAGTGCCTTTAAACATATTACGGTATGAGTAACATAACTTCTCCGCAAAGTGCTTCTCTGCATTGGCCTTACGTTTATAAGACTTCTCACATACCGGGCATTTAAAACTACCATCATCAGAGGGCACCACGTCACCCACAAACATAGCTTCTAAATCGTTAACGATTTCGACTGTCATTTCCACTCCTTCTTAATCTTGGTTATATCTGGCTTTTCATAACCAAGCTCTTCGGCCAGGTCAACCAGATCATCGACGTTCAGGATATTTAGTGCGTCGCTGGCGTGTTGTTCGTTGTAGCTGTAGTACGCCTGGATTGCCTTCAGCGAGAGAGGCTTCTGCTTAGTCTTCTTCGGGATTGAGTACTTCATCCTGGCACCTGGTTCTTTCAATGCCACACAGAGAAGCCCGAGCTGGAGCTTTTTATGCTTGCCAATGGCAAAGAACTTCCGATTGACGAACTCGTTAAGGTAGACGGCATGAAAGTCCTGGTCGGTGTTTATACCCATACCCCACAACATCAGAACGTATGGCTGTACTGATTTGAGTGTTTCTTCGTCAAGGGTATTGAAGAAATCGATGTTGCCGTCAGCAATCGCGTTCAGTACCTTGAATATGTCGATCTTGTAAGCAGCCATTATGTCTCCTAAAATTTAGACAGTGCTGTTGCCATCTTTATAACATCTCTACCCAGGTCGGTCAATTCATATCGGATGAACTCAAATTTACCTTCTATGAATTCTACCTTATTGAGGAGTTTTAAATCCACCAGTTCTTCCATCGGTTCTATCACACCAACGAAAGCCGCCTTTCCTTTAGTAGTATCAGTAGTGATCAAGAACAACACCTGTTGTCCTGATAACTTTGCTACAATGTCAACTTCGTTCATAGGTCCATTGTAGCCCGTACCAATTTACGTAACCGCACACCCAATGGAGTGAGAACGAATACATTATTACCATGTATATCACCCGCGTATATGACAACATCAATAGATTCCAAATAACACACAGCATTACGATCATGTACGAACATTGCTAATGCCGGTTCACCCCACACTGTCATCTCAGAGAATGCATACAAAATCACTGATCGATGTTTTTTATCGATAGAATTGAGTATATCATACTCATCTTTGGGCGAACCAGCAGTAGCCATGGCTGTTATCGACGCAACATTAGCTTCTTGGCAGTCTTGTACATACCACGGAAGCAGTTGGGATCGAGTACACGACGAGTTACGTCGAAAGTTTTGTCTGGGTTGCCATCCTTATCCTTCGATAGGATATAACGCTTCTCAACGATTTCAACGTAGGCAACTTCCACAAAGCCCTCTGGCTTGTTACGAATGGCTGCTTCACGTAGGGTCTTACGAAGTCGTTTTGCCGCTTTGGCGTTAAAGTGTCCACGTTTCATGTTTTCTTCTCCTCGGTTAGTTGTTTAAGTAATACGCCACGATATTCTATCTGACGCTTGTTGGTGCTCCACTCACGAACAAGTCTCTTGAACGTGAAATCATCCATAACCTCATTAGGGTCAACGATGAAGTTGTAATCGTTAGAGTTGTCGATTGTGAAGATAGTTCCATCGGTGCCTCTGAGTTTACCACTCTGACTGATATGATCTATCTCCTTAATGAATAGTTCCATTTCTAGGACGGTCATCTCAAAATGTGTTGCCTTCGAACCTAATGTCTTGAGGTCATTCAGCATCTTGTCCATTGTTCTAATCAATGGTGTCTTCGATTTCTCCATGAAGAGTTTCATAATCCAGTTACTCCGGTTACGGCAATCCATATCGAAGTGCCTACCAATGCCGTCATAATAGTTACTATAACAGCAATCACTATCCATCCCATCCAACAGTGCTTGTGGTTCTTTTTGAATTCAGACTCTGGTGCAGTATACCCACACGACGAGCACTGTGATCGGTTCTCGGGTGGAGTTGGTTTTGGTGGCCTCTCCATCACCATGCCCTGGTTCGCCGTTTAAGCAGTGTCATCACCTGATGATGTAGTGATGGAAACACATCGGCACTGACCGTTAACATCAAGTCATCGAGCACACCATAAACTGTTATGCGTGTCCTGGTCTTAGAAACACCTGTAATGAAGTTCGCTGGAATGAAGGTATCTTCTCCGTCATCAGTCACAACCCTTACACCGTGTTCTGTTACTTCAACAAATGGCTTACCCATAACTCTTCTCCTAAAATGCTATTACTGCTGCCATTATGGCGTCACTATCATTGAAACCCATTTCCTTCATCTCGTATACTGTATTTTCAAATAGACTTGCCCTTTGTGAAGAATCTACTGTGTTAACAATCAAGAACATATTAACATCCTCACGGAAAATGAATCCATCTCTAGTATCAGCATATTGTCCTGGTGATAAATGTTCTGGCTGGTCATTGGTGAACAATGCGGCAGTATTAACATGGAGGCATGTGCCTTCAGCAAAGCTGCCCCATATCAAACGAGTTATCGTCCGGTATCGTTTCTTGATCTCTTCAACAGTGACTCGCTCTACATTAACCATTAATTGTACTCCGTTCCGCCTTTACGTAGCAAGTACTTTTCACTGACACTCTTCAGTGCGACTCGACCACATGTGTTATTATACCGCTCTTTCACTGGTTTGACAACCACTCCTTTGCGGACGTTGGTTCCTGAAATAGAATCCTTACCGTTGGTGTGCTCTGTCAGGGCTTCATTTGAGTATGGACCACGGTACAATACGGGTACTCTTTCAAGCTCCATCTCCAGACACCAGGCGTCAAGCTCAGCGTCGTCCAGGTAACGTCTCTCACCCTTACCATTGGTAACCATGACATCGAATACCCGGAAGCCATGTTCGTTCTGTTCACATCCATACGTGAGGTCTTGAACCCCCTTACCATAGACTTCGCCCATGATATAGACGTTTGCCTTGTATGGAATTCTCATTTTGTATAGCTTGCTCATCAGGTTGAACTTGTCAAACGTTTTAACGTACAAGTTGCCACGGTTCTCATGTGCCAATAACTTGAGTGCCAGTCCTTTTGCCGCCAGTCCTTTACTCGATACCAAAAACTGACATGTGCCGGTACCTTCATCATCACTGGTTTCATACTGCATACTGTCAACACAGGCCGCTATCAGGAATGTGCCATGTAGTTTCTCGGTCATGACAACCTCTTCACCGTCTTGGAGAACATCTGGAAACTTCTTGATGTTCTCAACATCATAATTCACCAGGGTGTTGATGCCGACTGCGAATGCTTCTCCAGACAAGCTGGTGGGTACCGGTGGTACGTACTTGATGATGCCCAGGTCTTCCATGACATTATCGCCATCGACCACGCTTATTTGGTCGGTCTCTTTCTCCAGCGTTAGATAGATTCCAAAGTCGTCCCGATCTAGTGGGATTACTAAACCCTGTGACAGGATGCCACGTAGCCTAATGGCCTTAACACGATTGTGTTGTTTACCAGCAAGGCGTCCTTCGAGGCCAAGTTTAGAGATAAGCCAGTCGGGAAGGACTGCTTGCTCTGGGATGTAAACTACAAGATCGCCGTTTTGGTATTTGCCCTTCTGGACAATAGCCCGGTAACCGCCTACTACAGCGAGTTCCAAGGCATCAGCATTGGGATGCTCTTCGACCTGTATTTTACAAATATTAACCTCAAATGACGCCACCGATAAACCCTCCTATTTTACTTCAATCATTTTACGCAGTGAGCTTTCAAACTGTGAGAACCCACTATCTTCATCATAGTACCGTAGTAGCATCATGAAGTCAACTGCTTCGCCGTAATCCATTTCGATTGGCTCACGGCCTTCAGACATGATCTTAATACCGTTACCATTGTCTTCGATGAATGCCCGTGTCATATTTCTGAATGATGCTGTCCAATTGTTGGAATCAGCATAATGCATGAACACAAATCGCTTATCAACATCATCATCATCCTCAGCAGTGCACATATTGAAATCTTTAACGGTACCATCACCAGCACTGTACATGTACAGAAGGACGTTTTCAACCTCAGTAATGCCTGGGTCTTCAACATCATCTGAATTGCATTCTGGTACAAACGCGACTGGTTCTTCCTCGTCTACCGGGGTGTGTCCATCCACCACATCAATACCGCAGTCTTTAAACGACTGTACAAAATCATCGAAAGTATAAGTAATAACATGACTATCCTCCATACTCTCCCATATATCATGTATCTGTGAAATCTCCATAAATTCCTCCTCTTAAAGAATAAGGGCCAGCCCACATGGACTAACCCTCAGTTGTCACTTACTCGCCACCTTCCATCATGTTGTTGGTGTCAACCGCTACGGCGACACCACCCAAACCAAAGGCCAACATACTCCAAAGTACGATACTTGCAAACATAACATCTCCTTTATCCACATTTACTTGATCCACAGTTCTGGCACTTAAAGCAACCTTCACTATAAATCACCTGTCCTCCACATTCGCCACAGCTTTCGCCTTCGACCTTTTCACCATCTTTGATGAACTGTGAGAGGAACTTCTTGATCTGGAACAGGAAGGTACCAACAAAGATATCTAACGTGTCCAGTCTCCTTACGATATTCTTGATCAAAACACCGTGCCTCAGTAGAAGAGATATTGCTCTACAAATCTTATCAGAGTTGTTGTCGCCTGATATCTTCTTCTTAACATTGTCTACATGTTCTTGTTTGATACACTTCTCTACTGCAAGTTCCAATAATCCGTCGATTGCATTCGAGGTCTGAACTGTAGGTTCTTTCGCATTGGTCTTAACGAACAAAGCGAACGGTCTGTTAAAGTTACCATCATGTGCCACCATTGTCAAGTACCATTTCTTACCTTCAGCCTTTATTACCTTAACCCTGGCGTCGGCATCGTTTGGAAGTTTGACATCATCAAGGATGATCTCTTCCTCAGTATGCACATCTTCCTTCTCGGCCAACACAGTCGCCATGGTACCAGCACGGTACGTGGTGATGCCTTTGATGTAACCAGTATCATAGGCGTCCGTGTAGATTTTACAGAAGTCATCATATGGGTAATCGTTCGGGACGTTCACAGTCTTACTGATAGCACTGTCAACATATTTGGCAAAGCCCTTGAGATCACTCACATGTTCTTCAACCGTCAGGTTCATAGTTGTCTTCGCCCATTCAGCGTTAACATCCCACTCACCACGAGCTTTCATTGCACGTACACCATAATCCTCACATAAGACTTCCCTAGTCAGGCCACGGTTCTTATCGATCTTGTAGACCACTTCATTATATTCACCTTCGTTATACACACCACGTAGGATTTCTTCATCACCCTCTTTGGCAAACTTGAACAGCTCGGTCTCTTCCCACTCACCTTCGAACCACTTAGGACAAACATCGGCGATTTCATCGGGCATTGTATTCACGATCACAGTACGAATGTACTCTGGCATGAAGACTGGTTCGATACCACCAGATACGACGTTGGCGAAGATACTGGTATTTCCGGTAGGTTGGACAGACATAAGTGACGAGTTACGTATGCCTGTGGTGCTGAGCTTTTGCATGTAGTCTTTGCTCAGCCCTAACTTCTTAACAAACGGGGCGTCAGCGTGAGCCTGTGGATCACAGAGGGGGAATTTACCCTTCTCTATGGCCAGGTCGATGCTCGCCTCGTAGGTAGCGATGGACATTGTTTTCATCAGCTTCTCACGAATCTCAGCGGCACGTTCTGAAGCAAATGGAACCTTCAGCATATACAGGGCAGATGCCCATCCGAGAATACCACAACCGATACGACGCTTATTGAGCATTGTCTCTTTGTAGATTGGCAACGGTGCACCAGATGTGCTTAGAACGTTATCCAAGAAACGAACCATGATCTTTGCATACTTCTTGATGGCATTGTAATTCAGATCAGTGAATGTCTTGTTTATGAACTGGGTGATGTTCAGACTGGCCAAACAACAAACGTTGCCTGGGCTGAGAGTTTGTTCACCGCAATTATGTGCCACTATATTATTAGCAACCAGATTGTGGGTATCCTCTACTGTAATATCGTATACATCAGTTTTTGGGCCTTCTGATATTGATACAATACGAACATACTGGTTCTTTAGGTTTGTTCGTAGATGATCTGGCATTGGAACAATCGTCTTCTTTCCCTTATTACTACCTATACCACTAATGAATCTCCCAGAAGCCTCACATTGCTCTTGGTGATCATTATCACAACCATATCTAGTCAACGTCGCATGAGAATATGCAGCTCCTCTACGAGTGCGGCACAGATGAACTAGATTATCACCTACTGATAAATCCTTTGCTTCAACATACCCAACCCCTGTAACATATATTTTATGATTTGGGGTGACTGTCAATTGTGATCCAGTATTGGTGGTGATAGTTAGCGTTTCTGTATTGGTTCTTGTTATCCAAGATGCAGATGCACGTTTCATAACTAATGAGCCATCAGAGTCCATAGAATATACGTGTGTGGGTGCTGTGATATCCTTAATCATCACTGGCCCATCACAGGTTTCTATAACTGTTTCTGGATGAAAGCATGGATTGGTTGCAAAGATTTTCTCAAGGTAGTTTAAAGGATTGAAATAATTAGCCCTGTCGAGGAACAACACACCAGGCTCGGCACGATTGTATGTACCCTGCATGATCTTATCCCACAACTCTTTGGCTGATATAGTGTCATAGACGACCGTTGGATAACCCTTCGATTGCCACAACGCCATGTCCCCGTTCCACTCGGCCTTATATGCTTCGAACTTTGTGTTCGGGAAGATCAGCTCCCATTGTTCGTCATTCTTTACCGCAGCCATAAAGTCATCAGTACAGTTGACCGATATGTTGAACTTGGTTAGACGACCAGCCTGTTGCTTGGCGGTGATGAACTCTAAGATGTCTGGATGCCATACATCCATCACACCCATCATGGCACCTTTGCGAATCTTACCCTTAGCCTTCTTGTTCTTCGATTTCTTCCCAGAACCGGCAGTGATGATGTCTGAAGCTTTATCGAATAGCTCCATATACTTCACGGCTCCGGGCGACTCAACGCCGATACCATGTATGAATGATCCACGGGGGCGGATATAGCTGAAGTTCTCACCCCACCCACCTTCTGACTTGAGGGTTAAGGATTGTGATAGTAGATGTGCATAGATGCCTTCAATTGAATCAATATCGTAATCACCACGAGGGCCAACAAAGCATTGACCCGTCAATATACCATAACCAATCACCATAGTGTGTGTCTCTGGTTCAACACAACAAAAAACTTCTTCTATACGATTAGTAGGCTCTACTGCTACAACCTTTATGGTTTGGTTCATCTTGGGGACTGGAGAAGCAGCCATCTTATCAATATGAGATTTTTTCAATATCAATCTAGGGTCGCCGTGGAACTGTTTCTTTATGAATGTGAGTTTCCATAATTCTGCCTTTCCGCCAGTGAATGGATTATGTGATCTCTCTTTTCTCAACGAACATGTAGCTATACCAACATTAGCCGCCAATAATCGAATTGATTGTAAAGCATCCTTATCAGCACAATGTAATACAACGCTACCACGAGAGTCTACACATCCGTCTGCTGATATATGTCCTGCTATAAATCCCCGCATGTAGCTAACATTTTGATTCGTTGGTAACTGTTTGTAATGTTGTGGGAGTCCACGAACAGTATAAACACCCATAGGATCATTTTTATATTGACTTGTTCTGAAATAATCAAAATAATCAACTACGAGATGTCTACTATCATCGAATTGATTTAACACACAAAATATCTCGTCTTTATGATCCTTATATAATGAACCATCACCATAACATATACCATGCTTTATACCTTCCAAGTATGATTCATCATCATACTCTATATCATTAGACCATCCAAAGGGAATGTTACAATTTACCAAATGTTTAGTAGTGACACGCTCATATCCTCCTCTAGGTTTAGTAACAACCCATTCATGTCCTTCAGTGGCTTCTAGGGTATCTCCATTTGAGAGTAATACCCTAAACAGCGGTTGTTGGCCATATGAATGCCATTCGGCTGGTCGATACTTATTATCAATACCTAATGTATTGACTGTTTTACCTACCAATGTTCTAGCAGGAAACACCCCTTTATCAGTGTGTACTTTGGTGTCGCCCTGAATACAGTTGATGAATGTAGTGCCTCCCCACTCGGTACCGGCATTAGAATAGATTCGGCCACCGGCTGTGCCTTTAAATTCTGTTAGTAGATCATAAAACTGGTCTTCCCAGTGCTGTCTTACTTCTTCCTTTTCGCATTGAGCCATTGCACTAGCGACACGACGGAACGTTGTATCAACGTGATCATCGTTATGGTCCCTGTACGTACTGCTCCAAACTTCTTCTGGGAAGAGGTCTTGGAACTGGGTGTCGTGTTTATCTGTTGGCATACATTCTCCTTGTTAACTTGCTGCACTTTGACGCCATTATCTTGTAGAAAGTCGATCCCGTCTGTGATACGGTAGGCTTCAGTGTAGAAGACTTCCTTTATTCCTGATGATTTAATTAGTAATGAACACGGCAGGCACGGTGCATGTGTTACGAACGCAGTAGCTCCATCTCCAGACTCATTACTCTTGGCGAGCTTGGCGATAGCGTTTAGTTCTGCATGTAGCACTGTTGGGAGCGTTGAGTTGTTTTCACATTCACAAACGTTCGGTTGGCCGGGCGGTGTTCCGTTGTATCCTATCGATATGATCCTATTATCTTTGACTATGACACATCCAACTTTTAGCCTCTCACAGTAAGATAATTGCCCATACACGTATGCACATTTCATATGTGCATGAACGAACTTGTCTTTCATTGATCCTCCGATTGTTGTATTTAGTTGGACAGTTTTATTGGGTGTCGGTTCCGCTAACAAAGACCATTGTTGATGATTCTAATACATGATCAACCATACAAATATAGTCAATGATCGGTGCACAGAACTTCTCTGCCTCTGTTTCATCGACGTATGCTGAATACAGTCTATCCATAATAGGTTCCATCATCTTACGTTGATTGTAGTGACATAACACATCGTAAAGGTTGGTGATGGCAAGGAATGCCAGGGTGTCGCTTTCTTCTGTTCGGTCGTTTATAAAATCGATAGCAACATTCAAAGCTATATTGGCTTTCTGTGTTACTAAAATCTCAGGTAGTTCTGTTAAGGACATTACATTTTCTCCACTATTTTAACCAAGTCTCTTAGACGTTGGGATTTTCTAACTCGCATCCCAAAAAGCACCCGTGCAAAGTATGGGCGGTTATTTGGATACCCCTCTGATTCGTAATTGTAAACCTCCATGAACTCATTATCTGATATCGTGTTTATGAAGGATACCATTTTGCTGATATTCATTATTGATATCTTTGTGACAAATGTTGCATCAGAAATGTGATATGCCTCACGGAGTTTTAGATACTCATCGATCAACTCACTCATAGTTTGAGAGCTATGTATGCCACGGTAACGTCATCAGACGGTGTGATGATGTGGTTATACAGAGTATATTCCATCGTGATCAACTCGATCTGCTCGGCATCGGTTAGTAGATTGATTTTCAACTTGAGCATGAATCGTTCTTCGATCTGATCCGTGAGTAAAGATAGAATACCATTCAAATCCGTGCCTATTTGTGATGCCGTTCCTTGTGGGAATGCTTTGTTGGCCCAAACACTAACCTCATTATAAACAGAGGGTATCACGTAGAACATGTAACTCTGGTCGTACAGCTCTTGCACCTTGTTTGGCCTTACGTGTTTCATATCCATAACATTCTCCTAAAGTTTGTATAAGGCAGCATATGCCCCTTGTAAAATAATACTTGGTTCCTCAATGTAATTATAAATCTCTTTCTCTTCTGTGATGGCTTCGATGAGTTCATCGTCATCGGCGGTCGCCACGGCATCCAAGAATTGAGTTATACCGTCGAAGATATCTCTGAAGCACATCTTCATGTTAGATACTACTGATACTGCGTCAGTCTTGGCCTCGTATTCTGCATTGTTATATGCCTGTTCGCCCTCTTCCTCATTACCAAAATCTATGTGCATCTTGAATGCATTAGATACAACCTTATCAACCTGAGTCTCGACATCTTCTACTACCCCATGATATTCGTTGTGCATGTCTCTGAATGCACGGATGGTTGGGTTGCTATGCCATGCTGTTATCATAGTTTCATCAGCATCGGTAGATGATCGTATTCCCGCTTACCTAACCCGATGTCGTGCCATACGATCTGGTGATTAGGATTGAAATCGCTCTCTTCTACCGTGTACTCATGATAGGTGAACGTATGCCCGACGTGCAACATTACCTGTTCGTCGACCAGGTGGTCCAGTACGAATTCTGATAACAGGTCAACCGAGTCCGGTGCCTTATACACCACGGCTGATTCGTCAGTCGATCCACGAGGGCACATACCCATGGCCAGGTGCTTGTTGATACCAGCATGAACGAAGAAGTGAGTATACCCACCATCCTTCATAGTCAGGTAATACTGAGCGATGTTATCGTAGTAGTCGATGAAGTCGGCAGCATATCGATCCATTTCTATAGGTTCCAATGTAAAGAACTCATCGATGGTTCCTTTGAGGCCATGTGCCAATTTCATATCGTATGTCGGTGGGTTAGTACTGACATATCCACTTGCATCTTCCACAGACAGTTCTAACATGTAATCTGGGTCTTTCTGCCACTTACGGAAGTAATGTGCCAACTTCTTGTCATGGTTTGACTTGACGATGTGTGCCCGACCGGCATGGAGTAGTCCCAACACTCGATAGAATGTTCGGCGTGATGACTTACCACGGTCTACCAGGTCACCTAAGAATATGTATTGGTGATGTGGATAGTCCCTAAGATAATATTCGAGTGCATCGATATCACCATGAAGATCAGGGATGACAACATAATGCTTGTCGGGGTCGAGGATATGATCATCCCCAGAGTTACCGGCGAAGGTCACATACACATCATCAACCTGCTCGATCTTGACGTGATCATATAGCTTCGGTAGGACGGTCTCATCTATCCGGGTAACCTGGCGATGATAGGCGTGAAGATAGTGCCACCGATGCTTCATACGTTCATGTGTGACTTCTTCTGGATGTAGGTGAGGGAATTGAACGGCCATGAGCGGTCGCTTTTGTTCTTTGGCAATATCATAGACACGTTGTATCAGACCGCGACTGCCGGTGCTATCGATGATAGTTGTCAGTCCAGCCTTTGCTCGTTCCTCTACGATGGCATAGAGGATTGTAAACGTAGCGTCGTTATAACGTTGATCTTCAAAGTCCCCACTCAACTGTTGTCGAATGAGGTCTGAGGATACCACTTGATGTTCCGCAAAATGCTTCTTACAAAATGTGCTCTTCCCAGTACCCATTGCGCCGATAAGTACCACTAATGCGGACTTTGGAATGTTGATTCCAGTCATGTTATCCTCCTAAGTTGTTGATCTAATTAACGATTATCCCTACGTTTGGTCGGTCTTGGTTGCCTGATGTTGTGACCAAGTAGCTTAGATGAAGTCGATTTCAGTTCCATGATGAGTTCTTTACGTATAATTGCCTTTGCCTTGTTAGTCAATTTATACAACTTACGATCATGTTTGTGTTGTTTATCGTCTTCTTCAATCCATCCACCCAGTACATCACGGTTTACCATGGCCAAATAGCCAGATGACGTGTCATTATACACTGTCATCCTTACATCGTCCATAGCATTTTTTACCCTTGCACCGCTGGCGATATCGTCTTTAATTCGGTCTACCATCATATCATGGTTTATTATAGTCATAGTCATAGCTTGTATTTATTCCTCATTCATCATAAAACATCCCTGTGAAAGTCCATATACAGTTTTGTAGTTCTGTGAGTGGAGGGCGAACACCTTATAATCTACATCGTGCCCTAGATACATGGACATACATAGTCCGGCCACACCCTTACAATCCATTTCAGAGAATACCTTAATGGCAAACTCCTTACGGTCCTTATCCTTGTTAGCGGCATAGAACGCCTCAACTTGAGCGATGATGTGGTTATGACGTGTAGTTATCATATCTATGGCCTTATCAATGATCTTACAGGCCACAGGATCGTCGTGGATCACCGATCTCGCATCATCAATGGTCTCGTTAATGACTGCCTCAAACAAAGCCCTAGGCGAGCTTAGGTTGAATTTTATACGATGACGTTCCAGGTACCACTTAGTCTTCAGCTTGAACATAGAATCATCTTCAAGCTGAACGACAAAGCCTTCAATCTTCTGCTTGTCATAAGCGGCATCAATCCACGCACGAGTGTCACCCTTGATATCAAATGATTTTACTCGATAATTATTCAGAATGGAATCGTCGAGCATCATTTCATCATCGACACGGATGCCTAACATATGATCCCGAATACCAAGGACAATCAAGTGAGGCTTTTCATATCCAATAACGACCCGGTTGTCGGGTGCTACCCACTCCATGACAACTGTGTAGTCGGCATTCGTAAGTCTGTCTAGTTCAAGGCGTAGTTCTATCTGCTCTGGTTGGTCAAGCCAAACCATAGCTGCCTGGGCCTGTGTAGAGGTGAGTGAAGTCTTGGACTTCAGCATCAGCTTCTCACCGTGCCGGTAAGTAGAGATCAGAGAACCATCAGCCTTATCCCATACATTCTTGAATGATGTCAAATCCAACACCGAGTCATCGGTCAATGGATTCTCATTCAAGTTGAAGAACTTGGGGAACGGGAGGGATGCCAGACGTGCTGGTGATCCGTTGGCGTTCATTTCAAACATATGACCACGACACTCCATAGCATTGGGTAGCACGAAGTCCTGGTAACGTGCCAGGCGATATGAAAATACTCGATAAGTGATACCATCCATCACATGATCTTTAAAATAGAATGCCTCGTTGGTGTTCACCAAGTTCATCAGGTCATTCCAAAGCTTTAGTTCAAAATCAAAATGTAATTGCATCATATTCTCCTAGAATAGTTCATCCTGTGCCTAATCATCAGGTACCGGCTGTTTGTGCCAACCTAAATCTTCGAGACCGAAAGTATCGATTAGGTCATTGGCATACTTGTTACCGAGTCTATCAGCAACATCACCCAGTGTCAACGATATTAAGTTGTGAGTGAACGGGCCATTCTGTTTAATGGCCCGTTTGATACTATCCTCAGCCTCCGCTAATATTTCAGATTTAACCACGAGGCACCTCCGTAACATTAACACCCCAGGCAGCACGTAGATTGTACACAACACGGCCAGGGTCTTCTTGATAGTAACCGTCATAGGCTTCTATACAATCCTTCACAACAAAGGCATCTGATCCAACCCTACAATAATGTTCAACATCAACATGAAACCCATCAAACTTAAACCTCAATTTATACTGTACCATCATACTCTCCATTCTTTACTAGTTTAACTTCCCATGAGTACAATTCTATTTCCCATGAGCACCACGATGGACGAACATAAATGTATAATCCATCCACGTGGGTTACGGTACCACGTACAGGATATTGGCGATGTTCTAACGGCCTAATATCCTTACGTAGAATGTCAACTTTATTACCGGCTTCCATTAGGTCTCCTATTCGTCGTTGATGTGGATTACTTGAGCGCCTTCGACGTTCAAGTCTTTATTACCAGCACGAGTTACGATCATCAGCACTGGAATGCCATCAATTGCAGTCTCTACTGACTGCTCGGGGATGTACCCATCGGTCACGATGACAATACACGCTGGCTCGTCATCCATTTCGTTAGCCATATCAACCATCGGTGCCATGTCGGTACCACCACCACCCACCAATTCTTTATTGACTGAGGTGAAATCGTCACCATCTTCGCTGTTGAAGCTGTCGATGATATGGGCTTTCGTATCACAAGACATCAAATCCATATCCCACGACTCGTATGTGTCCATGATTGATGCAAGTTCGGTCATAGCCTCACCCAGGTCTGCTGCTGACATTGAGCCAGAGGTATCTACACCAAACGCAAGTTTGATGTGGTCACCGGTCATGGTCGGGAAACAAACAGTGTTTGAGCGACGGCTGATACGGTTGTACGTGTAACGGTTGCGGCTTGTTTCGGTTACGAAGTCTTGTAACAAGTTCTTCCAAGGAATAACTGGCTCGATCATATTCTCGAACAAGCGAAGCAGACCGGCAGAACCAGAACCAGCCTGACGGTCATCAGCCGAAGCCTGACCAACAGCGGCAGAGATTTTCTGCTTGTTCTCGGCCTTGGTGGCTGCGCCAACTTCTTCCTGGCTGATATGATCGAATGGACGTGGCTTCTTACCCTTGCCTTCGCCTGAACCTTCACCACCCTGACCACCTTCTTCACCATCTTCTTCACCATCACCTGGCTCACCAAACTCTTCCAGAGCTTTTTCAAGGCTGTTCTTAGCCTCTTCCAAAATATCATGGTAGATAGCGTCAGATGACATATCTTTGTACTTGACATCATACAGGCCAAAGTCTGGCATAGCCAAAGTCTTCTCGGCAGTATCCATATGCTTCAGATATGAATTGATACAGTAATCGGCTGCAATGTTCCACAGCATTGGGTGGTAGGTCAGCTCACGCTGGCGACCGATGTGATCCAAGAAGATGTGAAGGATTTCGTGAGCCAATACAAAGGCACGTTCCTTACGATTCTTCAAGATATTCATCATAAAATCTGGGTTGATGAACACTGTGGATGTTGGGATGGTGGTTGCTGCCATTGTTGGCAGATCATTTGTGTAGTAATAGTTACAAGACATCACCAGGAAGCCCATGAACGGATATTTCAGTGTAAGGTCGATCTTGGCATTCAGTAGAGCTTTCTTCAGCTCTTCAGTGACCTCAATCGGTTTGGCTGCACTTGGGTTGTGATCAAATTCACCCTTCTTTGATGCTGACTCTTCCGTCTGCTGTGTCATTGTTGTATCGGTCATGTTGTTCTCCTGTTTAACTGTAGGACTATCCTACCATGGTTAAGTTCATCATGTCAACTGCTAAAACAAGGAAAGGAGTCCGAAGACCCCTTTCTCTAGCACCTATACCAACAGTCACATTAGTCAGGGATGTATTTGATCAGTTCTGCGAAGATTTTCTTCGACTTGCTGATGAGCTTCATGAAAACTTCACGCTTCGTAGAGTTCTTGATGCTCTTGAACAACAGAATCTTGAAGTCATCACCGAGCTGGCTAACCAGACCACCATCGTCCAACAGCACTTTCATGCGAGCATCGTTGTCGTAGTTATCGATCATGCAAAAGATCAGGCTCGATACTACCGCAAATGTGATACCGATATCATCGGTAGGAATCTGGTATTCCATTTCACCATCCATGACCTTGTTGAAGTCAGGCAACTTGCTGTAGTACTTGCGGAAAACATCGAAGTCCATAGTGGTACCTTGGCCAACACAGCCAGACAGGGCAATGTTCAGGCTTTCTTCGTCATAACCGACATTCATCAGGTAAGACGCTTGTTCCCATGAGCGGGGTGATGCAAACGCCATGTCGTTCTTATATGGATCGAAGCGATACAGGGCATCTTTACGAAAGTTCAAGAATCCAATGATCTGTTCGTTCAGACCACGACTGATTGCATAAGCAGTCCAGTCATCCACGTTGGCAGTAATGAATAAGTGCATACCGAAGCGATTGGCCAGGGCAGGTGCAACTTCTTTGGCACCTGTCTTATCAGACTTCAGGTTACCAGCAGCAACGATCTTCCAACCTGGTGGCAGTTTGCGACCGTTTTGGATGGTGCGATCCAGTACCAGGCGGTAAGCGGCGTGTTGAGTGCTGACGTTAGCATTAGACAGCTCATCAAGGAAGATGATGCCCTTACTATCTGGGTCTTCAGGAAACCATGATGGTGTAGAGAATCGCATTTCACCAGACTCTTGCACTACATAAGGAATACCACCGATGTCTGATGGCTCCAACATCGCCAAGCGAAGGTCAACCATACCAAGGCTATGCTCTTCACAGATTTGTGCAACAAGTGATGACTTACCGATGCCGGGTGATGAATGAAGGTAGATGGGTGCATGACTGTTCTCATCTGCCAAGATCGGGGCGATCAACTTCGATGCATTTCGAAGTGTTACCGTAATTTCGTTTGAACCTGCTGCTTGCTTTGACATCTTCGTCTCCTTGTTGTTGAAGTGTGTAGCTATTTTACCCCGGATTGGGTAGGGAGTCAACCCCATTTTACAATTATTTGAACATTAAGTTGAGGTTTTCTGTCTCGGCTCATGTTCTCCTGTGAGTGAAATTACATATTACCAGGGTAGTTTACAATTGTCAACAAAAAAAGGCCACCGAGGTGACCTTTTTGGAGAAACGATTAATAAACCGTTTTATGAAGTCCCACCACGCTTGGCCTTCAATGCAGCCAGCAAGTCTTTGGATGACTTCTTAGGTGTAGCGTCAGCCTCTTCAGGTACCGCAGCTTCAGGTTCTTCTTGTGCATCTGTACTGGCTTCTGGAGTTGAAGCCTTTGTACTGGTTGCTGGTTTCTTATAACCATTTTCATTCTGAGGTGTGGCCAGAATTTCATCAGCAGCTTCCATCCAGGCCAGCACGTCTTCAGCGGCACCGCCTTCAGGTACCAGAGTTGCCAGGTCATGGAACTCATTAGCATCATCCAACAGTGCTTCGAGTACATCTTCAGGAAGTTCAGAAGTCTTGGCTTCCCAGAAACACTTATCGTAGCGGTTGTTCTTACCGAGCTTGGTAAGTTTGATGACGAAGTTGTTACCATTTTCGAAATCGAATGGGTCATCAACAGTACCGTTCATAATGCCTTCCAGGGAATTATCCCACATGTGGAATGGCATGTTGATCAGTTTGATGACCGAACCATCTTCGTTCTCAGGTATCTCGATAGGGCTATCGATAACGATACACTGGGCAATACGTTTGCTAGAGTTACGCCATTTATCTGACTCTTCCTTGTTACCGGCCTCTTTCAGTTCCCAGGCACGAGAACAGGCAGGGCAATACTCACCGACGTTCTTAGAACACATCATAGTTTTGATGCGGTTGTCGCGGATATTGTCATGGACGTGGTATTCGACGAAGTAACTACCTGAGTCACCACCGTCTGGTAGGAGCCGTACTTTCATTGTCTCGTTTTCACCGAGTTTGAAGTAGGGCAGGAATCTTGGGTCTTTGCCACCGTTGGCTTTCTTGTCTTGTTCCACTTTGGTCTGCTTGCGGAACTTACTCATATCTAACTTTTTCATATTGATCTCCTATTGGTCATTGAAAGTTGTGAAAGATGTTTTTAGGTTGAGAACTCTTATAAACTCAAACGGCTTGTGGTCTTAACATGAAGGTGATCTCGTCAACTTCAATATAAAGAATACCGTGCTTACCTATCCCTAGCATTACCTCATCATTAGACTTGGTTGCCTGCCGAAGCAGCTTTACCAAATGTTCTTTCTTCCAGTGGTTGGACCACGAACCTGATGTATTTGTTCCAATGATATCTGTAAAATTATCAGACACACCATCGAACAGCTTGATCAGGATATCGTCACCATCACCTTCTAATGAAACGTACTCTGGATTGAGAGCTAAGATAGCTTTTAGTATCTCATCTACTCGCTCTTTATTTATCACGATGGTATTCACGATCTCATCGTTAACCATACCACTTGGTGCTTCAATCGTGTCAGGTTTGGCACAGGTGAATGATACACGTTTGCGGCCTTCTTTGATTGTGATTGCCTTGGTGGCCCCCCCTTCAAAAGCCGTGGTTGTTACCTTTGCCTTCTCACAATCGAATAGCTTCATACGGTCGAACAGCGTTGATATGCGGTGCACACCAATGGTTTCGTCTATGAATGATCCTTCCATCTCTGAAAATACTATCACCGATTTAGATTCATCGGCACAACGTATCAAAACTGAATTCTCTTTCTTCTCAAGAATGACCTGTTTGATACCTGCGTTGTTGATAGCACTCAAGATTTTAAATACAACCTCTAAATGCATTTTGCTCTCCTTTTTGCCTTATAAATACTCTACACATACTAGGAGTCCTAACCATGAACAAAGTTCAACATCTTTCTGAATCAAACATCGATTTCATTAAACTGAAAACGAAGTGGGACACTATGGATGCCGGAGAACTCGATCACGAGTTGGACGACCTGTTTCTCAAGGTAGAATACTACCAAGAGTACTCACCAAACATTGCTACACAATTAAGATTGGTACTAACAGCACTTGATGAGTATATCTGCCTACGTAACGACACTTAAAAATCAAACAAGGATGCCGTTAATGCCTCGTTTCTGGATTTCTTATCCAGGCCAATCGGTTTCAGGTACGCCTCTACCTTCCTATGCACCGATTCCCACTGCTTGTGGTAGTCTATATCAACACCCTCTAAGAACTCGGGTATCTTTGTAATATCTGATGGTATTGCAATATAGTCCATGTCTTTATGCTTTATGTAAATGATCTTGATCTTTGCACCAGATGTTATCGGGGCATCCTGATCACCGCTATAGGCGTTAAAGACCATCGACGCTCTTGCATGTTGTGGGAACCCTTTGAAGTCCCCTTGTTCTTCCAGCTTATCTTCGTACTTGGTCAGGTTTCGAATTGTCTTCGGATTGCCGATGGTGAACATGTCCATCGTAAAGTACTTGATCTTGAAGTCGTCAACAAACGCTGTGATATCGTCGAACTCAGCATGGTTGAGTATCATATCGATCAACTCTTTCAAAAAGTCTTGGATCACGATAGGTGTGTCTGTCTTCTTGATTTCGACACCCATGATCTTCATCTTATCGACGGTGATACCTTCATCGTTGATCACATGCATGATGTATTTCTTCTTGTTCAGGAATATCGACTTGTCAGATACAACCTCACGCTCTGTTGTTATGATCGAGTTCCAAGCTTCTGGCACATTGAACACATCCTTCATGAATGCTGGGAATGCTTTGTTAACTTCATCACCGATGAAGTCGGCCAGCTCGATAACATCTTTCTCATCAGCATCCTTATCGAATACGCTACCGAGATCGATATACACTGAGTCAGTATCACCATAGATAGTAGAGTCGGATGAATACACCCCATACTTGTACCCACCTTTACCGTCAGGGAACAATCCCTCTATCTCATTTGGATGCTTCATTTACTTCCCTCATCAATTGGTCAGACTTCCAGGCTTGGAACTTGTTAATGTATTGACCGGTCAGGGTCACACTGATAGCAATGTCCAAGTCGAAGAACCGACTATACTTGTTTGATATCGCACCGTACAAAGAGTTCAATTGAACTTTGTAGATGTACTGGAGCATGTCGTAATACAATCCCTTTTCCTTATCACCATTCTTGAAGAACTCCTTCGACATGTTTTTGGTACGCTTACGTTCAGCGAACCACACACCAAGTACCTCGGGGATCAATCCAACCTCACCGTTAAAGATGCTGCCATTGGCAGACATTGTGTAGCCTTCTTCTTTGATCAGCTCACGTAGATCAGCAGGTGTTGTCTGTAATACATCACCAGATTGTTTCATATGAATGATGATGCCATCTTCGTCGTTATTACCCTCGATAATCCTTAGGAAGTCGGCTTCGCGTCCGTCACACTGCATAATAAATGTCTCAGGACTCATACCGAGCGAACGAAGGATAGCAGGATATAGTGAGGCCAAATCGATTGACGACGCCCACCCGTATCGAGCCGTTACAGGATCAGCAACCCAGGCACCGATGAACTTACCTTCTTTATCACCATCACCACGATCAGGTAGGACGATTGGTTGTGCGCGTTCAAAGTGTGCGTAGTTCCTGATAGCATGTTCGAGGAACTTGATGGTGCCCATGACTTCGTTGATCTTGATCGTTGCCTTACGTGACATCTGAACAGCCAACTGAATCAGTTTCTTCTTCTCTTCAAGATCACGTAGTAACCGAGAATCGTGTAAGTTATATTCGAGGAACTTCTTGATGTCAGTTCGGTACAGCTCACCCAGGTCACCATCATAATTGATCTTACCGTAGCCTAATTCTGCCTGGGCAATGTTCTCCAACTTCATAGATGGTTGTTGAATGAATGTGAACTTCTCGTACAGCTCCATGTAATCGAGATGTACCCTTCCGACCAGGACATACTTGGTGCGTTCATTATAAAACTTGTCTTTGCCTGTTTGCTCTTTAAGCTTAAACCCAGCACGACAGAACTTTCTATCAGCAGCAGCTTCGCCATACAACATCCGGCTTCTCAGAACGATGTAGGGTATATCATAACCTTCACTGTTCCACCCGGATAGAATGTCGATGTCTTCTATCAGTATGAAGAAGATGTCGAGCAACTGTCTCTCGGTTTGGCACTGGTGCATGTGGACGACATCTTCCCCGGTATCGATTCTCACCGGCACGTTATGCACATACAATAGGTGAAACTCGTCTCGGGTCTTATCGTATAGTGATAGGGCATTGATGATACCGAATGGATTGTCTGGTGTTGGATAACCGGTACCACGTTTTAAATCATAATCGGTTTCGATATCGAGAAATCCTACGTTGGGTGTATGGTCTGGTGCATTGAAGTATGTGTCGGATAGATGCTTGTGGAGTGCGGTGATATCGCTTTCGAATATATGGATATGAGAATCCACGAACCTGTTGTACTCACCTCTAGTTTGGAAGTCATGTCGCTTAACCTTATCACCAAACATTGACATCTCTGTACCATTATCATCCTTAACGTAGGCATAATATGGTGCGGGGTCGGTTAACATATGAAGAGCACCTACATCGTCTCTCACCCATGTTATGATGTCATCCCCTGCGTGAACTGCATCTATAAACATTTAATTCTCCTTAATACGATTTCCAATAATCACCACAGGATTGATATCCTGCTGGTGGCTTTTCACCGTACTTCTCTTCTCTTAGCTGTTCCCTGACATTATACCAATCTAAACCGGTATCTTTCATCCGCTGTCTTATTTGTTCCTCTGTTGGTTCAGTCATCCTATATCCTCAATGTGTTGATGAAGTCATCTATATCAAGAGACTCATCTGCCTGGTTGATTGTGTAAATCCTCATCAGGTCTTTCAAATCTTGTTTGGATTGTGCGTGGTATGTATAGATGTTACCCACAGTATCGATTATGAGCATATGTATCTCCGACGCTCCAAACCTTCCATTATATCCGACAAACGCTTCGCCTCTTCGTTCAATAGAAAATTCATCATAGACGAAAATAGTTTTACGTGAGAGGTCGAAAATCTTTGCGGTAGTGTCTGGTAGGATGTCGAATACAATCCTTATATAACAATCTTCTGGTGCCTTTAGCAGAACCAGGCTCATAACGTATATGCTCGCATGAAAAGACTAACTGACATCTTGTTGACTTCAACTGACTCATTATATACTTTAAAGAACTCTTTATGTGTAGGGGAGGTAGGGTTATTAAACATATGGAACCAATCACTCCGCCATAGATTATTTACACCGTCCATTACGATATATTCAGACATACCAGAAGTAAGTGAATGTAACAGTAATCCACTATAGTTGTTTCGTTGTAAATATAGTATGGTGGTGATGTTATTATCTGGATCGATGACACCATCAATAACCTTTCTGACTTGTAACTTAGATATTATATTACTATCAATTCGGACTATATAAAAGTTCATAACAGGTGTGCACTCATAAACTCTGACAATTTCATGTCGAACTCTCCCAACTCATACATACGATATAGATTTTCAAACTCATCAACACCAAATCATGATTCTTATTGTACTGGTGCCCACCCATTACCGCCCCAGATAACACTAAACAGATGATTTGTTTTCTGTGCTGAACCTAGGACGGCTGTGATATGGTGGAACTTCATTAGCCGGGGTCTTCATCCGGGTTGTGACTGTACACACCCACTTCCTCGGCCAGGTCCAGAAGTTCTTCGGTCTCGGCATTGACTTCATCGCCATTTGCCTTGTAGGCCAGGGTGACCAGACGGCGGAAGAGCTTAGGTGGTACCTGAACCTCATCCTTCATACGGTCGGCAATAGCCTTTTGTAGGTCAGTCTCAGACTGCACACGATATTTGCTGTTGACGCCTTCTTCAACGGCTTTCTTCAGAACTTCGCGCTGTTCTGCATTCAATTGAATTTCACTCACTTGCTTCTCCTTTTGTGATTGATGATAAAACTACCCAAACGCCATTCAACAGAACTTCTTCCACAAGGGTCTGTGGATCAGTTCTGTATGGCAGTTCGAGTTCTTGACCGTTAAGAACGATGGTCTTCGTATGGTTTGTGATTTCGGTTAACATTGGTCCTCCAGAATAGAGGACCAATATGCTACTTAAGCCCTCTACGGCTTCTGATTTTCAAGCTCCGTTTCAGATTTCTCTTACGGGCTGCTTTACCCTTACGGCTACCTTTACGTGCACCACGGCGTCTTGCGATTCGTTCAGAGGATTTCTGACGTACACATCGGTTACCGACCAATCTAAAGCCTGGTGGGCACTTCTTACGTATGACAGTCTTCCCTTTACGGATTACCTTCTTCCGCTTGGGTGCTGCTTCCATTAATAAATCGTCTATTTTCATATATTCACCTTACATGTATTTATGCAGGGTGAACATTATAGTGATTTATCGAACTAGCGAATCAAGCTCCCGAATCAATGGGGTGACAGGGGTGCTGGACCGGAATCCATAATCCTGAATTCGCTTCTGAATGAAGCATACCTCGATTTCAACCGCTTTACGTTCACGGCCTCGCAGGTTTTTGCCAATACGGCGGCGAAGTGCTTTGGAAGCACGTTCAAATTTCCGCTTCAGGTTCTCTTCACGAGTCTGTTTGTAAGCGGGTTTGGTGTTACGTCGCTGAGGTACACTCGACATATTACTCTCCTTCTTATGATACTACTTAAGAATGATCAGGTTACCCCTGACCGCCATTGTCCTTCCTAGACTTTCTTCTCCTACGCCTCACAGGCTTCTCAGACTGCTTAGCGGGTGTTCTGCTGTTCGGCTTGCCTCGGCCAAACATAATGTCCAATCGTAGCTCCAGACGCTCCTTGTTGACCTCAGCTTCCTTCTGGTAGCCTTCGGTGCCCTCGTATTTGTCTGGGGCGGTATACTTAATCGATAGTGTGCTTAAAGTAACTTCCTCGTAAGTGTGTTCATGTACTGCTTTGTTATGACCGTCATATACTATAGAGATCGTGTCATCAGTGAAGTCTACCAGGGTGCCGTAAATACGTTCCACGTACCGGATATTGATTATCACAGGTTGTTCTTTGTGATAATATCTGAGCTTCCTATTTACCACACTGTGCTCCTAATGATGCAAATCCTATGATTAGTGATCCGAATATTAATGACACCCCCACCAATAAGTCCGTTGCCAGCCAGGCAACCCCAATGATTGTAAATCCTATGCTCAGTATAACCAGTAGTTCTAACAGTTTTTGGGCAATCATATCGTCTCTCCTAAATGAGGTAGGGATCATTATATCCCTACCTTGGGTCTCATGTCAAATTTTTATTCGTCCTTACCATGCTTACCGTCGTGGTCGTCATCAGGCCCGTTACCCCAACTATTGTTACCATGCTTCTTGTCATCAGTTCCACCTCCTCAATTCACAGTTTGATACCCTCTGGAACTAGACGTGGTGTAAAATCCTTTACCGTTACTTCGTATCCATATCGCCTGTAGATGTTCCTCAGTATATCTTCTAACTGATCAGACAGGATCATAGCACAGTTCCTGGCGTGTTGTCTACACCTAAATTTCATTAATCGTTTTTTCGTGTTACGGAAGTGTTCTATACCGGCATCATCTTCATACAATCTAGCGATGTCATCGAGTACTTCATTGAGATTGTAAATCCTGGCGATATTGACGGTCTTCTTGTTACCCTTACGAGAGTTACACTGATTACACATTGGTTGGAGGTTTTCAATCCTATTCGACCCACCAGCATCCTTTGGGACAATGTGGTCTACTGTTATGTGGAATTGTGTGCCATCTTCACGATGGCCTATGATTTGGAAGTAGAGCCTGTCAGGTCTCTCTATTGATCTACGGAATCTAACGTAGGTTGGTTTGGCGTTACAGTGGGCACAGATGACGCCCTTGTGCCGGAAGGTCTTTACCCTAATACTTTTTTTGACTCTCACGTCGTCGTTTATTATGATGGTGGCCCTTCTGTTTTTATCCTTGTAGTTTTCATTTATGCGCTCCATAACGTAGTCTACTGGTAAACAGATTTCGTCCTTTACGTTCAAATGATTGATCTCCTATTCTAAGTTATTGTTTTTGTGCTTCTTCTTACGGTCGTACTTGGTATCGTCCTTGAAGAAACCAGATTTGTTAAATTTACTGGCAAATTTCGCAACTGGGTTACGAGCCTTTTCAGTGATTTTCTTAAGCTTCTTGTTCTTGTTCTTTTTCTTCTTCCGCTTCTTAGCCATCATGATTTACCTGTAAGTCATTATCCGCCACAAAACGCATGACGTGTTTGTAAAGTTCTGGACATGTTTTCTTGAGGTCAACGGATACATGCATACAGCATACCCCTGTAATATCACATACCGGTCTCAGCATTTCATTATACTTTAGTCTCTTGCTTTCGTCAAACGTAGACATTAGGCCGGTGAGCCTTTGAATCCAATCAGATGGGCGGAACCTCCGCCCACTGTTGGTCACACTATACACTATCATGTATAGTCCTCAAGGCTACACTCGAACATGGTGAATATGGATTTTCTCATATCACTACATGTGGCATTGGGTGAAGCGATGTAGTCATTGACTATACCCTCCAACCACTCATTGTCGTCCTTACCACCTTTCACGCGAGTGTAGTCCCCAGACTTGTACCCCTGGTGTTGGCGGATTTCATTGAGTGTTGATTTGGCGATGTAGATTGCTGATATCTCTTCAGCAGTCATACCAACAGACCGGAAGAATGCATCATATGCCACTTCAGTGCTTGATCCAAGCATGGATAGGGCGGAGGCGATAAACTCTTTATGGTTTAACTGTCCATCGTCGGATGATATCTTGACACGTACTATTTCATTGGGCATGTATCCCCAGTTCAAGTCACCACTACATTCATAATGGTTCTGGTACCCATTAAGGATCAAGACCGACAGGGCGAAGTGTAGGATATCGATGGCTTCAACTTTGAGGTTCCACACATCATGATTATCACACTTCTTCCACCACTTCCAGCTCACAGAATCCATTAACTCTGAAAACTCGGCAAACATCGCCACACGGTAATGATCTACCGTGAGTGAATCCTTCCAATTAGACACCGTGATCTCATTCAATCTATCTTGTATATCAAGCATATCTTGTAGAGTTAGAAGGCGCTTGTCTAACATGTTTTAATCCTCTCTGTGGTAGTATTTACCACCAACACATGCAAAGTCAGTGATAATTACTGGTTCGATATTCACAAGCTTCTCGTGTGTATCGATATGATTCAAAGCGAATCCCAACTGCCATATTTCACCGTTACAATACTCAGCGTCACGATGATGACCCGCCGCCATTTGCAACCAGTTGTAGCTGCCATAGGTTTCGTTGTGTAATGCCCACATTACTTGCTTGTGGTGATGTCCACTCACGCCCGGCAACCCAAGGTTACGACCTTCTGGAAAATGGTGAGCTATGAAGCAGTCGTAATAGACGCGATAGTTCTTTCCAATTTCCTTCTTAATGTCCCCTTTATTATAGGCAGCTAAATCAGCCTTTGCAATATAATTAATCTCGAACTCATCCAGACCCAAAAGCTTGGATACAGTGAACCCATGCAGATCAGCCAGGAGCGACTGTAAAGCCGGTGTAGCATCCGCAAGGTGACGAAGGAGGCGGTACTCATGGTTTCCTTCGATCATGTCTATCTGGGCCTCTGGACAAGCTTCACGTAGAGGTTTGAGGATATTATCGTGTACAAACTTGATGCGACCGGTAACATCCCAGGTACGAGGGTCAACGAAGTAGCGACCGAACTCAGGAAGATCAAATACGTCACCGTCAAGCACGATAATGTCGGGCTGGACACGCTTGGCGGTATCGATGAACACTGACAACCAGAATGGGTCACACTCAATATCATGTAGATCAGATGCGCTCAGGATCGTTTTGAATCGACGGTTATTTTCACGAACAAACTTCTCACCCCAATCTAAACGCTCATTTCCGAACTCACGGTAGTGATCAACACTTGCGTGTTTGGCTGCTTGGTTCGCAATTGCTGACTGCTGGCGTGTCGGTGACATGCCTGCTTGCTTCTTGAACTCGACCCAGGTACCAAAATGCTCTGTCCATGCTTTCTCTGGCACATTACTGTTGCCACGGAAGAAGTTTCGTGTTATTCTCTTATCAGGATATTCCTCACTGAATCGATTCAACTCTTCGATACATTCGTCCGCTGTAAAATTTACCTCACTCATATTATCTCCTAAATGTCTAATTCTATTGTTGGAATGTCTGCTGCCTCAGCCATTGCCATCTTGCTCACCGTGTCACCGTGCTCAGAATCCCCAATACGGATTATGACATCGACGTAATCGACGAAGAAATCATCATCCTCACCAGGTTCGTCACCAACAACCAACTCATCGTCAGTTTCAAACCGTTCCTTATCACCTAATGACGCTGGTGTGATTCCTACAGTTTTATACCCACGGTCGTAAGCAATATCATAGGCGACCTGGGCGACACCTTCGTCAATCCCATTTGCCACTATCACAATTGATTTGGTACCGTCATCGAATTCTGATAAGACCTCATCGAGCATTTCTTCAATCTCAATGTCTGCCTCCACTTCATCAAAATCCGCATCATTAGAATAGCCGATAATGCCTATTCTTAATTCTTCCTGTGGCTCTCCAAATAGAGCACCGTTTTCAAAAATGTCGCTCACTTCAACCTCCAACGATTGTAATGTGATCTGTTGCTCGTGTCACACCAGTGTAACGAAAGCGTTTCCGATCCCACCCATTAACCTTTTCATCCAAGAACAAAACATTCTTGTATTCACTGCCCTGGGCTTTGTGTACTGTTACAGCATAACCAAACGTGAAGAAGCCAACGGTACGATCATGAAACCGTTCGTTCGGTGACTGTACTTCATCCCAGCAACCATTCGGTATCTGGATGTTATGTATTTCAAGTGATGGTCTGTCCAGAGATCGTATGCTGTAGGAGATGGCTTGTTTGTAACCATCCTTCACTGTTGATAACGTAGATGCTGTCCCAACCCTGATGATTGTAAACCGCTCGCCGTTGAAGATACGGGTTCCGCTATAGAATCCATTCTTGAGACACATGATGGTCTCGCCTTCTACCGGCATTTCGGTATGATATCCTTTAGCGACTCGCGCTAAAGAGTTTAAGCTGTTACGTTTTCTGTTAGTAGCACATAGCATTATATCAAAGTGGTTATCCATAAGTAAATGTTTGGTGACATTAGTGTCAAGAAAACGTACCTGTGATTTTCCTTTGTATTTAGCCGCAGCGAACTTTCCTGTCTTCCTAACGTCTGTTGCAAGGGCGGTGATGGGGTTGCTGAGTGATGTACGAAGTACTTCAGACAACTCATAATCAGGTACCGACATGATGTTGAAGTCGTCGCCGTCCATCGATACCGCTGGTAGCTGCCAGAAGTCGCCAACGTATAAGATAGGGATGTTGTACCCCATGATGTCATTGAAGATGGGTCGTGATAACATACTGGCCTCATCCATGATGATGGCGTCCGCGATCATGGTTTCTTGTTTCTCAAATCTGATTAGATTACCATCTTCATCGAGGTCGGGTTTATACATGAGGGCATGTATTGTTGTAGCGTCTACACCCTTACCCTTCAATACGGATGATGCTTTGCCTGTAGGAGTAACCACTTTATAGTCACACCCCAACTGCATTAGATGTGTTGATAATTCTTGAATGATGGTTGTCTTTCCTGTACCGGCTGGTCCGGCGAGAACATACCCTCTACTATCAGCATTCAGAAAGAAATCGAAAGCGTTGTTTAATGCAATGTCCTGTTGTCCTGTTAGTTTGAATTGCATAAATCTTCTTCCACCTTGGCAATAACTAAATCCTCAACCTGGGCCAGAGACATATTCGACGTGTCGATTATATGTGCATCTGGATACAAGATGGGCGCGTTCAAGTGATAGGAGTCAACAATTCTCTGTAAGTTCAATATAAAGTAATCATCGAGTGTATCTAGCTTACCCCGGCGTTGTAAGCGGTCTGTCACGGTGTCTACATCGGCAGTCAATACGATGGCGCTGTCATACTCTAATCGTGGCATACCGACCGCCATGAGGACGTTCATGAATGGTTTGAACTCCATTCCTTGGTACACCAGCGTTGATAGTAAGCTACGGTCACATACGAGGTTCCCAATGACCTTCAGCCTGTTGGCTTGTTTGATAACTTCCATATGACCTGCCAGGAATATCAACATCTTGGCATCATTGTCAATCCTAGTGTAACGCTTGATGATGTGTTGGTAAAGGTCTTCTGTAAAATTTGTTAAACCCTGTGGGGCATGAATGTATTTGGCATCCATTATCTTGGTGAGGTGGTTAGATATGCTCGTCTTCCCTGTCGCCTCAAATCCTTCAATTAGTACAAGTTTATTGTTCATAGAACCTCCAGTTATAATACTAGACACGAAAAAGCCACCAAAGTTCGCACTATGGTGGCTTTATTTGTCGGGACACTACCCCGACTCAGGAGTAAACCTATTTGACTAGAGATTTTAGTAGTTGATCGACTGATTTTGCAACACCACGTTTGAAGCGTTGTTGTAACTCAACCTTATCTTCCATCTCGTCACTGATGTACTGATTCAGTGCTACAGTCACACGGTACATACTGTCTGACTTGTCATTGGTACGGATTGCACCAGAAGAATACAGATCACGAATCTTGATTCGATGTTGTTCACCCATACCGGCTTCCTTAGCGGTTTCTTCCAGCAGTTCCAGAGCACCGTTACGGTCGAACTTCTTATCGAACATCAGGGCCATGGTAGGCATGATGTAATCGTTCCAGTTGTCGATCAACAGCTTCAGGGTTGGCACAAAGTTCACCGTGCGGTCACCGATTGTGTTGGTATGACGTGCTGACAGGTTGTAGCTGGTGTTCAGGACTTCCATATCGACCTTAGTGGTCTTGTTATGGGCTACCAGACTCATAGAGTGCTTACCCTTACCATCGACGCTTGTGCTGACTACCAGACGCATATCCAGTTCATCTGGTACACAGTTGGTGCTGTGCATACCTGGCAGCTCTACGGTGAGCATCTGTGAGCCACCGTTACCGCTAACATATAGGGTAGTGGGGCGAGACTGAAGACCGGACAGCTCAAGCTGTTCCTTGAGGTCTGCATACACATCTTTGGTTTGGACTGTGCCGTACAGATCGGTTACGGCTGAGATTGCTTGACGATTGCCATCACGAAGACGATCAACAACTACGAAGTTGAATCCAGTGAAGCGACCGGTGTTTGTTTCGCCTTCAGCACGTACTGTCTCGCCGTTGTCGTTATAAAGGCCGTTAACGATGTCTACTGGGTAATCAACAGTATCCATTGCTACTTCCCAGGCGTTGCTGAAGGGGTCCAGGTCAACGATGATTTTATTCTCGATGAGAAAGTTGTTCTCGCTGGTGAGGCCGTTTGAAACTTCGTCTGCTGTGTTGAAACCAAGGTAAGTTTTAGCTTTCATAATTGTGTTCTCCTGTAAGTGAGATTAAATAGTACCAGGGTCGATTTCAATTGTCAACTAAAACTTGTCTATATCATTCGTTAATAGTAAGTCCATCTCTTTCCTCAATTGTTCTACCTTAGCAATCACTATCTTAGACATACCCTCTGGGCACAGGACACCGTAAGGCTCTCGATAGTCTTTGCGTTTCTTCTTTGAACGAGGGAATGGAAATTTATTTGATTGCCACAGTGTCTTTATATAGCCTTTATGGTTCTTGGCCGTATAGTGGGGGAAGGTGGTGTCTACCAGAACAATCCTGACCTGGTTCATTATGTCATTGGGATTAAACTTCCCGGCGTCCTCTGGGTCCAAGACTACACTGTACTTCCTGACCATTATACACAGCATGACTACCCCTTGGTGATGGCGATAATGACTGCTACTGCGACAATGAATATAATCACACCAACAAAGATACCAATTGCTCCGATGAACGGTAACATGAAGATGAACAGGACAATACCTACTATCAATCCAAGTAGCCACTCAATACCATTTCCGATCCAACGAAAGAACCTCTTAATTGCGGTCATTATTATCTCCTAGTTGATTTGATTGTACAGTAATGTGGAGGTTTTGTAAACCCCTTAACGAGGAAGGTGGCCAGAAAGGCCACCTTAATTGCTGGAGGTTACTCGGTGGGTTTTACTGTTTTAGGCCGACCACGACCACGCTTCTTCGGTACTTCCACTACGGTGTTATCAACACTATTGGTTGGGTCGGTCTTCACTTCTGCTTTCTTCTGTGGCTTTGGTACAACCACAAACAGCTTATGATAGGCTTCGATTGCCAGGACACCGTTGTCCAAACGTGTATCACGCATGTGTTTCAGCATGGTTCCACCTTTTGCTTCGATATCCACCAGGCGGTGATAATCGACTGCGGCCAGGTATTCGATTGGAATAACGATAGTGTTTTCATCTCCATCTGCGATTACAAAAACCTGCTTAGCCTTACCTTTAATTTTAACTACTTGCATTGCTCACTCCTTTATAGTTTGAATGTCATCTTAAAAACTCTTGAATGTCTTCCCATATTGTTTTTCACATTCACTAGTTTATACTTGCCTAAAAACCTGACAACCTGTACAAATTTGAAAGATTGTCCGTTACTTGCTATGTTATTTATAGCTTCTACAACTGACTCCTTAATATGATCAGGTTGGCGGCTAAGATCGATCAACTCACGGTTGAATTCGAAGTTCTCCTTCACAGTCTTTCCGTCTTTCAAGATGTGCCCCATTAGGTTCACCATCTCCAGGCCATCGTCCCACGCTTTTTTCAATCGTGTTTCTCGAACTCGTGGGTATGCTGAGAAGATGTTATCACCACTGTCACCACGAATACACTTGATGAACAGGTCATATTTAGGGTTGTCGGATATACGTTCAAGCTTCAGTGATGGTGCATACAATCTCACACGATCATTAAGCAACTGTACAAAGTCTTTGTCGCTGGAGATGATCACACTCTTCTGAGTGCTCATCTTGGTTGCAAATGCTATGATGTCATCAGCCTCGGCACCCTCGACATTCAAGGTTGGGATGTTAGTTGATTCCCTAAAGAAAGTCATTAAGTCTTCCATCACCTCTATCATCTGGGCCTTATGTTCGTGTTCTTCACGCTTGCCTTTATATTCTGGATACAGTTCGTCACGTCTCCAGTTCTTTCTACCGTCACATGCGATTAATAGACCAGAAGCAGAGAACTTTTCAACTGAGAACAGGATGTCGTTCAGTATCTTCTGGATGATCAGTGATTGGGAGAACTCACCATTGGTGTCTTTCATTGTCGCAAAGTACGATGCATACACCAGGTTGGATAAATCTACTATCAGGTTTGTTGGTTTTGCCATATTATTCCCCGTCGTTGAATAGGTTGTCGTCGCTGTTGTCTTCGAATGACATTACAAACTGTTCGGAAGCTTCGTTCGCCAATACTACCAGTGCATAATGCACAAGGGTTTTGTCGATGGCTTCGGCACCTTTGATGACGTTATTCTTGACCATCACCGGTACGAATTCTGGACTCACTTTAGAATCGATCTTCACACCCATAGCATTATCGAATGTGAATGTGATACTCGCCTGGATTTCTTTAGGCTCTTCTTGTTTGACAACTTCATCGTTGATTGGTTCAGATTCACTGGCCAAGGCAGCATCGAATAATGGTTCGACTGAGTAATCTTCAAGGGGTAGGTCCACTTCGTCGTCCTCTTCTAATATATCACTCATAGTGGGGTTGGTTGGTTCCGGTCTTATTTCTTGCTCGGGATATATCCCAAGTAATTTGAGTAAAAAGCTGAACATAATGTCCTCCTTCTTTAATAGACAACAGCCCGAGACAAAAGTTCCGGGCTGTTGATATGGACGTGCTTATTTAGTGGGTCTGCTTACTGCCAGACATATCCACCGGCACTGTTACGCTTACCGGCCAGGACACGCTTGATGTCGTTGGCACGGACACCCAGGACTTGATAGGCTAGTTTGGTATTTGCAAAGGCATACACTTCACCAGTGGTGAGGTTGGTGCCGACCACGTTCGCATCAGAAGGTACATCTTCAGTGAGGATGAAACGGCTTTCACCAGCAAATGGAATTGTACCATGGGCTGCTTTGTTGATTTGGCTGACTACGATACCTGTTGCTTCGGCTGCGATTGATTGTGATGGGAAGAAAGCTACAAAATTACCGTCGAGGTCATATTGAGCTACTGGGATTCTGCGTCTTGACATAATAAATTCTCCTATGGTTAATGTCTTGATTTGTGCCGGGCGCATTTTGCTCGGCTACAACGTTAGACAATACACCAGATAAAAGTTCCATCAGAAATAAAAAAAGAGGCCGAAGCCTCTTTTACATGTTCATAGCCTTAAGCCCGTACAACCCACATTCTTTGTAGAATTCAATCATCTCCAAAAGAGTTTTTGTGTCAGCTCCGTATATTGCTCCGTTTTTTAGGCGGAACAACAACTCATCAACACTCGTTTCTTCTGGTTCCCATTGACCCTCAAGTCCATAACAAGAACAATGACTGGCATGTACTTCATAGAGTTTGTCATCTTTGACGAACAACACGAATGCTGCTCCTTCATAATGTTCAAACTCATACGATGCATACGCCATCGTTACTCTTGCTAAGTCCTGTGGTGTTATTTGGAACTCAGCTACTACATCATCAACACTATTAAAATCACCTTGGTACATTTCACTATCTCCTATGTTAAGTATACATAAGTCAATAGTTTGTGTTGATGTCTGACATTAAACCACGAATGGCTTAGGTTGTCAAATTGGCCCGCCACCAGGGAATCGAACCCCGCACAGCGAAGTTTGGAATCTCGCTTGGTACCCAAGACCGTAGCGGAAGCGGATTAATCGGTTGCACCGTCCTTGGCATCGAATGTGATTCGTGTGCCGGTTTTCAGTACCTTACATATTGTTGCATACGTGCCATTATCTAGCTTGATGACTGACATGCCTTTACTATCACAACTGTGCCAATGCTTCGACGTGAAGTTCATCGTCACTGTTGCATTATGTTCTGCCGCATTGGCCACGGTAAACATAAACAGTCCTAATACGAATACCAATACATACGGCCATATACTTTCAGATATTTTCACAACATCCTCCTTTATGGATCAAACCCTGGGCTTACTGGGTCTTGCCTCATACACCCATACCTTCATCAGGATTCATACCCTTTTCGTCTGGTGTAATTATAAAGTCTTCTTCGTCGCGGGTAATACCTCCACCAGCACCGCTAGACAACTCTTTTGTACTTAATTTCATGTTACTTCTCCTGTTGTTTGGAGCGGATAGAGGGATTCGAACCCTCACTACACGGTTTGGAAGACCGGCGACTCACCTCAAGCTTATCCGCATTGTTTGGTACCCGGAGTTGGTATCGAACCAACCACCTCACCCTTATCAGGGGTGCGCTCTACCATCTGAGCTATCCGGGTGCACCCTTGGCAGGAGTCGAACCCGCGAATGGGAGGATAGAAGCCTCCTGCCTTAGTCCACTTGGCGACAAGGGTATTTATGGTGGTAATGGTTGGAATCGAACCAACGACCTTCTGGGCTTCACGCAGACACTCTTCCGACCTGAGTTACATTACCTTAATTTGGTGCCCAATCCACGAATCGAACGTGATTCTGCGGGTTACAAATCCGCTGCATCGCCAGCAATGCTTATCGGGCTGGCACCCTTGGAGAGACTTGAACTCCCGACAACTCTGCTTCGTAGGCAGATGCTCTTCCAACTGAGCTACAAGGGTATAAATTTGGGGTGACCACGGGTATCGAACCCTGTCTGAGATATTCACAGTATCTCGTGCTAACCATTACACTATAATCACCACACTACTAATGCATCACTGACGGGACTCGAACCCGCATCTGCCAGATTGAAAGTCTGGTGTTCTATTCCAATTAAACTACAGTGATAAATTGGCTGGTAGAGTCGGACTCGAACCGACCTCATTCTCCGTTAACAGCGGAGCGCACTCGCCTGGAACGCTATCTACCAATAAATCTTCAAGTGAGTATTCCTATTTAGAAGACTTCGCCCTCACTTACGGCGTCTTTATCTATTTGGGAGCTGGGCACCACCCCCAGCAACTCCCGGCTAAACGCCAGGTCGGTTATCTTACCATACATCCCAAATCTTGGTGGGCCTGGGGAGTTTCGAAATCCCGACCCAGCGATTATGAGTCGCTTGCTCTGCCTCTGAGCTACAGGCCCAATTGGTAGCGAACCTTGGTCATGACCCAAGCCTCCCAGCTAATGAGCCGGTGAGTTAATTCGCATCAATACGGCGAGGGGAACGTGGTTATTAATATTACCAGATACACCCTCTAAATTCGTTGGACTTATGGGATTGCCCTGCCATCGTTGTTTAGTGTAGCAGCCAAATTATGAGTCTCGCTATTCGCTACACTTCAACTTAGATACATCTTCTCATATTCAGTTCAGTGTGTCAACCACTAAATGTTTTTGTATATCGTGTTCTCAATCTGCCTCAGAGCGGTTTTCAAGCCATGTCTTGACATTCTACCTATTATACTATAAACAGTATCATCAGGTTCTTCACCATACATAGTAACAAAGAAATCTCTTTGATTGTCGGTGACCAATTCAATTAGTTCCGCCGCCTTCTCTCTCAAGATAACGGTGCTCATCTCTTCAGTTGTCATAATTTGGTGCCCCAGGAGAGATTCGAACTCTCAATCCTCTCGGCGCTGGTTTCTAAAACCAGTGTGTATACCGTTCCACCACCAGGGCATTGTTTGGTAGCGAGTGTGTGAATCGAACACACCTAAAGTGGAATATGAACCCACCGAGTTCACCAGAACTCTAACTCGCCATAATTTGGTAGGACTGGAGAATTTCGAAATCTCGACTTGCCGGGTAAGAGCCGGGTGCTCTGCCTCTGAGCTACAATCCTATAATCTATAATCTATTTGGTGGGACCGGAGAGATTTGAACTCTCGCGTTACCGGTTAAAAGCCGGATGCTCTGGCCAGACTGAGCTACGGTCCCTTGGAGATGAAGAGTGGAATCGAACCACCTTAAGTGGGTTTGCAATCCACCACATAACCATTCTGACACTTCACCACACTAAATTGGAGGTAGGTGTGAGATTCGAACTCACGGAACGCTTTCACGTCCATCTAGTTAGCAACCAGGCACCTTAAACCACTCAGCCAACCTACCACAAATTGGTACTCAGGGGGAATTTCGAAATCCCGACCCTTGCCTTGTAAAAGCACTGCTCTGCCTCTGAGCTACCCGAGTAAAAATTGGTACTCCGGGTGGGTTTCGAACCCACATGGCCGAAGCCGGGGGATTTTAAGTCCCCTGTGTATCCCATTCCACCACCGGAGCATGGGGGATTTGGCGCTGTGTATGGGGATTGAACCCATCGATTCTTCCGTGACAGGGAAGCCCGTTCGCCAGCTCGGTCACACAGCATTGTTTGGTGGAGCTATAGAGAATCGAACTCTACCCAGTCACTTGCAAGGCGTCCGGTGATACCCATATACTAGCCCCTCGTTTGGCGGAAGAACAGAGATTCGAACTCTGACGACTACTTACGTAGACCTTCGGTTTTCAAGACCGCTGCCGCTACCCAGGTTCTTTCGGCTTACTCTTCCTAAATTGGTCTGCGTGGTTGGATTTGAACCAACGGCTTCTCGGTTCCAAACCGAGAACTCTGACCAGACTGAGCTACACACAGATTGTTTGGTGGTTCGAGTACGAGTTGAACGTACACAGCCATGGGCGTCCGGGTTACAACCGGGTGAACTCGCCAATGTTCAGTCGAACCAATATTCTTTGTCAACCTTTGAGACAATCATTGTAAACCTTAGTTCCAACATTGTCAACCTTAAGTTTGCCTGTTCGTCCCCTGCTGAGGGCAGAATGCCCTACATAGCCCATCGACAACAGCCCTTCTCAATCCTTGCGATTGAGTCCCATATTTGGATCACCCGGTAGGCATCGAACCCACATTTCGAGATTCAAAGTCTCGCGTCCTACCAATTAGACGACAGGTGAACTTTAATCAATCTTCGCATCCGTTATGATAATCTCATAAGTAGGCATACCAGGTATCAATACCTTTGGCTTACTCATCACAGTGACCATGGTGAAGTCAGGTAGTTCAATAACCCATCCTTTATTCTCCATCCCATTCTCCAGTGCGATTCTCTTAAGTTCTTCCTTAATAACCGACACTGCCTGTTCCAAACTTATTGCGTCTACTTCGGCCATCACAACTTCTCCATCTTGATTAGTACTTTATTTAACTTAGAAAGCTTCATATCGATCTCACATTCCGGTCTTGCATCTTATTGCATCGCTTACAGGTGCGTTGTTCTCTTATCTCAATACCACCAAAGCATCCATCATAAGACACTGAGCGTTTGTATTGATCCCACTTACTCCAATCATGGAGCCAGCATCGGGCTTTGAAGAACTTACGTATCCGGTAGATCATTAATATGTCCTCATTTGGGACAATCTTACTGTATTATTATCTCCTTGTCAAATTGTACACATAAAAAAAGAGGCTCCGAAGAGCCTCTTTAGTTTCTCACTTAAGAGAGGGTCTTCGATTAACCGATACCAAGTACCAGGTTAGCCACGTTGGCTCTGCGATAGAAATCACCTGAGTTGCCTAATGAATCGGCAGGGTTGGTAAAGTCTGTCAGGGCATAACGAGTCATTAAGCCCATGCGAGGGTTGAAGCTGTCAGCATCTACAATCACACCAGAACTCATAAGAGGAATGTATGGGCTGTAAATAAGGCCAGTATCAAGCTCACTAGCACCCTTGTAACCAACTAACAGTTTGTTAGTAGTAGCATGGATGTCTACATAGACACGCATTGATCCGTTAAGGACACCAGCGAACAGTGTAGAGCTTGGGTTCAGGTCAGGACTTGCCGTAGCAGGAACGAATGAACCGTTGTTTGCATGACGCAATGCTATCAGAACGTTAGGGCTGACAACCATCCAGTTTGCACCGGAACGTTTAGTGGCTACTGCGATTTGGTTTGACAGTTCACTGATTGCAATAACCAGGGCTGTAAACTTCTCAGAAGCATAACGACCATCGGCGTCGGCAAAGTCAAATACACTTACTGCACCAGCTAGGGTTTCTAGTCGGCCCAGAAGCTCTTTGTCAAGCTCACGAACGATTTCGTCAGACACGATTGAAACAAGTTCGTCTTCAAGAATAATACCATGTAGGCTGGCAGCGTCTTGCTGTGCTTCGATGGTCCACTTGGCTTGGAGCTTGCGGCTCTTTGCTTCAATGGTCTTTTTGACGATTTCAAGGTTCATTTCCTGTCCACCGTTGTTTTCCAAGTGACGGGTAAACTCGTCTGGAAGGGTGAAGGCGTCTACAGTGGTGTAGTCGGCTTCGGCATTCTGTAAGAAGGTGTACTTCTCATAGAGGTTTACTGCGTTTGCTTCATCATCAGCAGTTGGACCAGTTGCAACAGTGTTACCGTAACGTGCTTTCAGGGCACGGACGATACCGACTGGAGCGTTCATTGGCTGTACACCAACAAGTTCCATTGCGATAAGGGCAGGGGCAGCACGACGGATGATTGGCATTACTACCTTATCAAACTTCGCAATACTATCATTACTGATTGCTGTAAATGAACCAGGAAAAGCTTCAGCAAGATGCTCTTTCTGAATGTCCAGCATGGTTTCAGTAATGGTGCGACGAGAACCGTCCAATCCTTCGAGGATTGCAGCCTTCTCTTCTAACCATAAATTTTGATCACTCATTATTATCTCCTAATAATATCTCGTTGTATAACCTATATTTAGTAATATTAGGCTTTTTTCCCTTGTGAAAGTCTTTTAAGTCTTTCTAAGTAAGCAGCACGATCAGGGTCGACAACAGTATCGTCAGATTCGGTAATTACCTTATCGTCTTTCTTATCATCTTTCTTATCATCTGCGTCCACGTCAGCGGTAGATTCTTCAAGTACAGAATCAAGTGCTCCGTCAAATCGTGCTTGCATCTTGTCAGTTGCAACACCTTCGAGGATGGTCTGCATTACATTACGTTTTGAACCAGTAAGCTGGCCCAGCAGATTTTCCATCAACTTTTCACGTTGAAGTTCAGATACATTTTCCAGTGCTTCAGATAGTTTATCTTTAGCGGCGGTAAGTTCTGCCTTTATATCAGCTATGTCTTCGGCAAAGCCGTGACGACTGAATTCATCTTTGAACGCTTCAAACACCATCACGCCAAAACGTGCTCGTTTGGCTTCCATAATGTCACCTTTGATCTCACTGATCTCATCGGTAACAGTACCATTTACCATGGCTTCGAAACTCTCTGACAGCTTAGCTGCATACTCTACCTTGAATTCTTCAAGCTTGGTGGCATAGCGAACTTCCATTTTACGGAAGTAATCAATGTCAGCTTTCAACGATTCAATTTCTGAATCTACAGCTTCGTTGACCATACCAAATAACTTTGAAGAGATTTCGGTCTTGTCACGTTCAAATTTCTTGGCGAATTCAATCTCCAATTCTCCACGAACAGTTTCATCAACCTGGGTCTTGTAGGCAGTGACGGCTTCTTTAAGAGCATCCTTAACTTCTGGTGAAAGAAGTTCGTTCTCGAATAAAGCTTTAAATTGGTCACTCATTTGTTAGTCTCCTAATACAATTTGTTATATTGTTATTTATGCTTATTGAAATAAATCTTCGATAAACTTCAGCATTTCCCTCTTAAAGTACTTTTGTGCTGCTTCGTCATGCACAACTGCCTCTGCCAAACTCTCAAGCATCTCGCCCCGTTTATAGAACTCTAAATGCTCGTATACTGATTCTGGATATGCATTAATAGCTGAAGGATTAGCTACTATATCCACGGTCACTAAGTCGAAACCTTCGACTATACCGGTTGATTCATTTACACTACCACTACCACGGCTAGAAACACCTAGTGGGACACCCGCTTCAATAAGGCTTCTTGCAATCTGACCCTTTGGGGTCGGAAGGATTAATGCTTTACCGATAGCGTCATCACCCTGCATGTACATCTCAACGATTTGATGAGACACATTCTCCAAACGTACTTCTAGTGTAGATGGGTGATCCAATTCACCCAGTATTGGGTGACCTTTTGCGGCTTCGTTTACCTTTTGCACTGCTTTTTCAATTTCAGAGCGGAGGTATTGACGGCCATTGCGATTCTTCTTCTCAGATTCCATAAAGACGCCTTTGATATAGAGGTTTTTGCCCTCTTCAGTGGCTTCTGTTATGATGTTCGAGAAGGTCGTTTCTGTTATAATCATGATAAGAACTCCCGAAAGTTACAATTGTATACCTATATTTATGCAACTCTCGGGATTATGGGTTATTCGTCCCCTTTATCGCTGTCATCATTACCGGCATCATCATCGGCACCTTTATCATCAGAACCGTCGTCATCACCGTCTCTGTCTAGCTTATCGCCGTCATCGTCATCGGCATCGCCGTCATCTAGTATTGGTTTGGTGTTTACTGATTTGGCAACCTGTTTAACAACTGCTTGATGAATTGCATACTTAACAGCATCCTCATCACCAGCCACAAACATGTCAACTATGTTGCGGTCACCATCATCCTTATCATCATCCTTATCACCACCATCATCACCACCATCATCACCACCATCACCATCAGCGTCTTTATCAGCGTCTTTATCAGCGTCTTTATCAGCTTTATCATCAGCTTTGTCGGTGTCTTTATCCAACCCCTTTTCAAGGTCGTTTAATTCGTCGAGAAGGGTATTACGACGCTTCTCTAATTCGTCTTTGTCTTTGTCTTTGTCTTTGTCTTTGTCTTTGTTATCAGCCATGTCATCTCCTTTTAAATGTCACTTGTTACTTACTATTTATACCTCTTCCGGGGCGGGTTCCTCTTCAGCCCTTGGGGCCGGTGCTTCTGCTGGGGCGGCATTAGTTTCATCTGGTGGTTGTACTTCACCACCATCATCACCACCAAAGCCACCAGCATTTGCTAAATCGCCTTGCTTGTCTTTATCCAAGTCATTTCGTGCCAAGCTGCCGTCGCCATAGACTGCATTGACTATCTGTTCATCAGATAGGTCATCATATACCAGACCCATTTCCTGAATCTTCTTCATCTCATTCTCTTCCAGCTCATCATGGGTCAATCCCAGGTACTTCATGAGTGCGAATCTCTTGGAAAGAGTGTCAATGGCCTCTGCACTACTATAAACATTGAGCAATGCTGCATTCAATTCCGCTTCTTTATATATAGCGAAGGACTGTGGTAATGCAATTCGTAGGAACATGTTTGTATCGATGACAACTTCACGCTGGATAGCGTACCTAGCATAATCGACCTCTAATTCCTTAGCAAACATCTTCTGAAGACGCTTGACGTAACCGGCATAGCGAAGTTCCACTATGTAGGCGGTACCAAGACGGCCATCGTTGTGTGTTCCGCCATCACGACCTTCACTGAAGGTGTCCAGGTAGCTTGGTGGTATACGTAGTCCAGTGGCAAGTCTCTTGTTGAAGAACTCAAGTTCCTCCATCTGTCCGAGGTTGGCACCACCAGGTAATGTCTCAATACGTGATCCTCTACCTTCACCATTCTGGGCGATGTAAAAATCTTCCTGTATGTTGGCAGGGTTGTAAGTGGTATCCACGTCACCACTACCGCCTTTGGCGATCTGGCGTTGTTTCATGTCACGCTTGATCTGATTCATGTAGGCTTTAGCCTTCTTGGAAGGCTGATCACCGATATCTATATAGAATACACGACGCTCTGGAGCACGAACGATACGGTAGATGACCAGAGCATCTTCTAGTAGTTGGTACTGTTTCCAAATACGATGTACTTCATCGAGTACTGATTTGCCGAATGGGCCTTCGCCAACTTTCAGGATAACCAGTTTATCGATTGGGATAGCTTCAATCTCCGGGTCACCATTATTTTGCTTCTTACCCAGGTCCAACATGTAATGAGTGATAGAATCAACATCATTCTCATCCTTCAGCTTATAACCGACAATCTTACGAGCATCTATCTTCTTCCACGACCCGTTTTTAGGTTTACGTTCAAACATAACCATACCGTACTTGATGGCTTCACGAGACCAATCAAAGAATCTATGGTCAAGCTTAGTTGCCTTAGTCCAATGTCTCAGGGTACGATTGTGAATCTTGAGAGTAGATGCCTTTGGTTCATAATCATCAGGGAAATCGATGATGAGTGCATTATCATCATCTGCATTATCAGATGCAATATCTTCTGCAATAATATCCAGGGCACGAGAGATATCCATAGAGGTATCCATCCTGTCATATATTTCTAACTTCTCTGGACGCTTATCCGCCATTTGTACCAGCTTGTCAAACCAAGCTGAGTTGCTATGGTTCGAGGCCATACCAGTACCACGGCCTTTACCGAGTCTAAACCCAACATCGACGGGCTTCCATGTCTTCTCGTACCAACCTTTTGATTCTGCCATTTGTTAATCCTTAATCGTTATCATGTATTTATACGTGTTAAAATCAAGCCTTGGTCTTGGCTCGGATGGTAATACGTATATTGTCACCAGTGTCACGGTTCTCCATGTTCACTATGGTCAATGGGGCTTTGTGGTGTAATCTAATCTCTCGTTCGAACTCACCACGGACGGGGATCATGTTCAGTGCCAGGGTAGTGAACATATCAATACTTGTGATCGGTACCATGGCACTTAGTGACCAGTCATCATCAAACGGATTCTTGTTTCTGAATGATATCTCAGAACCTTTCTCGGCCACCCATGAGGTTCCCATGTGGTTCTTCTTGCTCTCGACTATCTTGGTAGGGTCATCACCACTAAAGACGCTAATAGAGCGGTACAGGAGGTTCATTGATCCCTTTAGAGACCTGGCAAGGTCTGCTGCCTTCCTGGTAAACAATCGCAAGTCAACATCGCTCGCTTTAAAGTCTTTATGCCGGGTAGTGTTCAACCAGTACTCAAAATCCTCTTGGTTAAGGCTCACACCTTCGAATAGGTCGTCGATCTTCATTACTTCTTAAGTCCTTGCTTGTGAATACTAGTGAACGGGCTTGACTCTTTCGCTACCGATGGCCATCCTATAAGTGGAATTGGTGACTCTATGACACCTAATAAAATGATCTTGTATCGACGTATGGCTCCGTACATCTGTGGAAATGCTTTTACAACCGCTCTGTAATCTACCAGGAGAGGCTTTCGCTGCTTGATGCGGGGCTTGTTAGACTGAAGGATGAAGTCGAGTACACCACGTCTTATATTCGTCGGTACATATCTCAGGTTGAACGCCATCACAGTGTTGTACTTGGATTCGAAAGCGAATGTTAATATCAGTGGTGTTGGGTCAGTATCAAACCCAGCATATACTGCCCTGGCCAGGTTCCCGATGATAAGGGGTTTCTTCTTCTTCTTTTGATATTCTTTGGAATGATATAAATCAACGTTGAGTGTACCTATACCTACCTTGATGGTAGATTCGATTTTATCGTAGAGTTGATCCACATTTCCTCTGTTGGTTACTGTAGCCATGAGTATATTTATAGCAGTTAGAAAGTGGGATGTTATTCAAAATGATGTATAAACATTTGTTTATGGTTACCATAAGTAATCATTATACAAATAGTTCAAAATCAAGGGAACTAAGTAGTTCTAAAAGTGGTCAAAATACATGACCCCTAGGGGGAATATTAACAAATCCTCTAAAATTACCTGTTGTATGATGCGAAGCGTAGCGAGTATCATACATAAATCTTGAGTTATTAACTGTACGTATCATAGATATTTCAATTGTTATTATGATTTAAGGATTGTGTTTATAGATCGTGATGATTACTGAGAGAAAGTGAATCATAGAAGTTAGTACTGCCGTCATTATGTCGTGAAACATATACCTTATACTTCTCTTTAATCATGTTCCAAAGTTCTTCTCCGCTAATCATAGGGTTTCTGCCGACTTGTATAACTGATAGTCATCATGTTGCCATAAAGTTAGGTAATCAGCACATAAGTAAGTTCCATTATAATCATATATCTCATAAGCTGTACCAATATATTCAATATTAGCAACCACCGCGATGTCAAACTCATCGGACATCGCATTGATCATCTTACATAGGTGTTTGTAATATTTGAATCCATCATCTGTCACCGGTATATATCCTAAGTGCCTACCCCTGTATATGGTATCATCCATCATGGCAGTGTTCTCTCTCCAGAAATCAATGATATAGTTCTCACCACCACCATTCTTGGTGAACTCATACTTATGTTTGTGGATATGGGCCATGATTATTCTCTCGAATACTGATCTTGGAGGCATTTTAATCATAACATGGTGGCCTTATATAGGGATATTATATTCACATCAGTGGTTCTATAGAGGATTTTAAGCCTCTTACCGACTGCTACGGTGTTATATGCTATACCAATGGCATAGCACCCCTCATTGTCGAAATACTTCTCTGCTCTTAATATCGCATTCTTCAGATTATTAAGACTTATATTCTGGTTGATGTTATGTATCCATGTATAATGGTTATAAACATCGATGCATACGAGTTGATGGCCATAATTACGTTCACTATAGATTGTCCTAATGGCATCCATAACAGCCACATAGTGTAGGTACTTGGTATGATATACGTTCATAATATCTGGGCCTTATATCTGGTGATAATCTCAATGTCCTCTGACTGCCACACTTTATAGGAGACGATATCATCGATCTTTAGTGAGTCAGGTACAACCTTAGCAAACGGAGAATACGTCAAAGTTATCTGATATATTGGGGTGTCGTGTTCTGTGAAGTTCAAATATGTATCTGTGAGTAACTGAATGAGATTGGTATCCCACTCGAAAAAAAAACACATGATATTAGCATCGGCGTCGATGCCCGTGACCATGAAGTTACCCGAGGACTCAGGGTCGATCTCCTGTTTCATATCCTTTAACAATAGGATCATGTTAATAAAGAAATCACTATATTCGATCATAGCTTAGCTCCATAATATGATGTTAAAATATCATCATCCTTCGCCCTGGCAATCTCAAATGTGTTTTTTGGGAGTAAACGGACTCCTGTTTCGAAGTGACGTTGGTAATTATTGTTACGCTCTATATTGGGCATAAAAGAGCCAGTAGCAAAAGCAACAGCAACACCATTTAAGTTTTTTTTAGCTGACCACTCATATGATAACAGTTTCATCATCTTCCGATGAAACCAGGTATTATAAATATCAGACGCCGTAATACCTTCAATGATATAACAATACACCCTAATTTCATTGGTGACAGTTTTAATCTCCATACTGAAATTGAACACATTAGTCTTCAGACACCCACCAACCATTACCATTGCCCGAGCCTTTAAGTACTCTGTCTTGATAACATCATTACCAACGGCGGTATAATGCTTTCTATCAATCATAGCTTAGATGCCTCCCACATTAACCTGATAGAATCGTCTGGGTTGGTCCACACAATGGTATCACAATCTTTAATATCAAATTGACCTTTACCATCTTTCCGAACTTTCCATCCCCAATGGTCCAGGCGAATGTACAGCCTGTATATATTACTCACATATGCACCACGGATAATGCTTTCAATATCTTCCCCACCGAGTCTGTTCATGCTGCCAACCGTCTTGATAAACTTCATCCTACCTTCAACAACATTCTCACCTAAAAATTCGAAGTGACGCTTGAGACCATTATAATCACCGGTGGCTTCTTTATATATGGCCCTTGCCTTCTTAAAGGCAATTTCTACTTCCTTGAGGGTAGGTATTATTAATTTAACCGCCTCAGTAACGTGAGGTAGTGGCACCAGATCATCAATAATACTTTGTATTAGTTTTTGTCGGTGCTGGTAGGTGAGGTCACTCACTGATGAGTTGGAGATACAGACGGTGTATTTGTCAATTTCGCTCAGGTTTCGTATAGGTTGGAATTCTGGTGGGATGTCACAATGAGCAATGCGTTTCATGATCATCGTAGCGATACCGCGACTTGGTAAGGCACTAAGTTCGTCACGGATATCCATTATCTGCCGTGCCAATTCTTTGGCACGGGCCAGCTTCTCGGCTATCTTCTTCGCATGATCTCGAAGTTCTTCGATATCAACATCATTGATATCGAAATCAATCACCGATAAACTCCTTGACAAGACGAAGAGCCTCTTCAGGATCATCATCGTCTTCAAGGGCAACACGAATCATGTCCAACATTTGAGATATGGTACCTGACTGCATGGATATCTGGTGCTGAAGTTCATCTATCTTCGATTGCATCATAATTGATTCTAAACTATTCATATCATTCTCCTGTGTTATGGGGGATTCTATCAGTTTAAGATTGTTAAGTCAATTGCTCTTTGATGAAATCGATCTTCCAGACCCTGATAAGGTTCTCAAGGGAGATGATCATATATTTACCATACATCATGTAGGGACAATCAATGGTTTCGATGTCTGGTAGGAACTCATCGTCGGGGTTGATCACTGCAAACTCACCCTTACGATTGATTTTGAATAGAAGTAGGAAGTTTTTATTGACGAATTCTGAATCGCCTTCGTTCTGAGTAACCCATTTGTTGAATGTAGCGTCACCGCCCTGGAGTAAAAGGTGGAATCCTGGCTTATCAGCATAGGATTTACACTCTATTAAGTAGGGGAAGCCCTGTGGTCCGATAATGTCACCAGAAAGAATCTCCTGGGCATCCTCTCGCAGTCCTGTAGCTCCAGCACGGTTCTTACCGCCAGTATATGCTCCAGAGTTAGGGGTTCGTCTGAACTCTGCCTCGAATAACACTGTGAACCTCTTAGCGATGTCTAGCTCGAACCGATTGCCTTTCTTCTTACTGTTAACTCCCATGGTGAATTCTCCTGGTACTATTTATCACATGTGGAAAGGGCCAGCCCAATGGCCAGCCCTTTCATTCGTCCTTGCTCAACTCATCTAGTTTATTGCTCTCGATCAGTCATAGTCCTCCTCCATGATACATCCCTGCCTTACGTTTCATTTGGACGCTGATGTCAATGAGCGGGGTATTTATAGTTATAGTCAGTCCATCGTCTTAGTCCTCCTTTAAAGGAATATCAAAAATATGTCAAAACCATAGTACCACACGACACTGTTAAATACAACTATGTTAACGAAAGAAGAAGCATATGACTATCGCCATAAAAAAGCAGTGTTTGAACGTGCTGTAGAAGAAGCCCTGGAGCTGTATATGTACACATTCAGAGAGGGTACTAAAGTAACATGGATTGATAATATTCGATCTGAATTAAATCAGCATATAATTGTGGCATGTAACCAACCAACAGAGATGATCTATTTACCATTTGAATGTTTGTACAATGAGAGATGGATTGATCCTCTAATACTACAACAGATGCCACATATAGTGAGAGAGCGAGAAGTTCAGATTAAGATCGCCCAAACAAGAAAGGATTCACAGGATGAAACCGATTATAAAACGTATCTCCACTTGAAAGAGATATTCGAACCGAAGGACTAAAGCTTTTCAGCAGCATTTAATAACTCTGCCTCGTGTGTCATTTGGGCATTACCGTTGCGGTACATCGTAGTGACAGTCTCCAAGACGACTACCCCATCACCCTTACACGTCCTACAAGGGAACAGTCTTCTGATAGTACGTTCCTCGAACACGTCATAATACGAACTGTCATCAACAGCTTTACCATTACATGTAGGACAAAGCACACGCTCTACTTTACATGATCCCTGCCCCCTGAGTTTTTCACCCCTTGTCATAGCTTGAACTCCACCGGCTTAATTTCCAATCCAAACAGAGAATCTTCCTCTCTTAATTGTCTTTCGAGATCGATCATCTGGCCTTCATACTCACTCTTACCCATGATTTCTGTTTCATTGTCCATCTCATCATTATGGGTATAGTACAACACATATAAGGTATGCTTACTCATAACTCGATCCTGCTGAACCCTTTATCTTTGGTCACTGTAATCACTTGGTCAACTTCGGGGATCATCTCTTCACGATGACTGATCATGAACACACTCTCATCCTTTCGTTTCAGGAGAACAGTGGCCCGGTACATAAAGTTGGCATCGGCACCCGAGTCGAACAGCTCATCAACCATAAGAAGGTTGCACTTGTGGGTGGTCATGGCAATGAAGTCGCGGAACGCTAACCCTATAGCCACATTAACACGCAGCTTCTCACCGGCAGACAGATTGCCGTAGCTCAATGATACCCGCTGACTGACTTTGATGCCAACTGATAGGTCATTACCAATGTCCAGCTCGTGTGGAGAATCCAAAGCATCCAGGTACTTGTTGGCTGTCTGGTTCAAGAACGGTACGTACTGTTCGATGATGCTCTTACGGATAAACGACTTACTATCAGTCAGGAGCTTGACCATGATCTTGTAATGGCCATCCAGAACTGTCATCGCTTCCAGGGTAGAGTCGTCATACTCCTGAATGTTACCCTTCATCAGTTCCACCTGGTCGGTGTATGGATTGACCACGGCAGACTTAGACTGCTCCAGGGTCTCTGTGAGCGTATCAATCTTATTCAGCATAACAGCATATTGTGATTCTGATTTGAGGTCAGGGTGAGCTTTCTTGAAAGCAGCAATGGCCTTACTAACTTCATCCTCACGCTCGCTTAGCGGTAGGACGATAGTTGTGATCTCTTCCACCTCTAATGACAGTGCCTCGATCTGTTCAAGAGTGGTTGTGAGTTCTTCTTCACTCACCCACGACTGTTTACAGCGGGGACAGGTACCGGCCTCAAGATGAGTCTTGTCATTAATACATTTGGTCATACTTCTGTCATTTTCGACAAGTACGGCTGTCAACTTATCGATATCATGTGTGATACTCGATAGCTCATCAGTGAATCCCTGGAGTTCGATCAATGCCTCAAGATTACCTTCAACATCAACACCAGTCAACATATCAAGCTCTTGCTCGGCGTTAAGGATTTTGATCTCCTGCTCTCCTGACCATTTGCTTTGTTTCTCACTTAGAGACTCGATGTTGGCCAACGTCTGGCGATTGCTTCGCTCGATGTTGTTCTTCTGTTGGTCTTCGAGTTGCATATCAACAGTATTGTCTTTGGCCATGGCCTTGACAGAAGAAGCTCGTTTGGTCAATAAGTTGATATCCAGTAACTGTTCGATGAATGTTTTCTGGGCCGCTGGCTTCAATACCATGAAGTTCTCAGGATGATTGGTTAAGAGAACAGTGTTCATGAACACCTCGTAGGACATACCAACGATCTCGATGATGGCCTCATCTGTATTCTTGGAACTATGTAGAGTACACGGTTCACCATTCCTGAACAGCTCCAGCTTGGCTGGCTTACGGGCACGGCTGATCTGATAATCAACACCGTCCACTTCGAATTCTAAATTGACCCACATCTTCTTCTTATTGATCATGTTAACGAAGTCGTCCTGCTTGATGGGTGAGATGCCCTGACCAAACATACACCAGACGATGGCCTGGAAGATGGTAGATTTGCCCACACCATTTTTACTCAATCCTTCGGCACCGATGTCAAGGTTCTGACCCAAGATCAGAGACACGTTATTAGTGTCCAAGAATACTGTAGTGGACTTCTTACCAAACGACATGAAATTACTAAACGTTACGCTTTTAAAACGGATCATGATTTATACTCCTTTATGACTTGTCTTTTATGTTGCTGCTTACGAGCATTAGTACCCATCAACCTACGTACAGCCTTTTCGGCGGTACGGGTGCTGTTGAAGACTTTAATACCGTTGTATCCTCTAATATCAGTAGCCGGGTGCCTATTCTCGGGTGCAACATATTCTCTGTGGTAGCACCAGATAGGTATAAGCCAAAACAACTTGAACAAGTATTGTACCCGATAGTTACCATACTCTTTAATTATTCTAAATCTCATGGTATTAAATTCTTCCGTTTGACACTTCCACAGTGTTCACATTGCAGTACTATCATCTTCCAACTACCACCACCATCGCTTTTTGTACCATTCACTAAATGATCCGAAATGATCTTCCACTTATGGTCACATCCAAATCTACCTATAATTATCCTATACAGCCAACCTATCATTCTGAGTCATCCTTCTGCATTGCTTCCTTGTAGATACCCACAAGGAGTTCTTTGTCAATACTCTCAACATCGGTCATCTTTGTCAAGTGGTCAACGACGGCCTGATCGATGGACACGATCTCACCAAGGTCTGTGTCCTCTTCAAGTACCAGGTTGGTTTTGTTGATCTTATAGACCATCTTCGAGTCACGTATACCGGCATCGCTCAACTTCTCCTGTAGAGAGGCAAGATCGTCATCGCTCATCTCTTCGTCGATCACTACCCGGATTGATGTGCTATCATCCATGGTCTCGAAGTCGGCACCAAGGGCTTCCTTAGCGGTCATAGACAATATCTTGATCTTGTTGTACACCACGAACTCAACTTCACCGGTTTCAGTATCAAGGATACTGAACCCTAGGTCATCTTCGTTCGAGTTGCTGTAGTTCATCGGGAATGGTGCTCCATTATATAGAACGTTGTCTTTCTCCTGCCTGGAGTGGTAGTGACCAGTGATGATCTGTTTGATGTGCTTCAGAGACTTATGGGTCTGACCATGCTCCATCACATAGTGTTCATTCATCTTGAAGTTGCTGAATTCGAAGTGGCCAAACATATATTTGACCTTGGCCTTCTTGGACACCTTTACGATTTCGTCGTATTCTTCACCAGAACACACCCACGATGTCAACATGACATCATTGCCGATCTGTTCATAGTCCTCTATCAGGTTTACCCTGCTTTCAAACACCTGTAGGGACGATGGAAATCTTGTATCCTTCTTCATGATGTCATGGTTACCCTTCAGCATGTATACCTCCGGGAAGAAGTCGGCCAGGGTATTGATGAGCGCCAACCCATAGTTCAGGCTCAGCACATCTACCTTGTCACGCTTGTCAAAGAAGTCCCCGGTATGGACAAAGGTGGACACCTCACGCTTTTCGCACTCTTCCAGCATCCAATGCACGAAGTCAACAACATCTTTACAATGCTGCTCACTACCATTCTTGGCACCCAGGTGCCAGTCACCACTACTTGCAATCTTCATACTCACTCCTATAATTCGTCTGCTTTAATCAGCATCGTGGCCCATTCTCTCACACTACGGCGTGGGTGTGGTACCAGGTAAATGATTGCTGGATGTCTTTCAACCACAATCAACTGTTCATCCGTAGTCAGCTTATTAAAAGCCACTACTGTGTTGTATAACGCCTTTTCAATAGTGATTGGTTCTTGTACCCTACAATCTACTGTTAGTTGCCTTCGAATATCTTGAAATCTTTATGTAGCAACTCAAGAACTCGTCCTTTGTATTCAATGTATGACCACGGATAGCTGCTCACTTTATCTAGCGCTTCAATTGCTTCATCCAGCGTTCGGAAGTCATAAGAATATTTACAGTTTCTCTCAGAGCAAGAATCATCCCACCATCTCCCCGCTAACACTTGATAATCACCAGTGTCGTCAACTAACAATTGGGTAGAGTTCGACGCGCTTACCGAGTCGCTTCCATTAGTTTCTTGGATTTGTTCTTTGTCAGTACTCACATTAAGTTCCTCTCTCATCACATATTCTCCGCTGCTATAATAATTGCTGCCTCTCTCATGACCTGATCATCTACAAAGGGTGCCAACATTATCAGCCATGGTCTTAATACAATATCTTCTATTTGGTTGGGGATACTCTTACCACAGAACTCAAAGGTTAATTCTGATAAGAATGTATGACTGGTGGTATCACACACCATTGTCCATTCAACAACCCATGGTGTATCAGCACGTATCCACTTTCCATCAAATTCGGTAGGGAGTAGGGTGAGTGTCATAATAAAGGTCTCACCAGAGCATAATGATATATCACCATCATCAAAGATGTCCTCTATCCTATCAAACACTTCATTCAAGGTTATCAACCTAGTATCCATTAAAAAGGGCACCTCCTATGTGCCCTATAATATCCAACTAGTGACTAGATGTCAACTCAATTCTTCATCCTGATCCCTGGCATCGGTGTCATCGCCCTCCTTCTCTTTAATATGATCGATGTAGCTTTGGCTAGGGGCTTTCTCCTGGTCAACCAGTAATTGGTCACGGAGACGTTGGTGGCGTTTCTCTTTGTTCAGTACTTGGAGAAAGGCGTGATGGATGCACTGGGTGAAGTATGCGAAGGGGTTGTTGCTCTTGTTAGAATCAAACTTCTCGAAAGCAGCGGTACACGATACTATCCCATTGGATACCATCTCATCTTTGTAGCTGTAACCGGCAAAATTAGGCTTGGTGGCATACCGCTGGCTCAGTAGAATGAACATCCGGCCAAGCTTATCACTGACCAGACCTACTTCCTTACACTCGTTTATCTCTTTCAGCATCTCCTTATTACTAAGGTAGTGCTTGTCTTGTTTGATCTGCATAATTAACAAAATCCTCTATTGTATATTATAAGACACCCATATGTCAATAGAGTTCACTAAATACATAGACAAAATTGAGGATTTAACATGAAAAAGTATACAAACATCAGTAAGGGACTCCAGCCAATCGAATTTACAGACGGTACAGGTATCTTCCTGCGTCGTGGTCAGAGCATTGAAACAGACCAGGAACCGGTAAGCGTACCAGACGGTATCGTCGTGGTCGAGGTCAAACAACCAAAGCCTAAGAGAACCGCTATCGTAGAAGTTGACGAGGACGAGAAAAGCCCATCTTCTGCTAAATAGAGGTATACCAAAAGAGAATTATAATCTACTCGTAGATTAGCTAACTATATTTAAGGAGTATAAATCAATGACAATTCCTATTTCAGCGGGTGTTTACCCACGAGAAATTGATAAATCCGTAGTGGTACCTGCTGTCGCGGGTTCAATCGCTGCCATCATCATTAACTCCCCTAAAGGACCAAGCAACGTGGTCACAACAATCACAAACAACAAGGAATTCGTGGACACCTTTGGTGCACCTGAACCTGACCTTCCAGCAATGTATGCTGCTTTGGCCTTCCTTGAAAGAGGTAGTAACCTCAAAGTTGTTCGTGTTGTGGGTGCCGGTGCTGTCGCTTCTTCTGCTACATTCGTCGATTCTGGATCAAACCAGTCGTTGATCTTCGAAGCAAGAGGTGAAGGTGTTTGGGGTGATGATATCGATGTGAAGATCAGCTTGATCGATGACGTTGCTGAGACTATGACGGTCGAAGTTTTGGAATCTGCAACAGCGGTCGTATTAGAGACATTCGTGATCTCTAAAAACGTAACAAAGAAAGACGGCTTTGGCCGTAGCCAGTTTGCTGAAGATGTAATTAACGGTGTATCTGCATATGTAACAGTCACAGACGTGCCTGCTAATGGTTACCCTGATGACAGTGGTACTCCTGTAGAAGGCCCATATGTACAGAAAGCCCTAACCGGTGGTTCTGATGGTGCTGCTGTAGGTTCTTCTGAAATCAACGTTGGCTGGGACTTGTTCGCAGTTAAGGAAGAAGTCGAAGTGTCAATGCTTATCCAGGGTGGTTGGGATTTAGTTCCTGTCCAAACTAAGATGATCGGTGTTGCTGAAAATCGCCAAGACTGTATTGCCCTGCTGGATATTCCATACGCAGTGACACAATCTGCCACTGCTGTTGACGACATGGTAACATTCGCTAACACAACCTTGAACCAGGATACTTCTTGGGCCGCATTATACGGTGGTTGGGTAACAGCGTATGACCAATACAATGATAAGAATATCGATATGCCACCTTCTGGTTTCGTAGCCGGTGCGATTGCTCGTACTGCCGACGTTGCTGAAATCTGGTATGCACCTGCTGGTGCTGTTCGTGGTCGTTTGAATGCCCTTGGTGTGACTAACGTTTTCACTGAAGGCCATCGTGACACACTGTACACTGCCCGAATCAACCCTATCCAATCATTTGTTGGTGAAGGTATTCAAATCTTCGGTCAGAAGACCCTACAGTCAATTCCTTCTGCACTCGACCGTGTAAACGTTCGTATGCTCATGATCACTATCATGAAGGCTATGACCCTGGCCCTACGTCCATTCGTGTTCGACTTCAATGACACATTCACTCGTGAGAATATCGGAAGTATTCTTAACCAGTACATGACAGATATCAAATCTCGTCGTGGTGTTACTGACTTCTTGGTTGTGGCTGACGATTCAAACAACACAGCACAGATCATTGATAACAATCAAATGATCGTTGATGTGTATGTTAAGCCAACACGAGCTGCTGAGTTCATTCGCTTGAATGGGATTATCTCTGCTACTGGTGCCAGCTTCACGGTTCAAACATAAGGAGATATGAGAAATGGCTAATATTCAAGAAGTAAGATCAATCAATAACCCACAAAAGAGTTACATGTGGGAAATTGAAGTTCAAGGTCTCGCAACCGGCTCTCTGTCTAACATGGCGTTTTTCGCTAAGACAGTATCAATCCCACAGTCAGCGGTAGAACAGATCATCATCAATCACAAAGCAGGTCGTACACACTTCGCTGGTCGTGATGCTGGTGCTCATACTGTCACTGTAACATTCTGGGATGATGAAGCTCAAACAATCCTGAAGTTCTTCCATGAATGGATGGACCTGCTTCGCAACCATGTAACAGCAAGTGGTGTCACTCGTGACCTGTACGCTGCCAGCCTGGTAATCAAGCTGAAGGATGAGTCCGACGAAATAGTTACTGCTAAGATCACCCTGGGACATTGTTTCCCTACTGATATTGCAGATACTCCATTGACTTATGATTCAAGTGAGCCTATCGAGCATTCGGTAACGCTTAGCTTCGATGAGAAGATCATCGAGTAATCGACTAGATCGACAATAACAGATTAAGGGTCACTTCGGTGGCCCTTTTCTTTATGTATAAATAGATACATGGCTATCCGTAAACTATTTTCAAATCTACCAAACATCCGTCGTGTTGCAGACCTCGTGGGTGCATCCCCTGTAGGGGAACCACAGAAGCAATATGCATGGGAACTCTGGATTACCGGAGGCGTTGCTGCTCATATGGGTGATATCAGATTCTTCGCCAAGACAGTATCACTTCCACAGAAATCAATCGAGCCTATCTATACAGAGCTGGCCGGGGTCAAGTATCAATACCCAGGCAAGGATACAAGTGCAAGAACAATCACGGCGACGTTCTTTGACGATGAACACCTTACTGTATACAACTATATGAAGAAATGGATCGATCTCATGCATACCCCTGGTGAAGGAGATGCACTGCCCAAGGCACAGACCGTAGCGAATATCGCTGTCAAGCTGAAGGATAGTACTGACCTGGTACAAACATTAACTGTCAACATGCCAAACGCATTTATTATCGATCTTGGTGAGGTACCGTTAGATTACGAGACATCGGATGCTATCGAGATCACAGTAACATTCGCATTCGACGATCCTACTGTTGAAGACGGACAGAAGCTCGGTGATATTACCGATCTATTGAAGAGTGTATTAAATTAATGGCCAATGAATCTTTAAAAGACCTACAAGCAAGACGTGCATCGTCTAAACCCGCCCGTTCATATTTGTGGCGGGTTGTATTGCCCGACCTTCGGATCACTAATGCCCTGGTACCGGTACACGCCGATGCTGTTGCTGCCCTACAAGAGCTTGCCAGTGACCAGCATATGAATGTGAGTGCCCGGATCAATACTATGACAACCCCATACCGCACATTCGAATCACAACAAGCAATGGATAAGAATGGTGTATGGAACTATGCCGGGAAGCATAACACTCCTGAGATTACAATTGAAGTGTTCGAGGAAGAGGATGGTTCAACCCTTCACTACTTCGATACGTGGATGAAGCTCATTCGTAATGTGTCAGATGACACCTATAACCCACCTGCTATCTATAAGAACCCTATCGTATTCATTCGTATGGATACACAGAGACAGGACTTTGAGGTTACTATATACGAGGGATACTTCATACAGACCATCAACGAAGTTTCAAACGAATATGAAGGTAACGACCTTGTACGTTACCAGGTAAACCTAGTAGGGGATAACATAATTCATCATCGTATATCCAACAACCAGCAATACCAGGCAGGATTAAGCCCATTACAGATCAGTCCGAGTTTAAGGCAAACCCTGACTAATAACATCGGTGATGCGATTAAGAAGATAGCAGGTGATGCTAAGAATTTGCTACCATAAATAGATAGACTAAAAGGAGAGAAACATGGATTTTTTAGAAGACGACGACCTAAACGCTGATGACAAAAAGGCACCGACACCAGCACTACACGAACCAACCGCTACCAAATGGTATGATGTTGAGTTACCTTCCAAGGGTAAGCTCGGGTATCCTGCCGTAATCCAATACCGTGATATCCTCGTCCGTGATGAGAAGATCATATCGACTGCTACCACTAAGGACACCATGAAGGTGTTGAATGATGTGTTGAAAGACATCGTTAGGGACAGTGATTCATTCTTCGATCAGTTAACAATCCTTGATCGTGACTATCTGCTTATGTGGATATGGGCCAACAACTACTCTATGACCAAGCATCTGAACATTACATGTCAGCGTTGTGGTACTAAAGAGAAACAGGACGTTAACCTGGCTGAGGTAGATGTGGAAGACCTGTCTGACGACTATCACCACCCATTCGAATACACCCTGGCAAGTGGCAAACCAGCACTGCTTAGACTCACCGCCATTAGTGATGAGAAAACATGCGATGCTCATATGGCCAGTAACCCTAAAGCAGACCGCACTATGGTCATGCTCGCCCTTACAACTGATCTGGGCACTGTTATGCCGCTTCAACAGAAGCTACGGTATATGGAAGAAGAAATCACCGGCCATGATATAGGTATGATTCGAGCCTTCCACAATCACTTCAAGTATGGTCTCGATGATGAGATTCCGCATGAGTGTTCGGTGTGTCAGGAGGTCACGCCGTTTGGAATACCGTTTTCAGCCGAGCACTTTCTGCCCACCCTATCAAACGATTTTGAAACGTTGTTACGATCTAGTAAAAAATCTGGGGATTGACCCGTTATCAGCAGAACTCATGCCAACACATGAGGTCACTCAATATATCGATTGGTGGAATAAGGATCAAGAATCTGAAGAAGTAAAGCACCGGTAATAGGCCGGTGCTCTCACTCGTATAAATAGTAGATAACTACTAAGGAGTTCCAACATGTCCGTTGACAACACTATTGAATTATATGAAGATACGTTGCTAGACAGCATACCTGATATGCTGACTGAAGCTGTACGTACAATCTTCCCAGGTGACTTCTATAAGAAGACCCAACTACCAAGACAAAAGGCCGATACCTTTATAGGTAACCTATTAGGTAAGACCTTCACCGCCCTGACACCAAAGGCCCGTAAGAAGATCAGAGCTACTGATAAGTTCGAGCCACGGTTCATCGTAGGCTACAATCTGGAAGACTCACCACTGTTCTATGAAATCTGGTATGACCCATTTGAAAACAGCTTTGTTACTGTAGACCGCTTTGCTGGTATCATCGGTAGCAAGCGTGATCGCCTTAATGATGCTGTTGCTGACTTCGTTGATGCTGTTGCTGACGTTGAAGGTGAGAACTTTGATCGAGGTGATCTACGTGATGCTATGAGTAACTTCTCTTCTGCTGTTAGCGGACAGGCTAAGAAAGAGACTCGTGGACGCCCTTCTGGTACCGGTAAGCACCAGACTCGTGCCCGTACTGTGGCCGATGCTGAGAGAGCAACCGGTGAACTCCCACCTGAACTATATGACCTTCGTTTTCAACAGGTCACAACACAGTCACGTCAGGGTCGCCCTATTGCCAAACTGGACGTAAGCCAATTAGAACGTAAGCTGGGTAAGCAAGCTGTCACAGAAGCCCTATTCGGTGATCAGGAAGCAGTTGACACATTACGTGACTCTATCCTTGAGGCCAACCGATCAAGCTCTGCATTACTTCAGGACATCCTAGGTAGTTCTGTTGAGGAATACAAGACCTCTCGTATGACCCGTAATTCTGCTAAGAAGTTCTGGCAGGTCTGGGGCCGGGATGTTACGTTTCCATTTTCACTCGGATTCCTCGGTAAGCCTAAAGGCAAAAAAGCAGCTATCCTACGTGGTGACGATGCTAATGGATTCTTCGTAATCGGTTACAGCCTGAACGGTGTGGTTGATATGGAAGTCTGGTTCGTCAAGGACAACAAAACAGGTAAGAGCAAATTCCATGTATTCAATATGACTGCTGGTAAGCTGGTAGCCAAAAAGGACAAACTACGTCAAGCACTGAACGTCGTCACTAACACAATCGATGTTGATTTTAGTGATGCTATTGGTAGTGAAGACATTAAGTTTGCCCAACGTCGTATCGATATATCTAAGAAAGAATTGGACACTGAATAATGGCCGGTGAAAGAGACACGGATGCTGACCTAAAGCGTTTAGCAGGCTTCGCTGAAAGTACAGAGAAGCTATTAAAAACGTTTCAGAAGAGCCGTGTCTTGGATGCGGAGACTAAATCACATCAGGCCAAGCTTGAGAAGCTGTTAGAGACCACTAATAAGATCATGAAGGGCGAAGCTACTGCTGGCGAAGCTGCTGGCTTTGATGACCTCGTGGCTGCCTCTGAGATGTCTCTCCAGGTATTACATAAGTCTAAGAAAGACGACAAACAATTCCAAAGTGCCATGCAGAAGTCATTCGGTGGTGGTACCAATCAAGGTTCTATTGCTAGGGACATTAGCCGTAATATGTCGGCCTCTGTATCAGACATCGTATCATCTGCTGCTGTAGTCAATGCTGCTGCTACGAGAGATGTTGCTGATGTGAGTGCCGACTTCCTCGGTGGTCCATTAGGTAAAATAGCTGCCCAGGCCATAGACACCGACAAGATCAGCCAAGCATTCTCCGGCGACTCTCCTGCTGAAGAAGTAGCCATGGACCAAAGGGATACAACCAATGAGTTATTAAGGGGTGTATTCGATGAGGCCAAGGATGATGATAGTGATGTTCAATTAAGAAAACAGATTGGGACTGCTATTGCTGTTCCAACACAACGTACTGCTGAAGAAGAATCTTTATTCCAACGTAATGTGCTTGGTGACGAAGATGTACCTAGTAGTGATTTATTCACTAGTGATAGCCTTAATGAGTTAATAGCTCATGATGCGTTACTACATAAAGAAGCATTAATGCTCAACCAAGAATTACATGATGAATTATTAACCAATTTAGATTCCCTGGACAAGACATTTAAGAATATTGGCCCTGAAGGACTGTCGGCTGCTGCTGAAGAGTTCGCAACCGCCATGGGTGAGTTCAGAACTAAACCTATATTGGTTAGGTCTGCCCCTATTGATGATCGTAAGCAGGGTTTATGGCAGAGACTATTCGAAAAGCAACAAAAAACCGATACCGACATATTGAAAGGTGCCCAAGATAGAACCACTGTGGCCATTAAAGGTACCAGGGGTGCCGAGGGTATTAGAGGATTACTGAGGAACATCAATACATTTGGTGGGGTCAGACGTGCTCAGAGACTTCAAGAGAGACAAGGTAGGGGTGAGCTGACGGGTATTAGTGGATTCTTCGCTGAAAGCCGTATACGTAAGGCCCAAAAACAAGGCTTAATAGGTGAGTCTGGTCTTAGACAACAATTACAGGCTGGTGCCGGAGGTGGTGGTAAGTTCGCTGGTGCCCAGGCAGAAGAATTAAGTGAGAGCACTATTAAATTCAACAATACTGCTGCTGAGTTATTAGAACAGATCGCAGGTCTATTAGAAGATGGCCTGGGTATATCAAGACGTATTGCCGATGAGGTGGAAGAACAGGTCACTACTAAGGGGCCTGGTATATTCAGTAAGATTAAAGGATTCTTCTCTCTTGGCCTGGGTGGTATGATGGCAACTATGTTCGCTGGTGGTAAAAAAACCATATTCGGATTCATTAAGAAGCTATTCAACCCCGCCGCTTTAGGTACAGCCCTACGTGCAGTATCAATACCAGCAATGGCCGGTGCCGTGGCATTCTTTGTTGGTAACTTTGTCGGTAAGAATGTAGTCAAGCCAGTATTCGATATGGTTGATAAGTTCTTCGGTAACACACTGAGCGATGCTATCGCTTCGGGCATCATTAAGATGGGTGTAGTGTTAGAGAAGATACCAGGATTCACTAGGCTGTTTGGTACCAACTTCACTGAACAGGCTGCAATGGTCGAACGTAATAAGGAAGCTGCCAGAACAGCTCTTGCAGAGGAAGCACGTATTCGTGATATCCATGCTGCTAAAATGTCTCGCTTGGCCGAAGAAGAACAAATGCGTGAGACAGAGATGTGGCAGAACAAAGTTGATAACGTTAAACATTTCGGTAAGGAGATCGCTGATAACACTAATAAACTATTCACTGACCCTGTTGGTTATGCTCAAGCGAATATACCTGGAGCAATTACTGCTGTGAAGAAAGCACCATCACAGGCAGAACAGGCGGCAATTATAGCCAACAATTTACTTGCCACTAAGATAGACAAAATGACAGGTCAACAAGTAGCAGCACTTAGAAAGATCGCTGGTGAGCTTGCCGGTGCCGTGGGTAACATCACCACACCAGGAGTCAATGACGACCCTGGTACTAGAGGATTAATAGGAGGTTAGTAATGGCTTTACATTTAGACAAATTGGACGCTTCAAGACTCATTCGAATATACCAGACGGAAGGTGGTATGTATGCGGTTGCCCATTTACCCGAGACATTCGGTATAGCCTCCGGTGCAGAAGTCACAGAACCATTTGCAAGCTTTACCAGTGACGGTAATGCAGCATCACTCATGAGACTACTGGGTGTGAGTAATAAGGTCGGACTGGCCACAACCAAAGTATTCGTAGGCCCGGATCATCCAGCCATCTCAGTCGATCTCAAGTTCGAAGCATACTATGATGCCTTTGCTGAGGTGATCATACCAGTATTCAATCTATTAGCCATGTCTGCTGCCACAGTAGGTAACGCTGAGGATTCAGGTATCAAGGCATTAGCCGAAACAGTCGGCCTGATTAAGAAGGGAGCTGCCGGTGCGGCCCAGGTTGCCGGTGCGGCCATTGGTCAGGCACAATTAGCAAATCAGATAGCAGAGTCAATCAGTAGCTTCAAGATTCAATACCTCAAGGCTCCAAGTCCTGTACATGTAAAGTTCGGTAAGGTTCTCAAAATACCAGAAGCATTCATCACCAGTGTTGATCCTCACTTCTCAAACATACTGGATGCCAATGGGTACCCTATAGAAGCGACAGTGAGTGTTACGTTTGAGATGATCAAGCCACCAACCCGTGCCGATTTCTATGACATGGTTTTTAATGCGAGTAGCGACTAATGGCGATAACCGATAGAAAGAGCCTATACAGGCATGTCCTGGTAGATGGTAATAAAGAGATTGATCCACTTGACAGTGTAATACCTGATATGGAATTCTCTGATGACCGCTCACGTTCAATTGTAATCAGTGAAGACTTACTGGGTAGACTCGATTTAATATCCTTCTACCTATATGACACGTCTGACTTCTGGTGGTTGATTGCCCAACATAACGATCTCCTGAACCCTATGGAAGATATGTATATTGGTCAGGTACTCATGATACCGTCACAGATCGATTTCTATAACATCTACAATGCCAATGCTATTACCGACGATGTAGAGAAGGTATTCAGTAAGCGTGAGCTGGAGCTTGAATAATGGCTGAGACTAGTATCTTCGAATACAATTTAGATAACAAACAGGTCATACGACTGTCTGCTGATGTAACCGATCCATTGTCAGTCCTAAGCATCTCCACGGTTGTCCTAGAAGAACAGCTTGGTTTAGGGTCTCCTATGCTATCAATCAACATGGTCGATGGCCTGGGTGATGTATTGGGTAAGTTCTTATTCGATCCCACAATGGTTTTTACACTATCATATGGCCTCACTGAAGACACTCTCCAGAATGCCACATTCAAATTCGCCTCAAGCAAGTATGAGAATGCAAGTTCTGGGTCAAGCACAAATATATTAACGACCGTGAACTTCATAGGAAGCCACTGGGAAGGTTTTCTCAAGGATACCCATAGTAGGTCATGGACACAGAAGCGTTACTCCGCAGTGGCGAGCACGATAGCTGCTGAGATAGGATACACGGCTGATGTAGAAGAGACCAAAGACTTCCATAACGTTATACAACCTGACTGGACCAATTATCAATTGTTAAAGTGGATGGCAGAGAATGCTGTTAATACTAAAGACATCGGTGGGTACTTTGTGGGCCTTACCCTGGACAAGCGACTCATCTTCCGCCCTGTTGATCATTTAGCAGAGGTGGTACCAGCAGCGACCTACGTATTGAACGATTCCGATAAGAAACAATCCGATGATGAGTTGGATTACTTCAGAGCATTCCTTGTGAAGAACGATTATGTGTCGTCAGTAGCCAAGGCAGCATCCGGTGTTAAGTATATGTACTTCGATTTTGCCACTGGACAGTTTATTAATGGCGAGAGTAAGGTATCTACCTCCAAGCAGAGACAATTAAGTGATGTATTTTACATTGCCGATGAGCATGAGAACGCTCCAAATAGATATTATGGTGGTCGTAATACTAATACTCCATCATTATCAGAGAATAATGTATTAAATTCGGCTAATTCAATTAATAGGGCAACCATTTCTATCGAGGGTAACACCTTTTTACATGCCGGTGACGTATTAAATATGATTATTCCATCTAATTTAGCACATATTGATAATGTAATTGAGGAATATTACTCTGGCTACTGGTTAATTGAAAGAATTGCTCATGTATTTAATATGAATAATGGTAAAGTCGTGTCGAATATTACATTAATTCGCCCTGGTATCAACTCACCTCTTATATCTGGCTATGTCAAGTCTACCAAAGGCAAGAAGATCACCGAATTATAATACCCACAGTGCTAGATGGAGTGCTGTGGCTTCCTCGGTCCTAAACCTTTTACGAATCCTCTCATATGCATTACTTGACTGACTGATAGCAGCCAACTGTACTTCTGGTTCAGGGTCATCCATATGACCAATGAAAGACCAATGCTCTTCTATCAGCCCCAAACGATATTTGATATAGACCTGGCCCATCACATCACCCACAATGCCATGTGTAAGTTTCTGGCTTCATCGGTTGGCTTCTTGATACATCTATACGCCCACCTGGACGTTTTAATAGCCGCCAACTGTATTGTCTCAGATGGATTTTCGATGTACATGATGTCAGTCCCTATAATGGATATGTGATCCACTTTGTCATCTTCAGACAAACTCATTATCCACCGTGTTTTACTAGCACTATATGTAATATAATCCTCGGTAATCATAAGCACCACATCGCTTTATGTAGATTGGTCACTTCTTGTGAAGGATTCTTAATGTGGTCATAACAATCAGGATGATGAGCAACAGCATATAGCTGTACTTCCTCTAAGGGATTATCAATAAGCCCGAAGAGGTGTATGTGATTCCTAACAATATATGACTGAGCATGTAGCGTCGGGTTGGGTATCATACCGATACTATAGGCCGACGTGGCAATCAGAGTTAATTGCTGTGTTGTGCTTAGATTTGAATAATCATGTTCAGAATCGACCATCACATCACCCACAGTGCCATGTGTAAGACTTTGGCTTCATCAGTAGGATTATCAATACAGTCATAGGCCCACCTGGTCGTTTTAATAGCCGCCAACTGTACAGCCTCTGATGGATTATTAATATACATGATGTCAGACCCCTTACCGCTTATAGAATTTACAGCTAATAGTTGGTCTTCTTCACTCATAGCATTGTACATAGCAAATTGGTCACGCGCCCATTCTTCATAGTCAGTATCCACTTCCATATTCTTATGCCTTTGTAATTTGTATTATAAAGCCCACAAGGCTTTATCTAATATTACCACCTCACAACAAGGATTGTCAATACACTGGATGGCTAATGGACTGGCTATCACCGCCATGACCTGTAACTCATTGGGTGGGTTATCGATATAAAAGATAGAACATGGATGGGCCTTAACTGCAATCTCCATAGCCCAAATAGGTGGATTAGGGACATGCATGATAGCATATCCATTGTTCCTGAGAATCTGTACATTATCATCGCGTTTCATCCTCAAAATCATATGATTTTGTATGGCATTGTGTATAGGAATAAAATCACATGTAAGATTACTCAGCCACTTGGCATCCTTACCGGCTAACAGATGCTTACGTACCTGACCTATCATAGCTTGTACAACGCTGTGTGTAGTGTGATTGCTTCTTCACATGGGTTCTTTATATAATGCAAGGCAATATCCATCTCAGTGACGGCTATCATCTGGGCAGCTTCACATGGGTTCTTTATAAGTGCAATACATAAGGGATTACCACGGACAGCCACAGTCTGCTCATGCTCTGTAGGATCGTCAAGATACATGATATAGTACCCATTAAACTTCAGAGCCACCGCAACCTCGTATGGATCGCCTACTGATACTTTAGGATTGTATTTGGCCTCCCAAGCTGCCCGATGCTCCCTAGACAACCGGCTGTCATTCGTAGAGCCTTTGGGCCTGCCCCTCTTTTGTTTAATATTATTAAACATCTTTATATCATTTTGATCGATCATAACTGATACAAAGCGTTGTATAAAAGGGTCGCTTCCTTGGTAGGCTTCTCAATATACCCATAGGCCGACTCACATTCTTCAATAGCCACCAGTTGGACTTTTTCACAAGGATCGGTCATGTATTGGATGGCAGAGCCATTGGCATGGACAGCAACCAACATATCCCCTATGTGAGGTTTGACCAGGAACAGGTACATGAACCCGTTCTTATAGAGCCTTGTTCGTATTTCTTCATCGTGGTTCACGTCAGTATCCTCTAATGTAACAACACCATCGATCAGGTCAGCACTATACTTGACTCCTAACTTGGATGCGAACACAATAGCCGCACTCTTTAATAGCATGATATCAAGCTCTTCATAAAAAGCTATCATTACTCATTACCCACCCATCAGATCATCGTACATCATATATGCGATGAGACCCATACTGATTGTTATACTAATCCATGATACTATAATCATTTTCCTTTCTCCAGTTAATCATAGTATATTGGCTTTGTATTGTAATGTCAACTCTGGGTCAGAGTGAGTCCATACAACCTCTTCAATAAGATGACCGCCATCAGCATGGCAACATAATAACACACAGTAGATGACATCACCGCCTGCCTCTGTATACTCGTCAACATACCCCTCATCAATCCTTAAATGGAACAACATCTCCATGGCCAGTTGTTTATGATCCATGTCAGAGAAAAAGACCTCATCCAAATATACACTGAAAAGCTCTTCACCAGTGACAGTACGGTAATTCATATGAATATAATCGAGTGACTTCTCGTTCCATAAGCCAAAGAATGTATCAATCTTCTCAACCATAGGTATTAGATCATCGACAGTCATATCCGATACCCGCCTATGGACGGCGACTCTCTTCTGTTGATGCTTCATAGGATATTGGCCTTATATATTAACTCCATCTCAGGGTCAGGGTGAGTCCATACAACTTCGTCCTGTACCGCACACTCATAGATGCTGTTTGGGATTTTATTAGACATCCTTAAATATATTTTGTATATGGTACCGACATTCTTCTCGTCAACAATAAGCTCATCTAAAATTAATATTGATAAATGATGTATCGATTTTCTTATGTCTGGGTCATCCTTGGCGAAAAAGTGTGTACAGAACTTATCCTCATTATTAATTGATACTGTCTTTACCTGAACATTAAATAGGTTGGAACTGTGCTTGTTATAATAATCCCTTACTTTCTGAGCGATAGGGTAAAAGTCTTCATATGAATATGATGATATATCACTCATAATATACTGGCCTTATAGTTAATCTCTACACCGGGGTCAGGATGAGTCCATATAGGTATATATGTACCTTCCGTTCCGCCTATTAACAATTGATAAATGTTATATGGTCTTATATCGATTTCGACCCTGGCGATCTCTTCTAATACACGTCTAATATGGACAGTCATACTTTCCTCAAATCTATCAAAGAAGCAGATGTCGATAAAGTCACCATTCTCTAGGTAGGCATTAATAAAGACATATCCAATATCATCGGGCATCGCATCGGAGAGTTCATATATCCTTTCCATGATAGGTTTGAACTCAGCCGGGGTATACTCGGATATCCTTTTCACCCCACATGCTCCCTGGTTGCCAGGACGGCTTTGATCTTATCCATGTATTCCTTCACCGGGCGACGTGGTACTTCAACATCGTTCTCCCAGTCAGAGCCAATATACTCATGGCACAGTTCACAGCACCGTGGCCCACGGTAATGGCCTATAGCTGAGTGAACAGCCCTTGCACTCTTAAGCACATTCAGCAATCGTGGTGTGGATAGCTTATTCAATTGTTCTGCTGTTAGGTAGTTGAGATTACTTTTACTCATAATTTGTTTGCCTTATAGGTTAGCTTGACCTCTGGATCAGGATGGGTCCATACGTTACAATGTAGTACTGTTTTCTCAGAAACAGCATCTACAGTATCTATAGTATCTGGATAATAGTAACATTCCATGGACAGTTTATAAATCATATCACCACTATATTCATCAATCTCATTTAACATAATACTAGCCAAGTACTCAATTGTAGTATCATCAATATATTCATGATGGAAATAGTATAGTTGACACCTAACACCATCCACGGTATGAACAATCACACGTCTACCATTTGTGTTACCTCTTTCCACCCACGCTTTGTGGCAATCAATCATTTGAGCCGCAATAGGTATAAACTCTTTGTGAGTCAGTTCTGATAATCGCTTGTATTCAGATGTCATAAATACTCCCATGGATGAAATGACATTTAACGGTAACTATAGAGCCATTGTAACAGATAACAACGATCCTTTGCAAGCAGGAAGGGTTAGGGTTCGGGTTATGCCCATGTTTAAGGATGTTGACGCTGACGCTCTGCCCTGGGCGGTACTGGCTGATGCCTTTATGGGATCGCCTAATGCCGGGTCAGTTAATATACCTGAGATAGGTGCCAACCTATTTGTATTCTTTGAGGCCGGTGACCACCGGTACCCAGTATACTTTGCCACTGCTCCATCCATACAGAACGGTACACCCGATCTGCCTACCCTCACCAGGGAAGCAGACGATTCAGTTACCGATATCAATACCAATGCTAAGAAAGGTGTAGGGACAGCCTCGGGTAGCTCCTGGGATGAGCCTGGTAGCGCCTATGCAGCCGTGTACCCAGAGAATAAGATTTGGAAGACCACCGATGGCCTATTGATAGAATTGGACGATACAGACGGTCAGCTTCGCTTCCACATATACCATCCAGCCGGTACCCGTATGGAGATCGATAAGGATGGCAACGAGGTTAACCACACACAGGGTAATCGATTTACTGTTGTCGTCGGTGATGATAAAGTTTATATCACAGGGAATGGCGACATTACAGTAGATGGGGACATGGGTATTAAGGTGGGTGGTGATACCAAGATAGATGTTACCGGTAATGCTGATATTATTGCTGCTGGGGATGCCTCAGTAGAGAGTGTTAACTCAACTGTTAAGGGGTCAGCGAGTGTTACTATAGATGGTGGCCCTGCTGTCACTATCACTGGTGGATTAATTAGTCTTAATCCTTAAAGCAATACCATTGCTTTGTATTCAAGTATCTGTGGATGGCTCTCATCGTACCATACTGTCTTATAATCATCTGTTTGGTGGTCATCAAACCCTATAGCAACTGCAACTGATATTGTCTTGTCAGACCATAATCTATCAAACCCAGATTTTAACGATTCATTATTATGACAGTACCCATACCCATACCATACATGATCGATGGTATCGAACCGGACAGCAATATAAAGCTCCAATGGGTAAGTGTTTATAACACTCTTGAGGTGCTTCCTGACACTCTCAATAGCAGCATTCTTCTTTCTGAGATTATGGATGACTTCCCAATATGCTTTATTATTCATATCTTAGAATACCTCGTTTGCAATAAACCCTAAAGTGTCTGGATGATCATCATTAAACCAGATATGCTTGATTACCCTATAATCATTAATGTCAATATATTCAATCGACACCCCTAATGTGTTGCAACAAATCTTCTGTTCCAGTAATTTAGTATTACCCATGTCATTAAGAGGATTAATTGTGTAGGGTATATTGTATAAATGTACCCAACGCCCGAACGAAAATCCAAAAACACGTAAATGTCTATTCCTGTGTGGTGATATACCACGGACACTCTCGACCATCTTCTCATTAATTTCAATTGACATTCGTTTATAATTCATTTAGACCTTTTAATCCTTAAACAAATCTCCCAATACCGTTCCCTACTCATAATTGATCTGCCTTATACTGTAAATACTCTGGATCATCTAGGTTCTCCCATACAACCTTACGGTGCATAAACATCTTTTCATCTACATACTGAATGGCAATAGCAATCGAAAAACCCATCAAATATGTATATAGCTCAATTAAGTTAACGGTACCATATTCTGGTGACGGTACCAAGGTACTACGTAGCCACCCATATTGTGTGGTGTACGTATAAAGCCTAAATGAATTGACTGAATTGACTGAATTGACTGATTTAAATTGTGTACGGGGGTTATGGGTTAGTATACCCATACTCATACTCACCAGGTCATCAACATTACCAACCCGCTTAACGATATCATTCATCATCGTCATAACACTGTATCCGCTATGAACTCAGGGTAGTACGAGCTATCCTTATTAATCCACACCTCATGAGCTACCCCATGCTTACTACCATTGGTAGAGGTGACGATCATGATCGATACTATATCATGATGTATTAGATGACACCCAACATACCATTCAACCCTCGTCGCCCATTCCCTACGTTGCTCTAATGTACTCTTATAGCTCACATCAGAAGCATATCTGAACGATTCAATCCTATTCCATCGTGATAGATTATCAACATCCGATGGGGCATACCATCCAACAACCCATGCATCATACGCCTGATAAGCTCCCATGTTCTCAGAGAGTCCCCATAGCTTGGATGATACTGTATTGGCTATCTGGTTGGCTAACATACTATTCATCATAACACATACAACGCTTTATGTAACATTATCGCTTCTTCTGTTGGGTTCTTAATATACCGGATCATCATATTACTCACTGCTACCAATCTTAATTGATAATCATTAGGGATACATGTGATCTTCCTGACAGTATGAACGGCATTCTCCATGCATTTGATCCTCCAGATTGGATACGAACTATACTTCTGTTCCAATTGAGATAGTATACCATCGAGATGATGTTTATCGAGAGGACTCATAGCTCATACAACGCTTTATGTAACAACGTTGCCTCCGGGCATGGGTTATTAAGGTATTGGTGTAGATTGTGACACGCCACCAATCTTAATTGATAATACATAGGAATATCAATTATTCTCTTAACAGTTCTAACGGCATTATGCCTGTAATAAACCCCTACCAGTGGATGAGATGATTTATACATCGTTTCCAATTGGTATAGGACAGTATCAAGATGATGTTTATCGATGGGTGTCATAATCGCCACAACGCTTTATGAGTCAGTTTGGCTTCCTCGGTAGGATTATTAATGTAACTAATCATGTAGGAACCTATGGCCACCGTTCTTAATTGTAAATCTTCGGGGATATTACATTTACCGGAAAGACACTTCACTAAATCTGATATCATCCGATACGGGTACCTCTCATTGGGGGTCATAGTATTAAGCTTGATATCTATGCTGTCGAGTATCCTACGTAGGTTATGTTCTTCGATGGGTGTTATAGGTTTCATAGCTCATACAATGCATTTTGAATCAGCACTGCCTCTTCGCATGGTTCATCTATATACCGGATCATATATACAGCACATTCTACAAGTCTAACCTGTATGTCATCGGGGATACCACCACCATAGATTAACAACACGATGCTCCGTATCGACATCCTATGGGATATCTTGACAACCTCACGTTCAGCACTATCATGCTTATTCAATAGATACTCGATTTCCTTAAGCTTCTCGGTAAGCTCCTGACTCATAACCCGTGTATGGCCTTATGGAGGAATGTGACATCTTTAGTAGGCTGTATCAGGTGTGCCCAGGATGTAGAGGCTAGTTCGACGGCCCTGATCTGTAAATCCACTGGTAGGGGTTTATTACAATCCTCAAGTTTATACCGCAGATTTACACGGGAAAAGAACGTTTTCATGCCTCTGTTGTTGTCGGTAAGGAGTGCCCTCTCAAGCCGACGACATGCTCTCTTTACTTTGCTCGCTTCTCTATTAGCCATTATCTATGACTCCCATAGTGCTTTGTGCATCAAAGTAGCCGCTGGTGTTGGATCAGTAATATGTCCATACAGGTACGGGCTACACCTTATCATTTGTAATTGAACCTCTTCAGGGATAACCTCTATCCCTCTAACGATTGTAATGATCTGAATCTGAATCTGAATCTGAAAAGCTGTTTGAAACGATTCTACCTTATCTTCATCACATGTGTCAATCAACATTTGCATGCTGGTCATCAAATCCATGAAATCGTTTTTCTTCACCCCTTAAGGTTCTCCATCTTATATTCTGTATAGTGGCTATGGCCAGTGTTCTCCCATAGGATAGCACTGTCTGTCTGGGCGACCGGATGATTCACGTCCAGGCCGGTGGCGTCCAGGAGGGTGATCTTAACAGCAACAGCACATGACCCATTGAATATCCCCTGTAGCAATGCACAAGTAATATCATGGTAAATATAATCCTCATAAGAGTCGGCATCGATTTTCACCCACCCCAGGCCATGGTGGTATGCCTCTATCAGGAACCCTATCTGTTCTGGGCATTTATAATCCCGTCTAAGGAATATCGTAACGGCATCGGTGATGTCCTTGCACAACTGTACCTGGGAATCCAACACTTCCTGAATCTTCATCTGTTCGTCAATCTGTTTCTGTTCTTCTGTCATAGGTTCTCTCCTGCTATGTATTGGTAATAATCTGGATGGGCTTCATCAACCCATATAACCTCACTAACCTCACTCACTTTACTGTTGGTCGGGTGTTGGTACCAGTACCACCCGATCTTAAAGCCCACAGGGCTTTTCGTATTACTTAGTTGTAAAATCCTATCTCTCAGGATAGGATGGTAAATATTACACTGTGACCTCTCTATGAGCATGGTACTCCGCCATTTACAATCAGAATAGTACATCACCTCAAAGATAGAGGAACGCTTTTCACCAATCGATTTAATGATATCACTGGCTATACCTACGGCAACATGATGTTTCATAGCTTCTCTCCTGCTACATATTCAAGATATTGAGGATGGTCCACATCCTCCCATAATATTACCTCAGATAATAATGTACCAGTCATACGATTAATATTACCAAACCCCCCACCATGTATTTGTAACTTAAAGCATAATGGGTTCTTTAATGCGAATGCTGTCTTGATCCTAGTCTTTAATATATCTTCATAAATAACCGCTGTTGGACCCTTAAATTTAGAACAACTCTCCCATCCCCAGTATAGGTCATAATGCATAAGTACACATGTCCCTTCAGAAGCCACAGCAATTGCTATTATCTTATCTCTTAATTTAACAATACCTGCATTATTCATAACCTCTCCCTCGCTACGTATTCGATAAAATCTGGATTATATGTATCCTCCCATATAATAACCCCATCTAAATCTAATAAAGGATGTTTGTGTGCTGGTCTGTGTATTGATCTGGAGGGATAACGCATTTGTATTTGTAACTTGAATATTATAGGAGAGTGCGTGACAAATGATGTCTGTATCCTACCCCTTACCATATCATGATAGGTTCTCACTCTCTTCTCCCCGGTAGTAAAAAATATACAACAGTCCGCCCATTCAAGACGTTTAGAGTCATAAAACGTGATCACACATCTATGATCATCGTCAAAACTACCAGACATCAGTATTATCTCATTCGTTAATTCATTAATACCTGCATTATTCATAACATCATCCCAGCAATAAAGCCCAGGTAGTCTGTATGATCTGTATCAGCCCACACCATTATCAATCCTTCTTTGGGCGGATGCTCATTATAATTACCCCGACCCCAATCCCAACTACCTGACCCCATCCAGACCATATGATCCCAATCAGATATTATCGCTATACCTATAAGGCTTGGGTAGGGTAGATACCACGTTAACGTATTCCTGATATTGTTTCTCTCTATTGTGCCAACCCCAGCATCAAACTCAATATTAGGAATAAAATGATCCTTAAAACAATACACCAGTCGATAGAAACTATTATTAGTATCGAAGGCATCCCGTTGGGTGGTCTTGGTCTTCTTAATAATCATATCCGTGACCTCTCCCACGTCTCTACTGATCATAACATATCGTCCGATTTATATTCGAGGTAATATTCATGCTCTTTATTCTCCCATATTAACACATTAGGGTCAACTAACACATCACCAGTGAACATTTTGTCATCAAATACGAGCTTAAGGGCAACAACGTTGTCATTAAAGGCGTCATTAATCTTACGACGAATCATTCGATAGTCGCCCAACATGGGTATGCACTTGAAGTATCTGTTCCAGCCCCTCTCAGGGATGTATCCGAATAAAGCCATACTATAATACTGCTCACCCATGTTTCGTGCCACCTTGGTAATGTTACCAGAGAGGGTATTACTCGTATTATCAGTCATAACATATCGTCCGCTTTGTATTCCAGGTATCTACTGTGCTCTTCATCCTCCCATAATAACATACTAGGGTCAGGGGCATCAATCATTCCAACAGCCCATTGTTGAGAGAATATTAGCTTAACAGCTACTATACTATGAATGTTTCCATAATAACCAATGTATCTTTTAAATTGACCATATCTATCCTTAGCATGTCGGGATGCGAAGGTCATATAATATGACCACCCTTCACTATCATGATAGACCCATAACCCGCACGAGATATACCATGTCGAGTATTCCAGGGAATTGTTTACGATCATACTTGCCAACTTCGATATGGTATCGGCATTCATAACATCACATCAGCAACAAATACATCATAATCCTTATGTTCTTTATTCTGCCATAGGATAATCTTTGATCTTGGTGCAGCAAATGGGGCAATGGCAATGGCAATTATATCCTCATCCACACCCACCCCAAATACCTTCAGACTCTCACTGATCCTGAGTACCTGACAACGGGTTGCATCCATATCGAACCCTACTAACCATGACCCCATGGCGGAGTTAATACTGGCAGCATGATAGGCATACATACTGTAGTACCGGTAATAAGTAGTACCGTTACCCCTCTTATGGAGATGCTTAGCGGCTTCTGCTATCTTCTCAGCCAGGACATCTACATTCACAACATCACCTCAGCTATAAATACATCGTAATCGATATGCTCTTTATTCTCCCACATGATAATCTTATCATTGCCCTTGTCACTCATACTTACAAGGGCAATAGCAATTACCTTATCATCATCAATGTAATCAGCGATATTACGTTGTATATGGAATACCTGGCTCTGACTGGCTACAATAAGAAGTCCTCCACCGAACCAACCACTATTGGCTAGGTTGAAGTATCCAGCTTTATATACCACTACCCGAAACTTCCAGTGCTGACCACCAGACTGCCGGTAAATTGCCTTCGCAGTATCGGAGATTTTCATGGCCAGGCCATGTACATTAACACCTTTTACGAAATAGTTCATAGGCTCTCGCTCGCAATATAATCAAGGTACTCAGGATGATCCTCGTTCTTCCATATGATTTGTTCATATATTTGGCCATTGTAATTGAAAGCAATCGCTTTAACAGCAACACACTTCCAATCTTCAATCCAAATACGTAAAGCACTTCTTAAGTCAAGCCTATCTGTGGTCATTGCAAAATCATTGCTAATGATGCTAATACCAAATCCAGAATACCATATTTCATTACTATATGGTGACACCCTGACACCAACTACACTATTTAATTCACATAGTTGTTCGTAACTATTTAATTCACATAGTTGTTCGTAAAGAGTATTCTCAATACTCTCGATTGTTCTATTATCACTACTCATAACATCTTATCCACCTTTTCTTGTATATGAGAATCCATGGCAATATATTAACCTAATAAATAAGGGTATGTCAAGACAAACTAAATACAGTGATATCGAATTCCAAATGAAACGCGATGTCGGTGGTGAGATTATCATCGTCCATGGTGAAGATGCTATTGGACAATCGATCAAGAACATCCTCTCTACCTACCCAGGCGAGAGAATCATGAATCCCGAGTTCGGTAGTAGGATGAGAGACTTCCTATTCGAGCCTATGAACATCATCACAGTTGAACGTATGGAGCTGGAGATCAGACGTGCACTCACTCAGTGGGAAGATCGTGTCAATATCATCCAGATCAAGGTCAAAGATGACCTGGACAACAACTACTACGACATCACAGTGATGTACAAGATCAAGACTACTGGCCATACCGCTTTCTTCTCAGGGAAAGTCAGACCAGCAAGCGACTAAATACGTTGACGGAGTAAAACATGGCGAATTTCGATTACACAAATTATAATTACCAAGAATTAATTGCTGAAGTGCAGCGAGTATTAGCTGCTGCCTCTGACAATCCTGCTGTATGGCAGGATTCATATCATTCAAGCACAGCCCAGGTGATCATCCAGGTCATTGCTGCTATGACTGATAACCTTCATTATATGCTGGAGAGACGTAGCCAAGAGAACTTCCTACCTACCGCTCGTTTAGCATCATCAGTAGGAGCAATTGCTAACCTATTGGGATACCGCCCAAGACTCACAGTGTCATCTTCAGGTACGGTACAGCTTATCCTGGACGTAGCTGCTATTGAGCAGATTGTTATCCCTAAGTACGCCTCGGTGACGCTCGGTGATAAGAACTTTGTTACATCTGACCAGTCATTGATATTGGTTGGAGAGACTGTTGTTGATCTTGAAGTGTTCGAGGGTACTGTTGAATTCGTTGAGGTCGATACCACTACCGGTATTATCACCACCAATGATACTGACAAGGATGTGTTCTATGATTTGACTTCTAACTTCCTCCTTATTAAAGATTACAGTGATATCGAGAATGACAGCTTCCTTATTTCAAGTGATGCTGCTCAAGACTTCTACGATGTTACCAAGGCTGACCCTAGTGCCGTAACAGTGGTACCACCTATCGGTGCCCTATCATTTGCTCAGGCCACTGACGAGGTGTTTGACATCCGTTTATCTAATGATGGGCTACGTGTCCACTTTGGTGATGATGAGTTCGGTGAACGCCCACAGGGTACCCTAACAGTTAAATGGGTCAAGTCTTCTGGCCAGAGTGTAACGGTGCCATCTACCGGTGAATCATTCACTATGCCTGATTATCCTACCCTGGAAGATACAGCTCTACCTACACCTAACTCTTACACATATACAATCCTTAACACGACTGCTATTGATGGTGCCCTGGCCCCTGAGACTGTGGATCAGATTAAGACCCATGCTCCTGACTTCGCCCGTACCGGTAACCGTGCTGTAACCAAGCATGACTTCTCATACTGGACTAAGCAATCTGCTGTTGGTGGTATCATCGACGCTGCTGCTTATGGTGAAGAAGAAACAGGCATCACAGTATTCAATGCCAATAACGTCAATGTGGTTTACCTACAGACTGACGGTACCGAACTGTCTATCGCCGAGAAGCAAGAACTGAAAGACTTCCTCGACATCTACAAGACTATCACTACCCTGGTTATCATTAACCCTGCTGTGAACGTTCCCCTGGATATCGATGTTACAGTCGTACAGAACCCTAACCTATCATTGGCCAGCTCACAGGTAGAAGACCTGGTACGTTCTGCCCTTGATGAGTTCTTCGAGATTCAGGAAGGCTCTATAGCTAAATCAGCATATCACTCAGAGATCGTTGAACATCTCCAGAACTATACTGCTGTTGACCAAACTGGTATATCTAAGAACATCGCTCGTAACGTGACTGTTACTGTTAAGGCTCTGAACATTCTTGACCTGGATGGCTACGGTGACCAGGCGGCGGACTTCGTTACAGTTGTCGTCCCTGCCAACCCAACCGGTATAGCAGTGGATGCTACAGTGTATGATTTTGATTGTCTTTTTGATGGCACCACTAATATTAACGTAAATGCCCTTGGTTCACAGCTCACTACCTTTGCTGATGTGTTGACACAAATCAATACCCAGATATCAGGATATGGTGTTGCTCGTATTAAGAGCGACAAGATCATTATTCAAAGTAATACATTAGGCACCGCATCTGATGTGGACATAACCGATAACAATTGGTGGTCTGCTATGGGCGGAACACTAGATGCATCAAGTTCTGGTGGTACCAATGCGATTGACACCGTTATCCCTATCCCAGTTTTAGCACAGCCCACTGTACCGGTAGATTTCATCTACCCTACCTCAGTGTTGCTTGTTGATGAGAACGGAGCCGCTGTTGCTTCTCCGGGCCTCCAGCGTGTTATATATGGTGATGGTATCACTGGTGCCGATAGCACCGGTATATCAGGCACTACACCTTACTCAGTAGACATCACTGTCGATGGCGGTGGTGTTCAAACTGTCACCGCACCAGCCAATGACCTATTAACATATGCTGCTGTGGTAAATGAAATCAATTCCCAGACTACCGGCCTACACTGTGAGCTATTAAATGGTCAATTTATCATCTACAGTCTCGTTAATGGTGCCGGTACAAGCATATTAATTGATGATAGTGGCTACGGTGATAAATTATTCACTGATTTAGATGCATTTACGAGTATTGAAGCGGCTGTCCCTGGATTAAATACCGCTGCCGACACACCATTAACCGCTGATGTTGGTTATATAGGTGTTGGTACGATTAATTATAAGACTGGTGAGATGGATATGCTCAAGTATTTGGATAATGGTCGCTATTATGTGAAGTATTCACAGGATGCTGATCAGAATTTCGCTGCCTCAGCACGCCAAGTACTGTTATTTGATAACCAGGTGCTCACTAATGACCCACTTGCACCACAAATACTATCGACTGTGACCGTCGTAACGGCTTAATGGAGTATTAAATGCCAGCATTAGATTTAGGAACAGCATTAACCACATCATATTCCACAGTTAGTGGTAGTGTGTTTAATGTCGGCTTAATAAAAGAACGTGTTAATCGTTATTTCCCATCTAATATTCGTGAAAAGGAAAATGTAGAAGAATTCCAAGAGGGTATTGGTAATATTCTGGCAGGCTTCAGAAACTCAATTGAGAATATGAAGTCATTTGTTGATCCTACCAAGATCACCACAGACTTTCTTGATAAACTCGGGGCACAGTTCGACCTCGAATTCCCTAAAGGTGTTACTGAGGAAAAACGTAGGCTTCAAATAAGGGATGCAATCTTTGCATATCGTACCGCTGGTACTGAACGTGCTCTTATTCGTTTATTCCGCTTAATAGGTTGGGATGTCAATATCGATTACTGCTGGACCCTTAGCCCATTGGGTGCCTCTGAGATACAAATTTACTATGACGGGTCAGTGATATACACCGAGCCATCAAACTTTACATATAACAACACCGGTATTACCCCGGTACTGCCCGGTGGAATCATCTTTGGTAATGAGTTCATCAATCCTGGTGACGGTAAGGTATACCTGAATGCATATGATGACTTTGGTAACACCTACAACGATCTGTCTATCTATGGGGAGACTTATGGTAATGGTGACACCGGCATCATGGTTAAGCTACCTTACATCCGTCTGACTATCAATGAGACTGACTATGGTGACATCACCCAGGAATACATTGATCCAATAACAGGCATACCATATGCTTATACCGAGAGTGAAGAGTTCAGCATCATCGAAGAGACTATTCGATTCTTCTTAGATGAAGGTCGTCCTGCTAACGTGGCTGTCCTTGACTTGGTGACGTTCTCATTCAAGGAAGACCACATACTCTTCGGTGCTAAGGATACGTTAACTGAAATCACTCCTGAATACTCTGGGGCCTATGATGGTACCTGGGCATATGGTATGCCCATAGACCCATACGAATTTGATGAGAACTATGACCTATTCTTATATGGAGATGTGTCACTATTAGCATCACCACCTGCGGCTGTCACAGATGACTTTGAATACGTCTCGGGTGTCTCTGGTATCCAGCAATGGGTTCCTACAAGGGATACATGTGATATCTACTTAGAACTGCCTACCGAGGCTATCGTTGAGGTTCAATGGTCTGATTCACCGCGTACCGTAATTGCTGCCGGTGGTGGAGATTGGTACACACATACTATTGTTAATGGTATTGCTGCCGGTGGAGCATGGGTTGGTAGTCAATCGACTGTTAGAGCGTTAAGGCTAAATATCACTACACCATCAGCATCAACTAACATATTACTGAGGATTACAAATCTATGATTTTAAAAGACGGCATAAGCAAGCCAAAGGGTAAATTGGTGATGGAACGTGTATGTGCTATCACTGGTAAGCATATCGATTTCACTCCTGTTTGCAACGTAGTCGTATTGGGTGCTAAGTTCACTCTCCTACGTGGTATTGGTGGTGACACCAGTACAGCATATCATATAAGAAGAATCAAGCTGGGTCGTGACTTTGTTAACGCTTGGTTACCTTCTAGTGGTGATCTGACTACTGATGTTGGTGACCCTACCAAACGTAAGATCGACGGCTTCGGTACCGACCTTATTACTGAACTGTTACCTGATGCCGCTGCTATTGCCGCCCTAGCCGATGGTAAGATATGGATAAGGATCGTTTCATCTGATGAACGTCGTAAGGTTATTGCTATTGATGGTGGTACTCAGTCATTAACAATCGATTTCAAGTTCGATACTGACCTCGTTAATGAGCAATTTGAATTTGAGATAGGCTACAGCAATGGTGACCCAGAAGCTCCACTGGATACCTTTGATACCACAAATATGAATGTTGTTTTTGATGATGCTGCTGAGAGCTATGCACCGTTTACTAATAACTTCGATCTTGTTGATCCGAAGGTAGACTTCCAATTCACAGTAATCGGACAGGACGTTATCGATTACCAACTACCGACAGTGGTATCCAATATCAACTTCAGTAGTGCAGCACTACACACCGGCAATGGAGAAGTGTTCTCATACTTGAGATTCCCTAAGATAGGTATCTCACCACTGATTAACATCAACTTCATCTGGACGATCTATTATGACTAAGTGCTGTTCTAAATGTAGACAGTATAAGAGTATAGACTGTTATGGTAATAATAAAACCCGAAAGGATAATTTAAACCCCCAATGTAAGATTGCTGCTAGAGAAGCCAAAAGACGATCTACTAAATTAATAGCAACACCATCATGGATTGAGTTGAAAATGATAGAGGATTTATATGAAGAATGTAGACTATTATCAATTGAAACAGGCACACAACATCATGTGGATCATATCATTCCTCTAAATAGTAATAAGGTGTGTGGGTTACACTGCCTAGACAATCTTCAGATTCTATCAGCAAAAGAGAATCACACAAAATCGAATAAAGTAGAAGGATAATACATTGACATTTCCAGCTAAAACTATAGTACAAAGTATACAGATCAATGAGCCTGTATCACCATCAACTGCTAATCGTCCTAACGATGATTTAGAGACGAACATTGACAATCTGAGATCGTACCTCCAGGCAAGCCCGGGAACTCACTTCGAGTTCGATCAGGACGCCTATGTTCCCGGTACCCGTAACTTCGATTACAGTGCTGGTAATGTAAAGGTTAAGGGTGGAGTGAATGTGGTTGCCGCTGGACAGCTTATTCTGACAGCCAATAACACCAACTATATTCAGTATGATATCGACACTGTTGGTATCATCTTCAATACAACAGGATTCTCTACCCGTGGTATCCCTTTATGGGAGGTTGTACTCGATGGTGCTGGTAACATCACAGCGGTTAATGACTACCGTGCATTCACTGTATCTAGCGTCACTGATGCTATTCTTGTTGATTATGATAATAGTGTTAGTTTATTAACAGCCACCACAGTCCAGGCAGCAATTGATGAAGTGGTCGCTACTCTAACTTCTGGTACCGTGAATGATTCTACAAATCTTAATGGCCAGGTCGCTTCGTATTACCTGGATTTGGCGAACCACAGTGGTGTTATCAGTGATGGTCAGCATGGTAGTAGAACAGGTGGAACAACACATGCTCTTGCTGTTGCCGCAACATCTCATGGTTTTATGAGTTCCGGTGACAAATCAAAACTGGACGGTATTGTGGCCGGTGCAGAACCAAACGAATTCTCATTCAAGACTATTATTGTTGCAACTCAAACAGATGTTGTTGCAGATACCACAACCGATACACTGACAATGGTTGCTGGGGTTGGTATAGAAATACTCACATCTGGCGACACCATCACATACAACAGTAACGGTTTGGTCAGTATTACTTCCAATGACAGTACCCCGGATTATCTTCTTAATAAATTGGTTGCTGGTATAGGTATCACCCTAACAGAGCAAAATGATGGTGGGGACGAATCTATATTGATAGACAGCCAGGATATTGTCATTCTTGATACTCCAGAAGAGATTACTGGACTGACACACGATTCGACATGGCGTACTGTCAACAACACAACGCTTAACACCGCACAAGCAAAATCAGCTCTTATTAAAGTAATTGTGAGGGGTAGCAAAGTAGGAACACCCTCAGCTACTGTAGCCCTATATATGAGAGACCCAGATACTGCCCTAGCAATAGGTGACCAAACAGTTGTTGCAGAATGCACAGTAAATGGTGATGGTGTTAACACCTTTTACGATATAGATGTAAACACGCATTGGGTAAATTTGGATGCCGTTTATGATTTTGACTACAATGGCCAAGTGACTGGTACTCCAGACACATCAGATATAAAACTTTTTCTGATAGGCTATAAGAAATAAGAAATAGGCACAATTCTGAGTAGATAAATAGAGATATCATTTAAAGAGGAGATTAATAATGAAATTAGGCGATTTGATTAATAGTTTAGAGAGCTTACGAGTTCTTTCAGTAAAAGCAGTACCAGCAGCAACAGCATTTACGCTTGGCCGTGTAATCAAAGCTGCGGGTGAACATGAAAAGACTTTCAACGAAGCACGTCAGAAGATGTTTGATCTGTATGGTGTTCCTGTTGAAGGCACAGAACAGGTACGTATCAGTGATGAACACATGGGTACTTTCAAGCAAGAGATGGAAGACCTACTTGCTGTAGAGATTGATCTGGGGGATGCTCATATAAACATCTCTGGTCTTGGTAGCGTCGAGATCGAAGCACGTCATCTGATGAACCTGGAATGGTTAATTAAGGGATAATAATAAATGACAACACCAACCGACTTAAAAGTACCTCTAACCCCTATCACCATAGGGGAAGCTGGTATACCTATCGTCGCTAACAGACAACCTGCTGAATTGGAGGCTAATATTGATAACATTATTGCCTACCTTGATGGTAACTCTGTGAGTGCATTTGACTGGGATGAGGTAGCCACAACTGGCATCTCATTTGCTTATAAGTCTGGTAGGTTCCGTAAAGGACATTCATCTGTACTTATTATTACAGGTACCACGGATTTGACTGGTGGAGATGTCCTTCATTATATTTTTGTAGACCAAACCACAGATGCAATTATTAACAATACTACTGGATTTCCTATCGGTAGTATTCCTCTATATGAGATCAGCGTATCCGGGGGTGTTATATCCGTAGTCACAGACGTTAGGGCATACTTTAATACATACCAGGCATCAACCCTACCGGTTGATGATTCTGGCTTATCTTTTGTTGCTGATAATGTTCAAACAGCAATCGATGAAATAGATACAGTTATTGTCGCTAATACTGGAGACATTTCCAATCTTCAGACAAATAAATTGGATATAGCCGGACATACTATTAGCAGAGTAATGGTCACCGATGGTTCTGGTAACATAACAACATCAGCAATAACAACAACAAAGCTCGATTATTTGGGTGATGTAACAAGTCTTATCCAGGCCCAATTGAATAGTAAAGAACCGACTATTACTGGTGCTGCCACGACTATTACTGGTGCCGACCTAACAGCAAATAGAGTAGTAATATCAAGTGGTGTTGGTAAAATATCAATAAGCACAGTAACCACAACAGAACTTGGATGGCTCACTGGTGTATCAAGCAATATTCAAACACAATTGAATGGTAAATCTTCTGTTAGTCATAATCACGATAGTACATATCTCAGACTATCAGGAGGATCACAAAGCGTCTCAGCGACAACAATTTTTACATCTGATAATTTATACGTCGGTACTGATGGTGGTGGTGATTCTGATATGTATTTCTATGCTGATTTTAGCAACACTTGGCGAACCCTTCGTTGGGATAATAGTTCTAATGAATTTCAAGTAGAAGACAGTGGCAGCAATATGAGAACATTAATACACTCTGGTAATATTGATACGTATGTTAGTATTCCAGCTGTTGGGTCTGTTGGGTCTTACGCTCTATTAATGAACTTCGAAGTTGGTGACTATACTGTCTCTGCTGGTTCAACAATGGCCGGTTCACGATTAAGATACTGGGGTGCTTCTGCTGATGATTTTGGTACTGTTGATAGTAATGGATATGGTACTACACCATCAGGAACATGGAGAGTCATGGGTAGGGTTAGAACATATGGTAACCGGTTTGGTTCTACTTTATTTTTGAGGATTAGTTAATGAATACTAGAAATGCAGTACATAACGATGACGGCACAATAGATTGTGAAATCGAACATCCAAATCACGGATGGATACCGTTCACAGCTTCGGCTGATGATGTGGAACAACTAGGTAAAGATATATATGCTGCTCTCAGTGTTTCTCAAGGTGTATCACCGTATGTACCACCTACCCCGGCAGTGAAAATGGCCCGAACCCTTTTAATGGTTCGTGATAGAAGAGATTCATTATTAGCAGCATGTGATTGGACCCATGGTTCAGATTCACCATTATCAGTTGATCAAAAGGCACTATGGGCTACGTATAGACAAGAGCTTAGGGATTTCCCAGCCACTATAACAGACCCAGATGTTGTTGTATGGCCAACACCACCAACATAAAGTTTAGACCCTGTTATGGTCGATATATCATAAATACAAGCATAACGAGTTTAGATCAAAACTATATCAAAGGAGATTAATAGATGAGTTTTTCAGTATATTTAGAAGCAGCCCTTTTGAATCACACATTCAAGAATGCAGCTTTCACACAACCAACCAACCTTTACGTTGCATTGATGACAGCGGCTCCTGCCGATGACGCCACTGGTTCTACTATCACAGAACCTTCAGGTAACGGTTATGCTCGGGTAAATCATAATGTATGGGCAGTTGCTACCGTTGGCACCGATACTTCTGCTAAGAACACAGGTGCGATCACGTTCCCTACTGCCACCGGCCTATGGGGCACCATTTCACATTTTGCTATTTGTGATGCTGCTACCGTTGGTAATATGCTCGCATACGGTACTCTTACCACTGCTAAGCAAGTAACAACAGACGATACCCCTTCATTCGCAAGTGAAGCTATCGTTATTACCTTGGAATAATACTAATACGATTCCACGGCGTTTTTGGAAAGGCCCGGTATGGGCCTTTCATTTATACGACGCTATAATTGACTGATTGGTTATTGATAAATACAAATAAGCATGGAGATATAAATGGCTTTAATTTTTGCAGATCGTGTTAAAGAAACGACAACTACAACTGGCACCGGTTCATACACCCTTGATGGCTCTGTAATCGGACACCAAACATTTTTTGAAGGTATTGGCGACGCCAATACCTGTTACTACTCAATCACCAATGGTGTTGATTGGGAAGTTGGTATTGGTACCGTGAGTGCCGGTGCCCTGGCGAGAACTACAATTCACGCATCGAGTAATGGCGATGCTGCTGTAAACTGGAGCAGTGGTGTTAAAAATATTTTCTGTACTGTATCAGCATTCGCAATTACTGCTGCTGGTCCTGCTTCTGCTGTTGGTACAATAGTAACAGGCCCATCAGCCCCTACAGGCGATGGAATATGGCTTGAATGTGACGGCTCTGTCGTAGCACAGTCTTCTTATGCTGCGTTGTTTGCTGCAATAGGTCATGACTTTGTTATGTATGATAGCACATTCGTGTCTACAGTGACGGCATATAATGCATTTGGAAGATTCGCTTATGCTGGATCGAATTACCTTGCCACAGATTATGATGGTGGAGTAGGTTTATATTATTCTTCAGACTTAGTGACGTGGACTGCATCAACTGGTCATGTCGGTGCCCCAACTAACGACATCGTGGTTGATTCTGTATCTGGTAATGTTGTTATATCTGGTGCTGATGGTTTAGCATACTACTCTATCAACGATGGTGTGACATTTACTGCATCTGACTTACCAAATAGTGGGCCGCTAAATCTGGCCACGGGTGGAGGCACTACCGTAGCGTACACTCAGGGTGGTAGTGGATTTTACTACTCAACAAATGGCGGTGTAAATTGGACAGTTAGTTCGGGTGGCCCTGTGAGTGGATTGACTGGTGTCGATTATGACGCTGTTAATGGCGTATTCATAGCTTATGCCGGTGCCGGTGCTGGTGGTGGTACTATCTATAAATCAGCAGACGGTATCACATGGTCTTCTGTAGTCGTAACTTCTGTCGGTGCTCCTGATATTTACAACCTGCTCGACCAAAACGTTGTATGTGATGATACCGGTATCTGTATAGTTAAGGCTGAACAGGGTATGGCACTCTACGTCAGTGATGATGGTTTCACTACATGGAGTATAGTTACTACTCATGGTTTTGGTTATGAACATTCTGCTGGAATCGAGTATAGGCTAAATTTTGATTCAGTTAATAAGCTGTTTGTATATCACCAACCAGTTAATGATGTGGCTGTACAAGTTACCACAAATCGTAGGTTCTTGACTTCAACTGACGGTATTACTTGGGTAGATGTGGAGCTTTATTTACCTCGTGTAGAGCCAAAACTTATGGGTCCAAAAGCCATTAATGGTGACGTGTTATATACCGTATTAACTGGTGCCGGTGCTAAAGAGATTCATAAACTAAACCCAGCCTACACTAGGGCAACCCAGTTCTTTCTACCAAGCAAAGCGAGAGTGGGCGGCAAGGCATTTATCAAAGCTATAGCATAATAGCTGATATAGTATAGTAAATAAGGCAACATCATATCAATGGTGTTGCCTTTTTTGTGCCCCAAATTTATGATCCCAAAAATCCATAAATACTAATGTTATATGTATTTGGATTATATAATGTTTATGAATATTAAAATCACTAGGAATTTATCAGAATGGCGGCATTAGACTTAGGAACAGCAACATCAACAGCAGTTGCTTCTACTACTGGAGCACTAACAACATCACTTGCTTTCGGTGGTACAACAACTGCTGCTGCTTCTACTACCGCTTCTTTTGGTATTGCATTCGCCTTTGACGGTACAATAACTGCAACCGCATCGGTCGCAACTGCTCCAATGGTCAATGTCATCTATTTCGATGGACAGATCGACGCAGTATCAGCAGCTGAGCGTACAGTTGAGAGTGGTGGTAGTGGCATAGATACCAATACCAGATTGATGATGCATATGGATTCTGGAACCCCAACAGATTCATCGCAATATGGGGTTACTTGTGTTGGTGCTTATCCAAGCGCAACACAAACGAAATTTGGAGCAAACTCATACTTCTATGACGGTAACGGACAAAACACAACATGTGGCAACTTAACAGAACTGAATATAGCTTCTGAACATACTATCGATTTCTGGGTATATAGAGACGTTGCTGATAACGGCCCTCTGATTTCAAATTGGGATACTACAACAACCAGCTACAAAGCATTTCGTGTCTTGACTGGTGTCGATGGATCAATGGTCTATGAGATTTATGATACTGATAATGTTAGTCGTCAGATTGTTACAGCAAGCGTTATACCACTCGCAACATGGGTGCACGTGGCTTGTGTATTCACTGCCGGAGCACTGACTCTTTATGTTGATGGCGTTTCAGTTGGCACAATTGCTGCACCAAATCCGATGCGAGTTCCAACATCATTCCAGACTAGAATAGCGAACTCTAGTACAAATGGGTTAAGTGCTACCGGTGGCAACAATCGTTTTCGTGGATTCATTGATGAGATGCGTGTTAGTGATACGGCTCGCTGGACTACAAACTTCACCCCACCAACAGTAGCATATGAGGCCGGTACATCTGAACAAGTAGCTGGAGCCTTAATATCAGTAGATAAGCCTATCGCCGGTCAAATTGATGTTGAATCATCAAGTACATCAAATATTGGATTACCGATTGATTTTGGTGGTCAGATAGATACTACTTCATCTATAAATGCTGATTTGTTGGCTGATAAAGAAATGGCCGGTCAGATCGATGCGGTATCATCCAGTGCATCATCTGATGGATTATTAGTAGATAGGCTTCTTAGTGGTCAGATCGATGCTACAGTATCACTTGATGATGGTTTGGTACTTCTCTCATCAATTAGTGGTCAGATCAATGCAAGTGCTGTTATTGTTGGGGCGGTTCTTGGGATAGAATCAACACAAAAATCAGCAATATCCACAATTCCTCTAAGCTCTTCCTCATTAGGCGGTGATGAGGTTTCTGGGTCTATCGAACTTGATCTATCTGGCACGTCTGCAATTTCAGTAGCCCCAACAAGCTCATCTCCATTGAGTGGGGTCGAAGATCAACTATCAATTGAACTCGTTCTGGATGGAGTATCATCAATTTCGTCAGCACCAATGGGGGCATCCCCATTGAGTGGTGACGAAGACGATTTGGAGATTGTGTTTGATCTATATGGGGCAACACCCGCAGCAATATCATCAATTCCTCTAAGCTCTTCTCCATTAGGTGGTGAAGAAGACGAGGGTATCGCCCTTGGGGTTCCTGTACAATTAAGCGGTCAATCTGATTCTACCTCTACTATATCATCAAATCTAGGTGTATTGATCAATATCGATACTGATATTATAGAAGCGTATTCTTATGAAGAAAATGTAAGTCTTGATATTGGTAAAGAATTCCAACCAACCACTGTGGTTGTAACATCAACAGTAGATGTAACCCCACTATTAGCTGATAAAGAAATAGGTGGACAAATCGATGTATTATCAACAGTAGATGCCGGTTTTGGTATTGATATTGGTGTTGATGGTCAGATTGATGCTGTATCTTCTGTTGATGTTTCACTTGATGTAATTAAAGACCTGTCGCTACTCACACCTATCAATGCAGTTACCACTGTTAGCGTTACTGGTGAACTGCTTGTTGATAAACTATTGGGTGGTGATATTGATGTTGCATCAACAATGTCATCACCATTAGATGGTATTAAAGTCATCTATGGTAATGTTGATGCGGTTTCAACCACAACCGGTGATGTAACTAATTTTAAATTTTTAGAAGGTACCATTAACGCCACAAGTACCGTTGAAGATACCGATTTCTCTTACAGTATCCCATTAGGTGGGGTATGTAATGCTAACTGTACACCAACAGCAGAACTTGGCATAGCCCAACACCTTGAAGCATACTCAAGCCCATTTGCACCAGATTGCGAAGCCACCGTAACAGCAACCATAACGAATATTAAGTATGTTGGGGCTACCTCAACTTCATCATCAAACATCGTCGGTGCTTTGGCAAATATCAAAGAACTTACCGGTGATTGTAACGCCGTGTCGTCTGGTGCTATCGATTCTGATTTGTTCTTCAATAAAGATTTGGTCGGCGATACTACAGCAACATCATCCAGCACCGGTAATACCGAGGTAAGTAAACTGTTGTCTGGTACATGCCTGACAACATCCTCATCGTCTGGAGTATCTGTTGATGTTGGTAATGATATTGAACTGATAGGCCACTCATCAACTGTATCCGTCTTAACTACTACCAATGGTACTATCACAAACGATAGACCTATCCTGGGTAATGTGGTTGGTGCAGTAACAGCTCAAGGTACCATGAGTTCTGACGACCAACTGACCGGTGTCATTAATGTAGTATCTTCCGGTAGTGCTGAAATGATTAATAAGAGCCTCGAAGGTTCACTATCTGCTACAAGTACGGTGATTGTCGCCGCAGAGATGGCCATTGATAAACTGTTTACCTCTGATGTCGATGTAGTATCTTCCGGTAGTGCTGAAATGAACGATAACTTAGGCGTCTCATTGTATGCGGAAGAGATCACTGCGGTCTCTACTGTTGACCTGGCTTCTATGTCAAGAGGCTATGCCCTGGATGGTACCATCACTGGTGAGGGTACCATCACTGATGCTGTCCTCGGCACCCTGGTCGAATTCGGCTCTACAGTAACAGTCACATCATCTGTGAACACCCCAGATGTCAATGTATATACAACAGTCGCATTTGATTCTACTGTTACAGTGACTTCAGCCGTAGTTGGTGCTGATCTTGATGTCCAGAAGACACTTGAGGCTACAGTGGAAGCTACCAGCACAACAACTGGTACCGTACTTAACACTGTGGAACTCTCAGGAGAGATCACCACTACATCGACCTCTCATGGCTTCTTCTTCAGTGATGTTGACCTGACCAACTGGCAAACTGCTGGTCCTGTGTGGAGACTCAAGGAAGATCATCGTACATTGATTATTAAGCCTGACAGACAGTTCTAATAAATACAGTAATAAGGAATATAAATGGCCCGTAAACGTAAAAAGATTTTTGCTAAAAACCCAGATTCTCAATTGGATTACAACATCCAGTGGGAAGAGTGGCTTGAAGGCGATACTATTTTAAGTAGTTCATGGGACGTACCTGCTGGCTTGAATCAACTTGCCAGTAATTATACGGTCGAAGGATTAGCCACGGTATGGCTTTCTGATGGAATCGTCGGAATAGAATACGAAGTAGTGAATACAATCGTAACATTAGCAGGAAGAATGGACCAACGTTCAATCTTTATAAAAGTGGTGAACCTTAAATGATTATAGATATAGCGGTATTACAATTTGCACTGACAGCTTTCTTAGGGCTGCTATCAATCGTTGGAGGATTGGTAGTTAATAGGATGTGGAAGAAGATGGATGATTTAGATAAAGCAGATCAAGACACCAATGATAAGATATTCAAATTAGGGGTATCAATCCCTACCAAGTATGTCAGCAAAGAAGAGCTGTACAAACTTGTGGATCGTTTATTCGATGAGTTGAAGTCTATCAATGGGAAACTTGATTCTAAAAAAGACAAAGACTAAAAGGAGAATAACATGGCGGTATTTTTATCTACCGGTCATAACCCTAAAGCAGTAGGAGCCTGTAATGGCGATTTTTGTGAGTACCCCGAAGCTGTTGTGTGGGTGGATCGTATATCGGAGATGCTTAAAGACTATGGCATCGAAGTAGTCAAGGTACCAACCGGTACACTTGGATCAAAGGTGAGATTTATTAATGCTCACTGTCAGAGGGGTGACATCGCCCTCGAAGTACACTTTAACAGTAACGTAAAGGCCCGTGGGTCTGAAACACTTTATTATCCGAAGTCAGTCAGGGGTATGGAATTCGCATCCCTATTACAGGCGTTCCTGGCCGGAACCTTTCAACCTGACCGTGGTATTAAAGAAGGATACCATCACGGCGCTGGTTCAACTGGTCGTAAGTTACTATATTTTCTTGCTAAAACCAACCCAGTATCTCTTATCATAGAGCCTGAGTTCGTTTATAATAAGGACAAAATCATTGCAAAGCGTGAGCAAGGATGCCGTGCTATTGCCGCTGCTTGTAAGACTTACTTAATGGATAACTAAGAGATGGAAGAGACTACAGTAGAGGCAACGGTAGGAATAGGTGAGATGATCGCTCCCTATGTGACCGATCCGTTCGTCATGATTATACTCGGTGCAATAGCTGCTTTACTACAGCGTGTCGTCGATAAGAATACTGACGGAGAGAAGGTATCACTATGGGGCTATATTAAGAAGAACCCCTATCGCCTTGCCATCTCTGTAGTCGGCCTCCTGGTTGGGTACTCTGTACTCCTTCAATTGGGTGAGCTTACAATCATCAACGCCCTGGGTGTTGGTTATTTCTCCCATAATGTAGTAGAGTCATTCGCTGGTAAAGTGAACTCAGGCAAGCTACAGGAGAAGGCGAAAGAAAAAGAGGAAGCCGATGACTGATTTTTATGACCTATGCGATGCACTTCTTGAGACCGTGCAGCCTAATATCCTTATTGAGAAAGCTCAAAGTGAATTTGAGACTCTCAAAAAGAATAAGAAACCTCTCACGGACGATGAACGTAAAGAGTGTATGGATTGCAAAGCTGTTTGGCACCATGGACCGAATGGTGAACCAAGTCCTGCTGTCTGGAAGTCTGTTAACCCTGATAGTGGGAAGACGACGTTCGTAACAAATACTCATCGAGCTTACAACACGGCATCCACAATGAAGGGTGCTATTAACAAATACCATAACTTTATAAAGGGGACAGCGTAATGATTGGTGCAGGATTGGCCCTTAATCTATTAGGGAACAAGAAAGCCCTTATGGGTATAGCATTAGCTATTGCTATTTCCGTCGTAGGCGGGTATATTTGGTACCTGAAGAGCGACATTACATCTCTCGAAGAAGACAAGGTTGAGTTGATTCAAGAGATTGGTGGGTTGATGGTCACTATCGAGAACTTCGAATATGCCATTGCCAACCAGAACAAGAATGTCCTCGAACTGAAGAGAAAGGCTATTGATGCTGATGTGAGACTCAAGAAGGCGGTTAAGGCTGCGTCAGTACTCCGTCAGAACCATAAGAAAGAGATCAGTAGCCTGAGCACACAAAAGGTTCCACAGCAATGTGAAAGGGCTGTAGATTGGTTGCAAGAGAAAGCTGAGGATGAATTGAAATGGTAAATAAGCTCCCTACTATTAACAGTATTGTGAAAGTCCCGGTTACCGGTGGGTTCCACCATGCCAGGATACAGTCAGTGAGATTCTGCCCATCTGGTGATATCTATGCGACTGCTAAGATCGAACGGTCATTCATCAAAGGTGTCATCGTTACACCTGATGATAATAAAGTGATCATTGTCCCTATACATAAGGTTGACATATCACTTGAAGGGTATAGGAATCATTATGATTACTCTTAAGATTAAGAACATTGCCCTGGCTGCTGTCCTGGTATTCGTATTGGGTGCCTGTGGTACCGCCCCACCTAAGATTGAGGTACGTGAAGTCCTTATCCCTGTGGCTGCTCAGTGTCCTGCACCACCTGCTGAGGCTTTTGAACGTCCTTGGTTACCTATCCATGATCTGACTGATGTTTCTACCAATGATGAAGTCGTTAAGGCTTATGCATTGTCTGTAAAAGAACTTCAGACTTGGGGATTGACTCTCGAAGAGTATTTGAGGGGTTATATTCCTGATGAAACAGTTACAAATCCTGAATAACGATTAAGAATGAGCCGATTATATCCTGTATTCGGCTCATTCTCACAAATAACGATTGTAATCTCCCTAATAATAATAATAATATATGAATATTACGAATTTGTCAATATTCCCCCTAGGGGTCATGTATTTTGACCACTTTTAGAACTACTTAGTTCCCTCTAATTTACACTCATTTTTAGTTTATTATGTATTGTCTATTTTAGTGTATTGTGTTACGCTATTATCATGACAAATAAATTTGACTATAGAGAACTTATGATATTCAAGAACAATGTGCTACAGAGTAGCAACGAGGGTATGTTCAATATAATTGATGACATTATAGCGGCTGTCGATAACGATGCCTTTGACGCATATGCGATGCTACACACCCCGGAACTAACAGAAATACAGTGGTATGTGGTATTCTTTTGTCTAAGACACCACTACGCTATAAACGTCAACAAATGCAAGACCCAGTTTAATGGGCATAAACCCATGAAAGTAGTGATAGAGTACAAACCCTGGCAACCACACCTACAGGCTGCTGGGAGAATGTCTTTATACTTAGAGGCGATGGCAGAATCCAAGAAAATGGTAGATGATGTGTATGCTGCCCTATAGACTCACACCTGAGAACACGCCACGATTACAATTGTCCCTGTGTGTCTGGGATGGTAACGGGTGCTTCTATAAATCAATCGTCAGGCCACATAACGTTCAGGGGTACCACTTTCTGAAAACGTTGGAGGATGGTGTATACATGGGAAGGTCATTAAACGAAGCCGCACCGATACTTTATCAAATTATCAAATACCAGAACCAGATGGTGAGAGTTCCTAATATGACCATGGATCAAGACGCTATGATTCACTATATGTTTGAATCGGGTATGGATGTTCCTGATCTTGATGAGTACATAACGGTACTGTGGGCATTATGAAGGTTTATAAACTCACTGAAGAGAAATTCGTTTCATTGAAACTGGAACGGCTTTATGATACAGAGTGGTGTGGTATAAAAAGTTATTACGACATTGGTAACACGGTATTTAATGATAATAAACCCATCACCTATTTCCCATACTTAATGGCTATCGAGGATGGGTGTTACTTCTTCACCCACCGAAGGAATCAAATGGCCATCTACCTGTTGAAGCATAGAGGTGAGCTGATAGTTATAGATGATACCGATGAGGGGGAGATGGAGATATCAATGACGTATGACATGGACGAAGCAATAATCCATGATGCGCTGTTAGATAGTTCGATAGAGGACATGGTTGGTTATCTGAGGCTGATACTTTCATTATGAGTAACCTCGAACACATCACGAAGAAGAACTTCAAGGCCACTATGGTCCATATGACCTGGTTCAAAGTTGCTCCTTCCCAAAACCATTACATACGTAGATGGGGTGTGAATTCCACTATAAGACTTCAAACATACCAGTCACTAACACAATTGGATGATGGAGTGTACATGGCTCTTGATAGGATGTTGATACTTTACAATGGTGAGATGTTCTGGATGAACCGTGTTAATAATATGCACCAGGTAATTCATGATACCTTTATGGGTAAGTTTGATGATAACCTTACTCTTTACAATCGACTTAAAATTTTAATAGGAATGTAAAATGACAACACCATACATATACAAGGTGATGCAAGTAAATGTACTTCGTGGTGATACGATGGAATTGACTATCGATCTGGGGTTTGAACAGTATTTGGGTGTTACCATGAGTATCAACGGCGTTATGGTGCCCAACAGCATCGATGAGACAGAGATTACTGCTGGCGAACCTGTCAGAAAGGCTGTGCAATTGTTTATGAGACGCCACCATGAGAACAATGGTCATTGGTGGATACGTTCAGAAGAAGCAGCCAAACTAGGGGAGACTATAGTAGTTGGTGGTGACATATACCCAACATTCGAGGATGCATGTAATTGTTATTACGGTAATAGTGTCAAAGGCTTCATACATAATACAGGGCTACACTTAACCTACCATGGTAATGGCGATAAGGTAACAAATCTGAAAGAGATCAAACAAAATGCGGAGGTGTATCTTGTCCACGAAAATCTATAATGGTTTAAATTCAAATCCAATGACATTATCCAGGCCATGAAGGACTTAAGACTCATCCAGACTATAAGGCTATTAAGGCATACATGGGCATGACCACAACGTAGATTAGAATACAAACGGCAGGGCGTCCAAGTCTTCACTGTCATCTTCGGTGGCCAGGGCCACGGCACCCATGTTGTTCATCTTCTCATCACAGTCATCATCGTACCGAGCCATCTCACTTAAACAGAGCGTGGTCAGTACGGCACCCATGGCCAGATCGTCCTTCTTACCAGACTCGGCGGCGAACGATGCACCTTTCTTAACGAAGAACTTCAGTTCACTCAGTAATGCACGGCTATGAATAGTCATAGCATGAGACTCAACCAAATCTTTCAACCTAGAACAGCCCTTCAGCTTGGTAGGGTTGGTCATCAATATACCCTTTTTCTTTCTCTGGGATACGAACTCAGCATCATCAAGGATCGGGTGATCAGAATTCTGCAATAGATGGATGACACCCATACCGATTGGGTTGGATTCGATTGTGTAGTAAATCTGTCGGCACTTCATCTTGTCAAGCAGTATCAGGACTTTGATGATCTTCTTGGCGAAGTCGGTAAGGTTCATGTTATTGTCACGGAACTCACCCACCTGCTCGAATGTCTTCTTGTCGAATATCTGGATAACCGAGTAGTCACCACCGGCACCGATACCCTCTGCCACGTCAATACCCAGCACAAGCTCTCTACGAGCCACCACACCATAGAAGTCGATGTCGTCAATGACCTTGACCGGTTCGATCCATGGAAGCCTCTCAAGGCATGAGGATTGTATCAAGGTACCTTTATCAGATACGAAGGCACACTCAAACTCCTGGGCATACTTGGTAGCGGTCATCTTCTGGAGCATCTTCTTTTTGAATGCCTCAGTTCTGCCTGGTACCTCACCACTGAACACCTGGATAGGAGCAAAACCATTATCACCTCGCTCGGCACCGAACCATAGCTCAGCGAACAATCCTTCGGATGTATTAGGGGTGGATGTGATGATTACTTTCTTACCATCTAGTTCACCACCAGATAATGATGGCAGGATAGAGGTCCAGAACTCTTCAGCGATACGTGGTTCAACGAACGCAAACTCATCCAGGTACAGACCTCCTGTGAGCGTGAACCCACGGAAGGTATCGTCTGTGGTCGTTGCAGATATTACTGTTGAGTGGTTATCGAACTCAACCTGATGCTTATTGTACTCGATTACCGCTGGCTTGATCCATGATGGTAGGAATTCATAAGCATATTTGAATCGTTTAATAAGATCGATGGCATTCTTACCCTTATGTGCTGCCATACCGATTACCTTGTCTTGGAAGAAACACGTCATCCATAGATAGAAGGCAACGATTAGAGTTGACTTGCCAGACTGCCTGGGCTGAAGAAGGATTGAATAGTCATTGGCCACCAGGCTCTTGATGATTTTCTTCTGGTATTTACGGAGTTTGAATAGGGCAGAGCCTTTGTCAGTTTGGATGTAAACGAAGTTCTCTATGAAGTAAATAGGATTCTTAAAGCACTTGACGTACTCAACCTCCTGCCAATCTTCAAGGACATCACTCTCATGGGGCTTCTTAATAGATGCTCTCTTGGTTATGTTGCCTTTTGAGTCAGTACCCCTCGCCTCAATAAGGCGCGGTTTGTTCTTAGTTCTCACACGTTTGGTTGGTTCATCTGCCATGGATTTTTTACCTATCATTTCATAAATACTATTGAAGCGGGTGTATATAATGTCGCCTACGTTAGAAGTGTTTTTCATCCTCCTTTTTGATACTTCACACCCGCTCCTTTTACTACTTCCTTTTACATACCTCAAACTTGTATTTATACATAATAAAAAGCCCCGTATTACCGAGGCTTAAAGTTCTTCTTATTGTCGTTTTTGTTATTCGGATTTCAGAACCTTAATATAGTCTGAAAAAAGAGCCTCATGGACAGTTTTACATACTTTATCAAGCTCTGGCATAACATCTATGATACTAATGGGGATGAAATGCTCACGAAGTAGTACCTTCTGTGAATAAATGAAGAGAAGGTTGTTTACGTTCTTGGCACCTGCTAACTCATCTAAATTTTCTTCGATAAGATCAGCTATCGAACGACGTTTACGAACACCACTGACTGTGATACCTTCCTTATCATCGCCTGACTCGTTCACTGCTTTCTTACGTTTGGTTGGGGATTTCTTAGCACCCTTACCCTTTGCAGTTGGTCTGGTGGCTGTTACATCGATTGGTTGGATAATCTCAATCTCAAGATCGTTAACAGGAGTGAACAGACGTTCATTCTCTACTATAATCTCCAGACGAGAGTTATATTCACCAGGGCCGATCATCTCTTTGAGTACAGGAAGGTTGAAAACTGCTTCTGCATTGACGACAAGTGTTTCGAATGTCAACTGGACACCCTCTTTCTCGATTACATACCGAGCCTTGATGTTTTTGGTTTCAATACCCTTAACATCAACACCAAATTCAATTGTGTTGACTTCTCTGTTGTCTAAAATTAGTCTTTCCGCTGCCATACTCTCACCGTTATTGATTTCAATATCTGCCTGATATGATGATACTTGACAGATATGCCGCTTGTTACTGTATTTATACCCTTCGTAACTTTAATGATTAGGCGTCCAATCTTGTCCTTAGCATCGTAGCTTCTCTTCCAGGTTCTACCCCTATAAGTGACGATGATGTCGAATGTCTTCTGATCCTTTGCAGGGGCAGGACCAGCACCACCACCGGTACCAAATGATATCTTGATTGGGCCTAGAGAGAAGTAACCAATAATCATACCAGAACTAACAAACGAGTTGGCGTATCCCTTACCTATTACTCTACCTCGGGTGACTATACCCTTTGCTATTCGTGGTAGTGCAGCCATTACTGAGGCACACGCTCGAAGATGTCAATGATTGACCTAACACCAGAATCATCATATAGATCGAATATCTTGAATGGAGTGGTACCATCATCTTCATATATGGTCAGGGTCTTATTAATGGGGTTGACAAAGGTACGGTTACGGTCGTACTTTAGAATCTCGGTAACGATAGCCAGGGTTTCGCTGTTTAATGCCTGTTCAAACCCAGTGGTACCGGCAGTCAAATGGTCCAGTTGATCTTCTTCCCACGTCTCAAAGGCAATATCCTCGACATACGATTCATTGAAGGCAACATGGTATTGTTGGTTCTGTGGAATACCGGCTCCAGCAGTAACAATGAACCCATAGTTAGTTCTGTTGTCATAAGTAGTGAATATATACTTGTAAATACCATCACCAACCTCTATCATATCATCAGTGACAATGACGGAATCTGTGGTGGCACTGATTTCCCAAATCTTGATGGTAGGGGATAATCCGGGTGTGGGTACTCCTGTCCTCGTTATATATGCTGTTATGATTTTGGGCATGGGTGGTTCTCCTTGTGATAGTATTTATGAGTGATAAATATACAGACAAAGTTCAATTAAAAAGGTAAACGTTATAATATGTCAATTGTAAATACGAAGAAGTCCTATGATGGTGACATGTCGGACGTAACTAAGGAACCAACCGGGTTCCCAAATCGCACGGATTCAGTAATATCATTCGATGAACTAACAAGAATTTTTACAATTGAACCTGTTGATGTATCATTCGACATATACACGAAGGGTAATCAATATACCATAACAGGTACTTCCCAAGTCACTATCGATGATATAGAAGGTGATTATTTTATATATTTTGATGAGTTAGGAGAATTACAATTTGTAGCTGGATTTGATCCAAGAGTAATATCAGATTGGGTTTATACATCAGTTATACACTGGGATGCAACCAATAAAAAAGCTATAATATTTGGAGAAGAGCGCCATGGTTTGACTATGGATGGAGCAACCCATAGCTATCTACACACCGTTAAAGGATCACAATATATTTCCGGGTTTGCACTCGATAATATTCTACCAGGCGAAGCCGGGGATTTAGATATTCATGCCCAAATTAGTGTCAATAACGGGCAGTTTAGGGATGAAGATATCCTCCATAATATCATCGATGATGCTCCCCAAAATTTGAGCCTACCAGCAACTATTCCAGTTATTTACCGAGACGGCGTTGATGGATATTGGAGAATGAAAACTGCTGATTCATTCCCCATGATTTATTCAGGAACTGCTGGATATGTTGGTGCCAGTGGGAGATTACCATTCAATGAATTTACCGGCACCACATGGCAATTGACCGAAATTGGTAATGGGAAATTTGTTGTAATGCATATTTTAGCAACCAATGATACCAGATGGCCAATAATGGCTATACAGGGGCAAAGTGAATATATAACATCATCTGAGGCTAAGGATGGAGTTGCTTCCGAATTACTAAATTTAGCCGGACTACCATTTCAAGAATTTGTTGCCCTTGGTTCTATTATTTTTACGTCCTCAAACAACATGACAAATACACCACAAGCCGCAGTCATTGCTACAGATGACGGTCAGCCATATTTCGACTGGAGAGAAATTACTTCGTTCGCTGGTGGAGGTGTTGTACAGGATCATGGTTCTTTATCTGGTTTATTAGACGATGATCATCCACATTACCACACTGATGCTAGAGGTGATGCCAAGTATTCACAATTAGGTCACAATCATGTTGTCTCAGAAGTGTTGATAGGGGATTACGTTGGTGGTGGTACTCCATCTATCGATGTTGGCACATTAGGGAACGGTTATATAGATTCTGTTGGACTTATTGGTAATAATGGTTTTGGATTGGTAACACAGAATGGCGCGTTAACTATTGATATAGCCGCAGGTGCAATCAATATTAGAGCCACCGATGATGTCACATTACCGTTAGAGTATCTTGGATTTGCCGCAGTCACGAATTTGGACGTGTCTGTCTTTATCAATGGGCCAGCTTTAGTATATCTTGACTACACCAATGGTGCATCTATTCAAGTATCAGCTACCCATCCAGACCCATCCGAAGTGAGACAAGATATCATTTTGTTGGCTGAAGTTCATTTGGGTGCCACTTCCATCAATGACATACATGACATAAGACAATTTGTAGGCAATCATGTGCAAGAGAATACCATATTACATAAGAACATTTTTGGCACATTAGTTGATGGACAGATCAGCAGTGAAACTGGTGTTAGAAATTTGGTAGTGGAATTTGGAGGATTCTATCGTTGGGGCAATAATATTCAACAACAACAAACATTCGATTCATCGGGTACTGATACTTTCGTATATTGGTATAGAGATGGAGTGGGTGGGTGGACTACTCTCACTTCTGAAACACAGCTCAACAATACCCAATATGATGATGGTACTGGAACATTAAGCAATTTGAATAATAACAGATATAGGAAGGACTGGATTTTTAGGAGTCTGTCTGGACAGGTTAATGTGTTACTGGGACAAGTCCAGCATACATTATTATCTTCGGCAATCGATGAGCCAGTCCCAACATTACCAGATGGGTTAGGTGAGTCTGTACATATATACCTACTATCCACTTATATTATTCAAGAAGGGACAAGTATAGGAATATTCACTGATCTTGCGAATAGGTTCAAAGGGGGTGGTGCTGGGTCAACAACAGATCATGGAACCTTATCTGGATTGTCTGATGATGACCACCTACAATATCACGACGATACGAGAGGGGATGCAAGGTATTTCACCAAAGCAACCTATCAACACGCAGCGTCAGAAGGACAATCATCAACAACAAATACAGTATTCCAACAAAAACTAAGAATGACTACTGGTACATTACCTTCGGGTGATTATAAGATAAGTTGGAATACAGTTGTAACTAGTACGGTTGGGGATACCGCAGAAATGCAAGTCCAAATAGATGATACTATTACAATAAACTTAAGTTCTACATCTGAGACCGATGCTTCATCGATGTCTGGTTTTTATATTGCTACTGGGGTATCAGGTGTTCTCGATATCGACATAGATTACAGGGCAGTATCCGGCACAGCATACATAGAATATGCGAGATTGGAAATTACACGGGTGAACTGATAAGTTATCAGTATGGATACCAGAATTCATCTTTATGTGGTTGTTCGGGACTTCGACTGTCTAATAAATATTTTATAACATAATATCAATTAGTATGGTTTCTAAATCGAAGTCTTCATCACCGATCTCCCACTTATATAATACAGATTCTCCTTTAAAATTACCACGACTGATGAAAAAGTCAGTACAGTGTATAGTGAAGATAATACCATCATGATCAACAATCACCCATTCGAATTCATCATACTCACCCTCAATGTTCATATCAGTCTCTTTGATCATATTCCACAGTACAACACGACGTAGGACTCTTAAGTATTTAAGCTCAACAGGTACCATTGGTGATGATGACACGTATTGCCCCGGTACACATCTCCATTTGGTCTTAATGAGGTTATCATACCGTGCAGGTAAGTCTTTTAGATTGTATTTTTGATATCTCATAGGCTGACACTCATCAGGAAGGCTTCAATATCTACATTATTAGGTATTCCAGCCCGATCATGCTTATCATACCATCGCCATAGGTATTCTTTATCATTATAATGGAGTGCCAGGGCTGGTATTGAAAAACACATATCACCCTGCTTGATTAAAATATATGTCTCATCGTGGTATTCACCCTCAACCATATGATATGCTACCACATTATGACGATTCATCGGGAATGATTTTATAGATTTGAAACGACCATAGTGGTGTAATCCAAAGAAGCCATAACCAGCCATTTTGAATTCTTGAACATGAAATAACAGCTCAGATGCTGGGAATTTGAGAAACTTCATCCAGCGACACCAAGAAACAGGGCTATCACGAACCATCCCTTTACCAACCCCACAACACATATGGCTAATGTGGCTACAAGTGCCACGATAAAAGGGCGTCCACTTTAATCTTCAAGACCTTCTTCATGATATCACTCCTGTATAAATAGATGTATGGTACACTACTATAATGCTCAAGTCAAACGGTACATCTCTCAGTTCCTTAGAATCTTCTCAGGTCTACAAGTTCAAACGGGTGTAGATAGAGATTCATCAGGTGACAACGACTATATCGATGTCCCGGTACATTATGGCTCAATGGACAGGGTGATTGCCAACGTGCTTCATAAGGAGGGTACCTTCGTACCTAATAAAGTCCCTGTCATCTCTGGGTATCTAACAAGCATTGAACTGAACCCAGAGGCAAAGAAGGCAAAAACACACCAAGAACACATCGCCAGGCTGGAGACCGGTAATACCAAGCCATCAATCACTACTAGATTGATGGGTGTGCCATATAAAGCACAGATACAACTCAGTATCTTTGCATCGAACACTGATCAGATGCTTCAGATGCTCGAACAGATTTTACTGATGTTCAATCCTTATCTGAACATTCAGAAGTCAGACAATATCGATGACTGGTCATACCTAACATCTGTCGAACTGATTTCAATGAACAATGAAGAGAACTACCCTGCCGATGTGAACGAACGTTTGCTCGTATGGTCGTTGGACTTCACATTTGACTGCTGGCTCAACTTCCCAGCCAAAGAACAAGAATCTATCATCGAGAATGTGTCGCTTCGAGTGCATGACGATACAATCCAAATCATTGGACTCGAAACTGCTGAAATCTCATCGCTGCCTAGCATGGCGAGTGGTGTGGCAATCAGTACAAGCGGCAGTGCCGATATGGATGTGACATAACATGCCCCAAGTATCAGATATCAATAGAGCGTTATTACCCAAGAAGGTTGACTCCTTCTATGTGTCATTCTTTGGCTTACCAGAGAACACCGCCAACATCCTGGGCAGACAGGTCAAATCACTTGAGCGTCCTACCCTGACGTTCCCACCTGCTGCGATGTACAACAAGGGTAAGAGACAACAAGTAGTCGGTAACCTTGAGTTCGCCGACTTATCAATCGTCTTTGAAGACGATAACAATTCTTTAGTGATACAAGCACTATATTATCAACTGTATCGTCAAGCGGGTCGTTTGCCAGGCCAACCAACCGGCAACGATGCCAAGTTTGAGATCGGATTGAAAGCCTACGGTGCCGGTGACAATGCAATCATAGAAGAGTTCACCATGAAAGCGTGTTGGATCGCCAATATCACACACTCAGAGAACATCTATGCAGACAGCACAGCAAACCTTATCACTGTCACCATAGCATTCGATGATGTTGAGTACAAATTTATAGAGGAATGTCCGTGAGAATAGATGAGTTATTTTTGGTTGAAGCATCAATCGGTCGAGTGATGAAGCATGTACAGGATTCAGAATCCTTTGCTATCATGACATCGTGGAGAGTTGAGAACGACATACAAAAGAACATCTCGGATTTCAAACGTCTTCAGTCAATGATTCGTGCCGAAGGGTTGGGATACATTCACTTGGATGGCCATGGCCAGGAAGAAGATGAGACCGGTCGTGTGGTTGATGTGAAGGAACCATCACTACTGATACCTAACATCTCATTGGCATCTGCGGAACGTCTCATGAAGACATTCAACCAGTTTGGTATCGTATATCGTGGTTCAGAGACTAATGAAAAGGTTAGCCTGATTGAACAGGGCGGCAAGCAAACCAAGCTCGGTAGCTTCCATCCTAATAAGGTTGCTCAATTCTTCAGTAAGATCAAAGGCCGTCCGTTCGTATTCGAATCTCAGGACTGGTAACCTAAATGTAGCCGGGAGTCTCATTAACAATAATAGCAGCTATCTTCTCATACTGTTCGAGCGTGATCTTCGCACTATTCACTCGAAGATCACGATCTATTCTTCCCTTTAGGTACTGACGCCTTATATGCTTTCTGGCGGCTTCTAAATCATCGGTATTACCAAGACGAATCGTGTCAATATTCCAACTGCCCATACCTACACGATAGCCGTCCTTCTTTCTGAACTTCATCCCGGTATCAGTGATAACCTGGGTCTTTGTAACCCGTTCAACCTTTAGTATACGTACACCACCCCCATTGAACTCGAAAATAACCTCATCACCTACTTTAACACCAACCAAACTACTCATATCAATCTCCTACATCGTTACCGCAAGGAATGCGGATTTCCAACTACCCAGCTCTTTGAATGACTTTAGTAGCTCTGACTGGAATGCTACGATGTCATCAGCCTCGGCACCATACTTGTCATTCTTGAATGAGATTGTGTAAAGTCCTGTGTTATCCTTGAAGAAGTAGTTCACGACGCTGAACTCAAACTCACTATACACGTCATTGTCTGATATCAGTATGTCGCCTGGCCGGAGTTCATCACAATAATGTACTTCAGGACTATTCATAATATCTAACACAATACTATTACCTACCATATTTCTTATGAGATATCCATATATCGTTACCACTGATTCAGTATCAACACGATGGAGGTTGATGTCCTTAGTATCCATCATGTTCCCACTGTTTTGTAGTCATATACTTGTTTGCCTTTTGAATGAAGATGTAGATTTGATCTGATGTCTCTGGCTGGTCAATCAGTCGCTCAATATAGTCCCAGAGTGGTATATGATTCCAATTGGTCATGTAGTCTTCGAAGAACGTGTTTCGTTCATTATCATCCTTGAAAGTCATTTTGAATGCAGTCTTGCCCTTTTTGAAATAGAAGCTGTTACCAGCAGTATCAACAACACATTCCATAGTAAAGAATAGCAATTTGTTTTCGGTTGGATCGAAGTCCTCCACCTTGTCATACTTACCATAGAAGTCTTTTAACTTCACCGGATCACCAGTCCACGTTTGCGGCTCACCATATTGATTCACATAGTGATACTCTGGGGCACTAATCTGCCATATCAAAGCATCCTTTTCAATTCTAGTTAGATTCCGTAAATTCATAAATTCTCCTAAAGCATCATGGTTAATACAAATTCTTCAAAGGTAAGATCGATCTTACCACATTCCCAATCACGTAGTATTGCCATGCCATCATCACCACATTGTGGTATTGTCAGACCAACATTATCACATTGTGGTATTGTCAGACCAACATTATCACATCTCTCAAATTCTATATAGAATAGTTGACCCACATCATCAACAACAATACCTTTATTAAACAACAGTGATAGATATACTTTCCTTCTGGCTGCTCTCAGTTCCGTCAGAGTGACTAGTTCACCACCGAATATAACAGAATACTCTCCTAAGCGTTGGTCTCCTAAGCATCGGTCATACCACAGAGTTTTTAAAACCTCCACCGGCAACTCATCATTTTTATTGATACGTCGGGAAATCATAACTCTTTCGCTAGGTACCACGCCGCAAACGATATATCGTCATACATTTGCCACATGTAGATTTCTTCTTCATCAACACTAACCATCACCATTACATCGAGCACCACTATAGAGAGATCATCATCAACTACATACATTTCACTATAATCCATTGCGAAATACACTTCTCGTGCTTTACGATTCTTCATGGCCCGTATGTCTACCGCATTTCCATCACTTTTATAATGTGGTGCAAGTGCAAGGTAGCTCTTACCTATAAGTAATGATTCACTCACTATCTTGAACCGTGGGTTCCTGATATAACCGGTATGGTATGAAAGCATTTTAATCATATGTTTAACGCCTTACTGATATCCTTTGGATTCATTTCACCCCAATCACCATCAAGCCAATCTCTGACCAACCGGTGAACCTGTTTATACTCTGGGTCTTTATAGTACATAACGAATAGAAACTCACCCTTCTCATCTAGTAGATAGAACTTCATCGACCCATGGTAAACTCGTTTGATGTAACCCGTCATACAAAATCGTATGATCTCTCGCGTGAGTGGTACCTGGTGACTGAGGACAGGAAGCCATTCTTCCTCATCCCCGAGCCATATCACACGATACCCAGGAATAACACCTGTGAACTCATTTACTGGTAGAGCATCAACGTACACTACACACCAGCGAACATACGGATCAGGGTTGACCGCATCAGGATAGGTTGATACCCAACCATAGGAGCATCCACTAAAGCATCCCTGATGGCGTCGTATGCAACGTCACGTATATCTCCGGGCAACTTACTCACGTTTTCATACGCGATAACGTACAGTTGCTCGTAATTGTCGGTGTCAACTAGATGCACAAGGGCTTCGAGAGCGGCACGATTAGGTTTGTTCTTCCAGATAACGTTCCACTGCTCAGTAACCTCATCACTGGCTAGGTTGTCCATGACAGGTTTCAAGGCACCACTGCGAGATGCTTGGTCGATACTGTTAATGATCTTCCGCAAATCAGGATAGAAGGTTTCAACGTGGCCTTCAAGGATAGCCAGATCAGTGATCTCGATTTCCTCGGCTTCTATGATGGCAACTACCTTCTCGAATACAGCATCCATGTCCAGGGCGTCGATCTTGGTATGTTGTAACCGGCTCTGGAGTGCTGGGATGATTTTGTGAGGGTGATTGGTGCTGAACATGAAGCGACATGTGCTTGCTGTCTCTTCAATCAACGAGAGAAGGGCAGTTTGGGCATGTGAAGACAGTTTATCGGCTTCTTCGAACACAACCACACGCATATCACCGGATGGATAGGTTCGAGCGAACATATCAATGACATCACGGATGAAGTCAACGTTGGTTTCTTTGCTGCTGGAACAGAACTTCACGTCGAACTTGTTCAACTTCAGTTCATGTATCAATACCTGGATGAGCGATGTCTTGCCGGTACCCTGGATACCTGATAATAAAAGGTTTGGTAGATTACCAGACGATACTATCTGTTCGACGTACTCTCTGATATCGTTGTTTGGGAACACATACTGATCGACCGATATAGGCCGGTACTTCTCGACTAACAACTTATTCATTGTTCTCTCCTTCAATTCCTAGTGCCTTTCTGGCAGTTGCACCATTCATGGCGAGTTGACAATCATCCTTAATAATACACAACCGCATAAGGGGAGGCATATCAATGTCCTTGATGCTCTCAGCGATGCTGGTTTTGGCTTCGAACTCAGCAATGTCAACTAGATCACCATTCTTGTCCATCTGATATACAGTGAGACAAATCATTAATAGTGCTATCACTCCAGTCGCCAAAATCTGCCACAAGGCAACACCACTATCTTTACCAATTATGTCGCTTATTATGCTCATATCATTCTCCTGTTGTTTGTAACCACTTTTTACCTTTATCGGTAAGAGTTACCATGACGGTTACCATAGTAGCTCCCTCATACTTTTCAAATATAGGTGCGAAGACCCCTGGTCGGCAATCATAGGGGGATTCTGATGTGAAATTTATTTCAGTGAATGTCAGATGACCATCTTGCTCTGCAAAATGTAAATAATTCAGATAACATTCTGGTAGGTATGGAACTTGTACTTCTTCTATTTCAACGATGAACATCACGATGGTTGTGCTCTCTTGAAGCAACACCATCTCCTGTAATACATCTTTTAAAGTCATGTTCATCACTATCTCCTAGTCCGCTTACGATACCACGCAATTATACCTTTTGTCAACTTGTTAAACCAATAAATCCCGACTGCAATCAAACCTAAGATCACAATCGGGATTCCACATAGCCCAATGATAATATAACTTTTTTGTGTTTCGCGGTTAGTCATCACATTCTCCAATTCTAAGTGTGATGATACCATTTTAATACATCAAATGCAACTCATAGATTCAGCATACCCATGGCCAGGGTCTCATAACTCACATACCACTCATCGAACTTGGTACTCAGTTCCTCTGGTGATAATCCACCCAACTGATCTTCATTGTGCTGTAGGAATAACAACCACAACACTTGACGCTGTACTATCATCTCAGCATCGAACGCTTCGGCAAGCACATCAGAAAACTTATTAGCGATTTGCCGTCTTACCTCTAGTTCGAGGTCAACAACCGGCATCTGAATCACACGAGCACTCATCACAGTTGCCACAGCCATCTGGTTCTGGTAGCTCGCCAGTAGCAGGATCAGAACCCTGTTCTACCATCGAACCCACAACCGTCATTACAATCGTTCGATAGACACAATGGTCTAATTGAACACCGTCTTTCCGGGCTTGGATGAAATACTTCTCTACAATTTCGGGGTTACTACATGTTCCACCAAGGAACATACCCATAAGCTTCTCGACGCCTTCTTCTGACATCTCAACTGGCAAGTCTGCCAGGTAATCTGGTTTATTAGTCACATTGATCTCCTTTGTTACTTAGCCGGTGTAGCCTTCTTACGGCGACGAGTGGTAGGTTTGTCGGCTGCTTTCGTCATCGAAGCCTCATTTATGGCTTCTTGAATTTCATTGTATGGAACACGACGTACCGACGATGACGCTTCATCATATTCACCAATCGTCGGAAGACGAGCAATCATTTGACCATCATTCAAATACAGGTCGTTACCATCGATGATACGTTCCTGTTCTTCTTCGGTCAGGAAGAATCGTGTTAGATCACTAAACATGTTGGTCATGTGAGTTTTCCACGCTACGGCACTTGAGAGATGTTCATGTCCCTTACCAAATGTGCCCCAGGATGCATTATGGAACATGGTCATACTGTTTCGGCGAATAGCGATAACATCACCGGCCATTAGTATCATAGCACCCATAGAACTTGCGTCACCTTCATTGATGGTGACTACCGTTGCACGACATTCACGCATTGCCGTGATGATCTGAATACCTGTATCTACACGTCCGCCTGGGCAGTTGATATGCATCTTAACAACATCATACTCAGTAACGTTGCGAAGTGTAGTCAGTAGAACGTTGTACCCCTTCGGCTCACCAATACCATCATTGAGATAAACGTCATACTGAGTTGATAGTGCCTTTGCATACATCTCATAAGGCTTAATAGGCTCGTCCCAGAAATAATCTTCGTCATACTGCTTCTTAGGACGTTGGGTGCGTTCTGGCCTGTTTGCTAAATCTTGACTCTCATTCATACACTATTTCCTTTTAGTTGTTGGTTAAAACAATTGGGAACATCCCGTATCATCATGACCGCCTCTTCTGTCACGTATGATATTAAAAATCAGTTCGTCTAGCGATTGACATACAAATTCCAATGCGCTCGATTCTGTTTTAAATCCTTTTACCATCTCACCTCCTATGGTGATTGACCACGATCCGTCGTCCTCTTTAATAGACCAGTAATTTGTTGACATAGTTCCCTCTTAAATGTATGAGGGTAATGACAACGGCGGTGTGTTCAATTCGAGGAACACCCCCTTGTATCCTTTTGTTAGAAAGATATACTCACCCAGGTCTTGTTTCGACATCACTGGATTACCTGTCTGTGGTAAATCTTCGAACAGCCCTGCTCTCGATGCCGGTGTAAACGATGCACGGGCATTGACAGTGTGAGACGCTAGATCATTCGTCTCTTGGGTAATGTTACCTGCCGCTGATACCGTAGAGGCATCGGCTTCGAGCCGTGGTGATTCTGCTGGTGCTGGTGTAGGTAAAATCACTTCTTCAATACCATCATCCCAGTAATCAACAGGCTGTGATTGTATATTAGCTCGCCATCCGCCCATCAAGAAGATCAGATTCTCATGAGGGGCATATTCAGTCACTGGTGTGAAAGTATTTGCCATGGCAATACTACCATATATACCTTCTATCAGGTCTTGCATCGCTGCTTGACGATGAGTATCATCATCCATCCAGGCCACGATTGCATCATTCAATATACTGACGAACGGCTGATAGAACACCTCACCTAGTACAGAGACATCATACAGATACTCTTCCTTGTCGGTGATGCTGGTGTACAATGCAGGGTCAAACACATTGATCCTGGTACTGAAAACGGAATTCACATGAACTCCCATGATTAACCTCCTGCTACTGCGTTACCGGCTGATCCGACTGTTACCGCCGCACCGCCACAATTCACTCCATATCCACCCATACGATGGGTGGCCAGGCTATTAACAACGACACTACCACTACCAGTGATAAGTGTAATGATGTGTCCACACGTTGACACCGCAACATCACCGAACCTGGCTGTTGGTAGGCTGTTCGTAACCACATCACCCGAACCGACTATGATCGTGCCCATAAAATTAACTGGACCCACATGACACCCACACGGGGATGTACTGATCATAACGTCTCCTAATCTTGCTATTCCTGGCATTGCTTAATCCTTATCTAAAATCAATTTCACCATCTTCTCGCTGGTGGTAGTAATATTCATACCCTCAACCTCAACAGGCAACATATGATCACCAAGGCCAATCGCCACGATGTCACCAACCTTACAGTATTCAACATCACTACCAACTGCCAACACTTCGAAGAAGTTGATAGCGTTCTGGTGGTTGTCCTTGACATAGATCAGACTGGACTCTTGTACCTTGTTCAGGTCTGTCCGCTTGACAATGATATCGTCGTGTAGGGGTCGTAGATTCTTAATTTCGAGTAGCATATTCTTTATCCTCCGGGTATAATTCTTTAATTACAGCCTTGGTATGACAACCGGCTGAACAGTACATCTCATCTTCGACATGAGGGTTCTGTGTGTACATCTTACCACAATACTCACATATCTTCAACGGTTCATTCATATTAATCCTTTGGGTATGGTAGTCCAGTAACCTTTTGTTTTTTCTTCAAATTATAAGAGTATATATATTTACCAGGAGTTGTAACCTCTGTCAGCTCACCAGCATCATGTAATGCTCTTAACCGTTTAACAAATGGCTTATATTCGCCTTTATATTTTGTTCTCAATGCTCTTGAGTGATAGCTCCTTCCATCTGGTGTAATGAGAAGGGTATCTTTATTAGTTCTACCCAGGAAGCTCCAGTTGGATGCCTGATAAATGAATCCAACGTGACCATAATATGGATCAGCATAACTGATACACACACTATAGTCAAATCTATTCTTAAGATGCTTCAACATCTTTGATATAAACCAAGACTCAGTATTCTTAGGACAACTATCAAGGGTAACCAATCTACGAAGTTCAATAACATCCTTCTCATGCTCACCATATCGTTTCCATGCTGTGGTTGATAGCTCACCGAACAAAGCAGCACCAACCAAAACATTATCATCGTATAATGCATAACACTGTGTTATTTTACATCCATTAATACTCCTACTATAGTGATTATCTTCTATAAACATTCGAACATCACTAACTGGTACAGGGTCAACTCTCATTCTTTACTGAACTCCCTAAACGGTATATTGAACTTAATAGAATTCACATCATGCACTCTCATGAGGTACAGAATATATGATGCACATGATGATCCTCGGCCTACACCCCATACTACACCAGTCTCATTGAACTTATCAATGACTCTTAGTAATGAGCATAGGAAGTCGATCTTGTCATTCTCATTGTAGAACTCCATTTCCATATCAACACGCTTAACGTGTAAGTCCACCGGGGTATTATCTCGGGGAGTATCCAGTATCGTGAGAAGTCTTTCAATTTCTTCACCCGATGCTTCTTGGACAGTTGGTATGATGGTAGGTTCAGTCAGGTCTGACGTGATGTTAACATCGTATAATGACTCAAACACATCAGCATCTCTACAGGACGGTACCCTGTAATGATCTGGGAGAGAACCATGTTCTAAAATGATTCTAGCAGCATCACCGACCGATATGACAGAGATGCCGTTGTTAAGTAATATTCTTGATTTGGTTGGTAACATAACTTTCATCCAAGATATCAAACTTGTGGGATTCGGTCAAGATCAATGATGATACTCTTCGTTTACCTGTGTCATAAACACCCTTCTTGAAGTATTGAAGTTTAACACCAGGCTTGATGAATGTGAGTGTACAGAACCATAGGACACTGAGTATCAATTTGGAAACTATACTTACACCCTTGGTGTACATATATGTCAGGTGAGGGGCAAACTGAGAACCATATTTCAATAATTCATCGGGGGTAGTAGTACCATATTTCTTGGCTTTATAATCAGTCATCTTCTCAATGGCACGTTGGTCGTTAGCTACCATAACCTTATATACGTCGTTGGGGATGTATTTCTGTATATCACTATGAATGATATCGGTAGGGATTGTGACAGTTTCAATGTGCTCACCGACGAACTCATATATAGTTCCACGACGAAGCAACCGAGCATTCTGGAAGATCAGTTCGGGATCGTCATCGAGCATGACATAATCAGCTTCGATCATCACTTCGGCATCGACCTCTTCCATGGCCTCCTGTATGATGGTTCTGTAATTGTCCGTAAGCTTGCTGAAAGTGTGCTGCACTGCTAGTATCTTCTCTTGAATTTCATCGAACTGTTTGTCATTACTCATTATAAATCCTCTATATAATGTCTGAGAAGGTTAGATTCTTGATCTTACCGTAAATCTCAACACTGGAGATGAGTATAGCACGTTCATCAGAATAAGCAACTGGATAGGCATTCTTTGTGAATGGTAGTTGGAACAAGGATTCATCCTCATGACCAACAACGGTTACCTTCTTCAACAGCCATGAATCTGGTTCCATATCTAAATTGAATGTCAGTACCTCGAACTCTCTACCACAAATATCGTCTGGGGTAATGGTGTCGAGACCGGCATCATAATCACCAATGACCATGAAGAAGTTTGCTGGTACACGAATATCGTGCCCGTCAATCCTCAGAATATAGGTCTCGGTGTGTAGGTTGTACCACGTATCGTACCGACGAAGGAAGAAATCTACCCGGTCGGGAAGATAGAGCCAAAATAAGTGGCTGTATGAGTTGGTAAGATCGTCTATCGGTTTGTAAACCTCATTGATCAATCGCATATAAGTTCCTCCGCATATAAGTTCCTCTTTAATAGTTTGACCCTATTCTACCTCTAAAGTTCCGATGTAGTGATATGGGTATTTCAATTCTTTGTATATCTTGATTCTCTCTTTGTGGTGTTTGCCACCAGAGTAACCAAACGACACTGTGTCGCCCTTGGAGTTAATCTTATACAGGTCAGAGTAAATGTCAATCACTTCAACATAATTCCCTAAACCATCCAGGCGAAGACCACGACCAATAGATTGCACGATCCTCGTATAATTCTTACCAACATCGATCAGTACCAGACTTGTGATCTCATCAATTGAAATCCCTGTACCGGCAGTCCCGAAGGATGCAATCAACATCATATTCGGGTTTGTCTTGAATTCGCTGTACAGCTCTTCTCGTCGCTTCTCTGGCGTTTCGTCAGATATGAAGGGTAGGCCAAGCTCTTCGGCCAACATCACCCCAAACTGCGGGTGACACAGCACCAGACGTGGTTCTGGAGGCAGTGCACTGATAAATCCAGCAATGACCTCTAATCTCTTCAGATTCTTGCTCATGTAGTCAACTTCTACCTCCCATTCCTCGGCTGGTAGGTTGACAACGTGCTTGACAGGGATGAGGTTCACATCCAGGTGAGATACATGGCCTTTGTCCATCATCTGTTTAGGCTTCACCTTGATCAGGATTTCACCGCCCAGGTGACAGAGAATCTTCTCACGCTTCTGTTTGACCTTCGGTACGGTACCGGTGAACCCCAACCGGACGTAGGCATGGTTCAGGTTCTCACTCAGAGTCTCGAACATAGTATCACCCATGATGTGACATTCGTCATAAAGAACGACGCGGACATCTGGGGTGATGTGTTTACGATTACGAATGAGTGTCTGCCAGGTACACACGATGTGCTGCTTATCCCATTCCTTCTTCTTACCAGCAACCTTACCGGCATTCAGACCCATGGCGATGTAGGTGTCATATGTCTGGTTGACAAGCTTGTTACTCGGGACGATTGTGTAACTCTTATCATCGAAGGCAGTCAGTATGGCAGCACAAACAACAGTCTTACCACCACTGGTGCCGATCTCAATGATCCCGACCTTGTTATCGATACCGAGATTAACGGCCTCGACCTGGTAGTCACGTAGAATGATACCATGGACTGATAGGATATTCTCATCGATTGGTAATGTGACTGGCACGTCAGGGCGATGGTCGATCAACTCAACATCATATCCTAGCTCGACAAGCATAGGAATGGCATACTCCAACATGTGAATGAAGGTGGTACCGTCACCACGAATCTGACTCTCTTTACCATCCCAGGCACCAATCTTGAAAGCTGCGGTGTGTCTGGCACCATCCACGGCTCTCTTGGTCTTCTCGATGATGAGGTCCATGTGTTCCGCCTCAACAGTATCCTCAATGAAACAGTTCACTTCATCTAAAACATGTATGGTTACATCCATTATAAAATTGTTTCCTCTGCTCCACGGACTATGAGATCAGTGTAAGCCTTCAGATGCCATTTCATGTCATCTAAGGTGTTTAATGCTCCCCTGGTAAGTTCTATGACTACCTTCATGGTGTTAAGTTCCTTTCTCAGAGCGAGATAGGTAGGATCAGACAGGGCATAGTTGTGAGCCTCTGTATAGGTCATGTCCATGCTTTGGTTGTTTCTAAGTCGTTTGGTGGCGTTCTCCCGAGCCTCTTCAAGCTCATATTCGAACTCGTCTTCTGCCGCTTTGGCGAATGCCCTGTATTTCTCCCACTTAATCCTTAACTCAGAATACCGCTTGATAACATCCTTGATAAGTTTGTCATCGAGGCATAGCTCATCTTCAAGCTCGTTATAGTCATTGATGATATCTTCTTGTAACTCTTCAATTGCTCTACTCATATAAATACCTTTAAATTAAGGTGAGACTAAAATGAAAATAACCGATCTATTTGAATCCGAGTATGATGTTGACTCTATATCCAGCATTGAACTCGATGAGTTACATGAACTGGACTTTCCAGATGATCTACCTGTCTTAGTCATTCAAGACGGCCAGACCCTTTTTAAAGGTGCCTGGGTCGATGTTCTTGATGAACTGGAAGACGAATGGCTGGAAATCTCAGGTCGAATTGACATTGTGGACTCGTCTGGCTCCGTACTTCATTCAGTCACTATTTCCCGATAATTACTATTCAGCCTCATAGTCAACGACTTCGATACCACCGAAGTCGAACAACTGTGTGGCTACTTCTGGGGTGAACCCCTTCGAACCCTGGAACTTGACTTCCTTGCCATCAGAATCGGTGAAAGAATACCATGCCCCTGCACGTTTTATCAGGCCATCATTGACGGCCACTTCTAACAAACCATCATAAGGATCGATCCCGCTATCATGTGGGACAATCATCTCATGCTTCAATCCTTTACCAGGCGAGAATCGAGACTTGGTTATCTCGGCTCTAATCTTGATACCATTGATAACACCACCCTCACGATTCTTCAGGTGAGTCATAAGCAATGAAATAGATGGTAGGAACTGGATGCCCTTACCGCCATTACAAATCCATGCACCTTCACCGTTACGAATGTCTTGGTTCTGATATGCATGGCATGTCATGATCAAGAAGTTATCCCGTTCACCAATCTTGTAGTTCATGTTGGTAACGAAGTTCTTCAACATCTTGGACTTCAGACCCATATCGTTAGCAACCTCACCATCATCAAATGCGTTGGCTTCACGCTCTGTCTGTAGATTCGAAAGAGAATCGATGACATAGCAAATCTTATCTTCCGGGTCGAATGTGGCGAATAGCTCAGACATGGTTTTTCTGATACCATCCTTACCGTCAATTACCCCGATATTGATCAAGGCGAACTTCTCAGGATCGAGATCGACACCGATGCTCTTCAGATAATCCTCATGGATAGCATGTTCTGTATCAATATAGATCACCACGTATCCAGCATCCTGGGCTTCCTTAGCAGCGGCACATGCCAGATATGACTTCCCACTACCACTTGGACCCCAATATAAAACAGTCTTCTTGTTGGGTACACCTTTAACAAAGTCTCCAGTGATCATTTTGTTCAGGGCATAGTTGCCGCTCGATACCCACAGTGTGGGGTTTGATACCTCCATGGAGACGTTTCGTTTTCCTAATATCTTTCTTACATCATCTAATGTTGCCATCTATTTTACCTCTTCAATATACGTGCGTTCGATTGGTGTCTGCACGTAGAGCTTGTCGCCATCCTCATCGGTGGCCCAAAAGTAGTAGTAACCTTTGTCACCTTCGCTAGTAACCTTACCATCTATGACTTTCCAGCTCTTCAGATGGGCATCTTCAGAGTACGTGACCAGGTAATCTTGTCCCGTGTACGTCTCTATGGTACGGCTCATACGATTTAGATTCTCTTCCGGTACCAACCAGTAGATACTTATCACCGCTGCAAGCAAAGCAACAGCCGCTAATTTCAATTTTGTTTTGAGTAACATGTAACCTCCTAGAATATTAATCCGATCAGCACAAAGGCCGATACTATTACGACAACACAAGGCCAACAAAGTTTACATTGGCCGTCCATATATCCTAACACTTGACATAGTGACTTCGGTAACATATCAATTATCTCCCTGTTGTATTTGGTCAATGATGAACATTCCCAACAATACAAATGGTGCTGCAATCAAAAGTTCTGTCATTTCGTGCTCCTATAAATAAAGGAAAGTAAGGAGGATTTACAATGTTAAACATAAACCATTTACGTTCGGTGATAAAACGAGTCCTAAAGGCGATGGGCGAATATACACCAGAAGGCGAATTACTCATTCTTGGCACCTTTGCCATGGAATCTAAACTGTCAGACCTCCATAGTGGAGGAAAGTTCGGTGACTTGAACTACAAATATGGTCTAATGGCCATGGATGCCAAGAAACTGGACTGGATTTTGACGGAGTGGCTACCATATAGCCGACAATATATTGATAAGCTTGAGCTTGCTGTTGGGCTTTACCTGACCGATCTTGAGCCAAACGACATCAGACACCTGGCAGATGAACATATCGGCTTCATGGTTGCTCTGACTCACTCCTGGTACCGTACTCATTATGAAGACGTGCCAGAAATGGACTACCTTGAAATAGCCAAGTGTTATAAGTCAGAATGGGACACCGAGTTTGGCACCCGTACTGTGGATGAGTTCGTATCTGTACTAAAGAGTGTCGTCTGAGTATAAATACAAGCATTAACTACGGAGATACAGAATGCCTAGTCAACTAGCTAGAAACACAAAGTTTTACGATACTGCTGACGATAGCACAACAATACAGTTACCAGACACACATACTCTAATGGTGGAGGCCATTAGTGGTCCTGTTACCGTTGAGATCAGTATGAATACTCATATTGAACTCAGAGATACACCTGGTACATGTGATTGGTATGCTTGGCAAATTGTGCCTGCCGGTGCCGCCAATATATTGTTTTTAATCAGTGAATATGGTCCAAATGCAATCAGGATCGTTGGTGGTGGTAACACATTTAAAACATGGGTGAAAGGATAATGAGTAATTTAGCAAACGGTACCCGGTACTACGATGATGGTACATACACAAGTGAAGACCCCATTCATCTACCAGATACGACTACGATCTTGGTAGAAGCAGGAACAGCCGCCGTGGAGATATACCTTAGCATGAACACACCAGAAGAGATTGATGGTGTATTTGTGGAGAGTTGGTATCTTTACAAGACTGTCGCACTGGGCACATTCAATTTCGAAGCAATCGAATATGGTGCTAATGCCATGAAGTTGAAGTTCACCGGTACCATGAAAGCATGGGTTAAAGGTTAATGGGTAATCCATTGGATGATGTCTTCAATATGGATTCAGAAGACGATCCATTCAAGGACGACCATAAAGAGGTAGTGATTCCAGAAAACCCAGAGCTGGACGACATTGTTCGTCTGGCCCTTGATACTTATAAGGAACAGATGGATGATGTACAACATCTTGAACCAAAGTTCAGAGCACGTAACCTGGAAGTATCACAACAGTTTTTGAAGCTTGCCCTGGATTCGCTTGTCAAGAAGAAAGAGATGGCCCAGGCCGACCGTAAAATCGATATCGATGAGAAGGTCAAGTTGGACAAAATCGCCACAAAGGGTGACGATACACCCGGCGACGGAACTACACAGAAGACCAGGAAACAGCTAATGGAAGACTTAAACAGTGAAGGTTAGTGATCTGATCAACTACGATAAGCAACTAATGGAAGCGTTCATTGGTAGCCAGGCTGCTCAGAACTTTGTAAATCGTATGAAGTCACGAAGCTCTATTGTAGGGCGTAGAGGCCAAGTAATGATGGTTGCCAAGGAAAGAGAATTGTTATCGATGGTTGCTAAGATCGAAGCAAAGGTACATGAACTCATTGACGAGTGGCAATCATCCGGTGAGGCAAATGTTAGTTCAGATACAGCGGAACTGTTACACTCTCGGTCACGACTGATAGCGTTCATGCTACTAAATGACATGGTAGAGAAAATAGGTGGAAGAATATGATAATTGATGATTTATTTGAAGTGGCTGCTGTCGGTATGACATCGGTACAGTCCATTGGTAAGATTGAATACACCGCTGCACCTAACCAGATCAAACTGTTTAGACGCGACGAAGCTGACAAGCCATGTTGTGTCGCTTCTATAAAGAGAATCACCGGTAAAGGATGGCATGTTGTCCCAACCATGGCATGGGCACAATTCAAGATGCCACATTTCGGCCAAGTCTTTGGTGCTAATACATCCATCAAAGGGATGAAGACTCATAGTAACAAGATTGAAGACATCATGAAGTCATTCGGTATTCGTTACGACTCAATTCAACAAATGGGGTAACCCTCCAGGCCACCCCACCCCACCCCATAGCCCCACCCTATAACCTTTCAGCCGCCTGATTGATATTTAAAGTCTCCAAATGCTTCTTGGCATTCTCTTTATGCATAAACGTGTGAACGATCACCCATTCGTTCGGGCGTTCAAAATGTTTCTCTTTATATTTTTTAATATACCACACACGACCACATATCATTGTGACTTGCCCCTCATCTATAGTTTCCACATTTCTACAATAATACATAAACTTACCAGGAAAGACTCTATGCTCGCCGTTACGACCACCAGTTCTTATATAAAATCCGCTCATTACACAGGCTCACCCATATCAATAGGATCACGCATACCCAGGAATACGGGGTGACGTGGTTTCTCCTTGACACCATAGTCGAAGTACTTGTACTTGACAAGCTGACCGGTCAATGAATCACGGTTCTCCCACATATGAATCCTGGTGGCCTCATCAAAGCCGGTACCAATCTTGAAGTCGATACCCGTCTCAACATCACGGCAGAGAAGGGCACCCAGAAGCTCATCAGCGACCTTGTTGTCCTTGTGGCTGCTCCGCACCGTATGACCAAGTGCATCCGTAGTAGCCTCGTTTAGATTCCGCATGAGTGGTTCAAAACCCTCGATCACAGCCTCAGAGTCAGAGAAGTTCTTCATCTTCAACAGAATACCCTCATTGGTGGTGCTACGACCGTTCTTATAAGGGCCGGTAGGATCACGCAACATGATACCTTCATAACCCTGCTCGATAAACTCGTTGGCCTTGGTGCGTAGCTCTTCAGCGTTGTGCACCATAACATGGGGTACGAAGTGTATATCCATGACGAAACCTGCCGCCTTTTCAACATTTTCAATATCAACATTCATCATAGCGGCTATCTGATCTTTAGCGAACTGTAGACGCTCATCGAAGGGACGGTCATCGCCATCCTTGAATACGTGATCAAATACATAGAATGATACTTGGTTCTGGGTGTCGTGTGACATCACAGCACTGTTAGTCTTCCGGTAGCAGTCTGGTGCACATGGGCTTCCCATAATCAACTCACCATCAAGACCTTCCAGAATATCACCGTACATCGCTTGTACCAGCTTATTAGGAATAGGTTTCAGGGTACGACTGACCAATTGACTTTCTCGTGCAATACATCGTATGCCGTCCAACTTTGGCGACACCAACTTCGGATAATCTAGTTTGTCTAAATCTGCCGGTACCTTCCCACTCAACATGGGCTTCCACTTTTTATCGCTCATATATTAATCACCTTCTTATAATCTTCGGCTTCCTTCTTGTTAGAGAAGTGCCCTAATGTCGTCCAAGCCAACACCCAGACTTGAACCTCAGCTATACTATTCCTATTGACAATCCTTTGGATCATTTGTTCAACTTCATAAACCTTACCAATTACTTTTTTAGCTTCTTTTCTCCATACGGGGGAGTATATCTCGTCCAGAAACCAAAGGTGCCAGTTATACGTACTCTACCGAGCTGGTCGATTGATGGCGGTGGTGGCGGTGGTGTTAAACCCACTTTAATACTCCTTAATGGTAAATGTTGTTGTGAAAGAATTAGTGTCATAATTTTAATGCCTTCATATACACATCAGCATCCTTACGGCTATGAAACTCACCGAGAGTTACCCAGTCATAAAAGGGAGATTTAATCCTAATAGTTTTACCAACTGATTCCTCCCAGTCACATCGTACCTCGTCAACATAATATGTCCACCCGAATAACTTGATCCTTTTCTTACCATCAATGTCAGTATATCGGCGGTATATATATAAAGATCACTACGCTCGATACGAAGGTTCCCAACCTCACTAGCCATTGGGAATCGAATTTGTGGTGGAAATGCTGGGTCAAAGTACTCATCCATATCACACATGCTATCATTTAAGATATCCGAAGTCAATAAATAGATGTATGGCAACTTTCAAACAGAATCGTATTGGTCAATATGGCCCAAAGGACAGGGACTTACAGAAGCGTATGTCCTTCGAGCGGCTATCGCTGACCGCCAAGAGTGCTTACTATTACCTCTATAAGGGTGTGAAGACCAACCCATCTCCAGATGTCACCGACATTCAAGACCCTATCTTCCTTGAGAATCGTGACAGAGAATACGATTTAGAAGCTATCGAAGTTAACATCTGGTATGAAACACTCCCAGTATCAGCCTTCGACCTTAGCCGGATCGGGATCATCAATCCTGTCGGCAACACCCAAGAATTCAGAATGCATACCCTGACCATGGAGAGTGACGGACTGGGCCGTTATCCACTCGCCGGGGATATCATCGAAGTACCATTCTTAGAACAAGATGATCGTAGGGCATTCTTTGAAGTGACCGACGTTGACCGTAAACAGGAGTTCGAGAACTTCATTATAATCCTCACCACGGTACCTGTGGAACATTCTCAGGAGACTTCTGATCTTCATGGTGAAGATGGATGGGATAGCAACGAAAGCGTTCTGGAAGACCTTATGGACGATATTGATCAATACCAGAAGGATGAGTTTGAAGAGACCGGCCTGGACGATACCGGACTTGACGGCGTGGAACAAACACGTAATACTTATGATCCAAGACCAGACATCGCTGAGGACTTCCTCGACGATCCTAATAAGAAGATATTCTAATGAAAGTTATTGATTTATTTGAAGGTTCAGGACTGACACTCATGGGTGTTCGGTTCTCAAAGACTCCTGGCAGAACAGTAGCTAAGGCATCTGGCCATGGCGGTGGTATCTCTGGTGCCGAACGTAAGCGTAAGCGTGATTATCCTGAAACCTATATCGATGATAGGGTTTACTTCTATGACCAGGTCACATTCAAACAAAAAGAACCTGGACTCGGTATTCACCAACAGGAAGCAACACTCACCAAAATCTACGATATGACTCGTGACCCGGATGGTCTTAAGAAGATAGCCAAGGCTCGGGCACTTGAAATGGAAGGTGTAGCGGCTCCCGCTCTCATGATGAATATATTCGAACAGCTAGTGGTAGAGAAGCGGTATAATGGCTATACCAGTGGTGGTATCATAATCGTATTCCACGATGTCCGTGTCACCCCTATAGGTTCTTAGAAGCAATCATCACATCTAACCACTGCTGAAACCCCTGCATACTATCGCCAGGGTTCTCTTCCTTATACCGGTCACGTAGAATCTCAATTAGAATACCCTTCTCTTTGAGTCGCCGGGCGGTACTCTCAACATGTCGAATATGTGTTTCATGCTTGATCTCTATCTCTATACCAGCCAACACCAATTCTCGTTCGAGTCTCTTAATCGTTAACTTCTCAACACAAATCCATACTGACAGTGCACAACATGATAACAAGGTACCAATAATTATACTTACCCCTCCATCAAACATATTCGCTCCTGTATAAATACTAGCATGACTGAAACAGACTTTTTTGATGAACTCCAGGCCAGACTAGGTGGAAACCTGATCGACGTAGAACTCACTTACCCTGATTTCAGGGTAGCGTTCAATCTTGCTACTCTCACCTACCGTACAAAGGGCAATGATAATCTGAAGAATACCTTCTATGCCATTTCGGTGGATAGTTCATCTCAAACCTATACATTACCAACCGAGATCGACGAGATCATTGAAGTCGTCGATGCTGCTGAAGGTAACCTATTATCATCAGGTACCTCTGCTGATCCGTTCGCCCTGGCATTCATCCAGAGCACATTCAGTGGGCTAGGTATTGGTGGTGTATCACTCGTCAACCTAGAACTGTATCATCAACAGCTTGAAACTGTTGGTAACTACACTGTTAGTGACCAACCATTCATATTTGACCGTGTTAATCATCAGGTCACGTTCCTGAAACACATCGGCTCTGCTCAAAACTGGTTACTCGAAGTCTACAGCCGCATGACCGACGAAGAGTACCGTGATGTTCTGTGGATCAAAGAGTTTGCCCTGGCCGAAGCCAAGATCATGCTCGGACGTGCTTATCAGAAGTATGCTACTCTCACCACACCATCTGGTGAAACCAACCTCAATGGTGAACAGCTTATTGCTGACGGTAAAGAAGATAAAGATCGTCTCCTAGAAGACATCAAGAACTTCACCGACACCGAAGACGCTATTGGTGGAATCATCTTCCTGGGCTAAAGCCCCATAAGACACATGTTCAACGACATAGATGCCAGCTCTAATAGCGGGGAATCTTCGTGGTTGTCCTCTAACAAGTGAAATAGATTCATTTCAAAGTCCCAGTCACACCCCCTAATGTCTGGATGATCGTCATCATCATTGGTGGCGTGCCAGAAGAACTTCTCGTAATTTAAAAAGTAATAATATCCATCATATTTTATAAAGTACCCACCATCCTGGCTCATATCGGTATCGATATTGAGCCAATACATAACATTCTCAACCAGATCGGCATCGGTAATCCTATCATGCATCTCATCACTGGTGTATCTTTCAAACTCACCGGCCTTGCTACGATACTCACTCATCATAAAAACGACCCCATATGCTGGGACATCGATATACTTCTCGAACAGAGAACTGATCTCGAAGCTAGACATACTCGTCCACGCCAGTGAAGTCAACCTCACCACTGGCTAATGACTCTGCAATGACAAGTGCTCTTGTCATCACCGGCCAGGCTGCTGTAGGTATATCACCAGTCGCATAAACGTTGATGGTGGCATGTTGATCATCACCAATACCCTTCTTCCTGGCCACATCTATGTTGAAGGATCGTGGACTACCGTTCACACCAATGAATGATACTATAATCCGGTACTCAACATAATCCTTATAGTCTTCTTTCTTTACTGCAATAGCCATACTGCCTCCTAAAAGTCAATCATTATTTTGGCTAACTTGGATTTGCCATGCCAGTCTTCTGCAACTTCCTTAGCCTCTTTGAGACCCATACCATATTCACCACGAATTGCTTTGATCAGTGGTACCTTCCAAGATTCACCACCAGGCACCTCGTACTGCTTAAAAACAGAATCGATCAAGCCAACTGTCATACCATGTACTAGTTTCTTACTGGCATCCATTTCAGTCATATTCTTAAGACACTCGATAATAGCGGAAAGACGATTAAGATCGAGGGATGTCACATCCTTAATAACAACTTCCTCATTAACGATGATATCGAACACATCATCGTCCTTCTCTACAAATCCAAATTTCTTCACATTAATCTCCTAGTAATATGGTATTCTATAGACAATTCTATTCGATGTCAAGTTTCTGTTTGGCACACTCAAGTTCTTGTGGTGTCATCTGTATTTCAAGTGCTGCCAACTGCTCACGGATTTTAATCCCACGGTGTATGTGGCGTTGCAGCTGCTCGGCAACCACCAGACATTTATACGTCTGCACATACCGCATAACCTTTTCTTGATCTACTTTATCCATTACAATTCCCTCGGTGGTTTGTTGCAGGGCTTACAAGGCGGCATCGGTGGTGCCTTTGGTCTTGGTGGAATTGCAAGGTGTTTCGCCCGTAGATATTTCAACAATCCACTCAACAAGCCTGGGTCATCGCTAGTAAGACACTGCCCACAAATATGTGTATACAATGCAATAATATTAGTGCCACTTGAACCGGGATATCGGTTGACCTTATCATCAACATGGAATTGATACATCATTTCACGTCGGACTTCCATCTCACAACATTGACATTTGTGCCAAAATAACAAAGGCCAAATCTTCCTAACACCTGTTGCGGGTTTCATTGTTGGATCACGCTTCATACGATTGCTCCTGATATAATGATGATGCTGCTTAATGACCAAGCGACTATCGCTGAGTATACACCAACTGATAGAATCATACCATACATTAACCACTTCTCGGCTCTGGAACCACCATCGCTGTGATGTTTATGAACAAGTCCCACTGACGCCGCTACCATAGCAAATCCTGGTACCTTCGCTATTAACAATCCAATAATAGTACCACATGCCTCGACGATTGGTATCAGTAATGGGTTAATCTCCATGCCGCCTGTCGAGATGATATAGTTGGTCAGAAACACATCACCGATGCTAAGAAGCAACACAATGATGATCATCTTGTATATGA